GAGATCATGGCGGCGCACTGGACCCTGCCGCTGTGTCGTCGGCGCGCCCGCGAGGCGCGGCGCTGTCACCCGACGCGGGTGCGCGTCGAGGACTTGGCGACGGGGCGCTCGATCGTGGTCCCGATCCTGGATCGCGGTCCGCACCCGCGCCTGCATCGCATGATCGACCTATCGATCGGCGCTGCCCGCCAGTTGGGGATCACCCAACGCGGCGTCGTCCGCGCCAGGATGACGGTCCTTCCCTGAGACCTGCGGCCGATCCGCAGCATGACGCCCTGCCGCGACGGGGCTTCTCCCACGCCACTTAAGGAGATCTCCGATGGCCACGTCATCCGACGCGGGTGCCTTCGCACGCCTGCGCGCCGCCGGATTCAAGGGCGCCGCGACCCCTCTCGCCGACATCGACCTGCCCCGTATCGGCGCGATGGTCGGCGTGGGCGAGGACGAACTCCACGCGATCATCGACGTCGAGTCCTCGGGCTCCGGCTTCGACAGGCTCGGCCGGCCGAAGATGCTCTTCGAACCGCACGTGTTCTGGCGTCATCTCGGGCCTGGCGCGAAACGCGACCGCGCCGCCTCGCTCGGGATCGCCTACGCGAAGTGGAAGCCCGGCAACTATCCGTCGGACAGCTATCCGCGTCTCGCGCAGGCCTGCGACATCGACGTCGAGGCCGCCCTCAAATCGGCGAGCTGGGGGCTGACCCAGATCCTCGGCGAGAACCATGTGGATCTGGGATACCTCACCGCGGCCGACATGGTCGTGGCCTTCGCCGGCAGCGAGGCGTCCCACCTCGCCGGCACCGTGGCGCTCATTAAGTCGAAGGGCCTCGCCGGCAAGCTGAAGGCCCACGACTGGGCCGCGGTCGCGCGGGGCTGGAACGGCCCAGGCTACGCCGCCAACCGCTATGACGACAAGCTCGCAGCCCGGTTCGCGCACTGGAAGGCGATCCCGGACACCCCGTGGACGCCCGACGCGCCGGGGAAGGCGACTTCCACCGCCGTTCCGGCGCCCGCCAAGCCGGCGGTCGCGCCGGCACCTGCCCCGGCCGTTGCGGCGGTGCCGGGGTTCTGGGCCCGCCTGCACGCCGCGCTTTCCCGAAAGGCCGCCTGACATGGCGTTCGGATCCCGCATCCACGATGCCGTCCACGGGCTCCACGCCCGCATCCGCAGCCGGGTGATGACCTGGGCGATCTACCTGACCGCCTTCATCTTCGCGCTGCCGGACATGCTCGACGCCCTCGCCGGTGTCGACGTGACCTCCCTCCTCCCGGCGTGGCTGCCGGGCGAGAAGTTCTCCGCTGCCCTGGCGCTCGCCCGCATCTTCGTCGGGATCTATGTGCGTCAGCTGCCGCGGCGCCGGGATGAGGAGGCGCGCTGATGCTCGCGCTTCTCGGCAGTTTCCTCGTCAAGCTGCTCGGCTCCGGCATCGTTGCGCCGGTCTTGGAGTACTTCAAGCAGAAGTCCGCGGACGGCGTGGTCGCCAACGGGCAGAACGTCGCCGGCGACGTCACGGTCGCTCAGGCGCAGCTCACCGCCTACGTCGAGGAACGCAAGCTGATCGCGCAGGAGCGCGCCGCGCAGCACCTCTCGCCGTGGACGGCCTGGATGATCCCGACGGCGTTCGGGCTCTGCATGATCCACTTCGGCGCGATCGTCCTCGACTCGACCTTCCTGTTTCACTGGCAGGTCGCGAAGCTGCCGCCACCCTACGACCAGATGGAATGGTCGATCGTCATGGCCGTGATCGGCGTCGCCGGCATCGCGCCGACCGTCCGGCGCGTCTTCGGCAAATGATGCGATGACCGCCGCCATCGCCGGGGCGCCCGCATTGGTGGTGCCGGCGCCGGCCCCCCTCCCGAACGAAGCCGCCCAGGGCGTAATCCCTCCAGGCGGCGACCCCAAGGCCGGAGATGCCATGCTCCGGTCGCTCCTGCTGCTTGACCCCGCGATCGCCCGCTGGTCTCGCCAACGAAAGCGCCGCGAGATGCTCAAGCGCCTCTGGTCCGGTATCGCCAACCACTTCCGCCTCCGCGCAACGGAGTGGTTCGGCTGCGCCGTCCTGCTCCAGCTCGGGAAGACCCTCTACTTCCCGCCTCCGGCGTTCCCGCATTCCGAGTCGTGGGACGTCATGGCGGCGATGATGTCGGAGGAGTCCTGGGGGCTGATCTTCCTGGCGATCGGCGCGCTTCGCTTGGCGGCGCTCACGGTCAACGGGACGTTCAAGGGCTTCCGCTTCTCCCCGCACATCCGCTGCGCGACCGCCTTCCTGGCTGCTGGCCTGTGGCTGCAGGTCGTGCTCTCCATGCTCGAGGCCGCCCCGAACGGGACCGGATATGTCGTCTACCGGCTGATCCTGCTCCTCGAGCTCTACAACGTCTGGCGCAGCGCCGCCGACGCCGGGCACGTCGCGAAGGGATCCGCGCGATGATCGACCCCGAGGCGGTAATCCCGCTCCTGCCCGAATGGGCGAAGGCAGCCGCCGCCCTGGCTCTGTTCGCGGTCAGCACCGGGCTGACCGCGCTCGGCGTCTGGCAGGGCAAGCGGAAGCGGGACCGTGAAGAGAAGAAGGACGACGATGATCGAGAGGGGCACGACCTGATCGGCCCGGGGCCGGCGAAGGACCTCGTGACCGCCTTCGGCTCGATGGCCGGCTCCCTCTCCCGGATCGTGGAGTTGCTCGAGGAGGCTGCCGAGACCCGGAAGATGGACGAGCGCATCCGCCTGATGCGCGCCGACGTCCAGTCCGCCCCCCGGTAGCGGGGGACCGCCGCGAGCCGGCCTCCGGAGCCCTAGGGCGGCCGCCCAGCGTTCGGGCGGCCGATCCCACTTCCAGTCCGCGCGACGCGCCCCCAGGCCCGCGCCATAGAGCGAGATCCCCATGCACGTTGCCCGCAAGGCGGTCGCTGGCCTCGATGAGGCGCGCCGCGAGGTCGAGACCGTCACCCAGTGCATCCGGGAGGGGCGCCCAGGCCGGCCCGTGCCGGGCGACACCGCCAATCCCGGCGCCGTGCGCGTGGCGGCCGGGCGCCTGGGTGTCGACCGCCGCTCGCTCGCCGACCGGATCGGCACTCCGGATCGGCCCGGCTCGCACTTCCGTCGCTTCGGCCTCCAGCCCGACTGGGCGGCCGGAGAGAAGATCGCAGCCGAGCGCGGCGAGGCTGGCTTCGAGCCGGTGCTCGCCGGCTTCGCGGTCAAGCGCACGACCACGCGCTTCGACAAGGGCGGGGGCGTCTCGGCCCAGTACGTGACCCAGACCAAAGCACCGGGCCCGAAGGGCGAGATCCCGGCGGGTCACGTCGTGAAGGGTGTCAGCCAGCTGCGGGACGCGGAGGGCCGCGTCGCATTCGAGTGGGTGAAAACTCGTGAGGGCCGCGACCCGCTCGATCTCATTGAGACGATCAAGTCCGCGTTCGAGGGCTACGAAACCCAGCACGAGCCGATCGCGGCGCCGGCTGCGGCCTCGGCCGACCTGCTCACCCTGCTCCCGCTCGCCGACTGGCATATTGGAGCCCATTCCTGGGGCCGGGAGACCGGGAACGACTGGGATCTGCGCATCGCGGAGGAAGTCATCGGCCGGGCCGTGGAGAACGTCATCGAGCGCTCCCCGGCTTCCGGGTTCGGCGTCGTGCTAGGCGGCGGTGACCTGATGCACGCCGACAACCAGGATAACCGGACGGCCAAGAGCGGCAACCAGCTCGACGTCGATGGTCGCTACGACAAGGTGTTCGAGGTCGCCGCCCGCATGACAGTTCGAACCGTCGACGCCATGCTTCGACGGCACGACCGCGTTCTCGTCCGCATCCTCAAGGGAAACCACGACCACCACTGCTCGGTCGCCATCGCCCACCACCTGAAGGCCTGGTACCGGAACGAGCCCCGCGTCGAAGTCGACATCGACCCTGGCATGTTCTGGTATCACCGCTTCGGCAAGGTCATGCTGGCCGCGACCCACGGTCACGAGACCAAGCTCCAAGATCTGCCGGGCGTCATGGCGGCGCGGCGCGCGGAGGATTGGGGCCTCACCCGATACCGCTACGCACACGGCTTCCACATCCATCATAAGAAGCTGCTCGGGTTCGAGGCCGGGTCGGTCGTGGCGGAGAGTCATCAAGCGCCGGTTGCCCAAGACGCATGGCATCACGGGGCGGGCTTCCTGTCCGGCCGCTCCCTGCAGACCATCACCTACCATCGCTCGTTCGGTGAGGTCTCTCGCGCTCGCGAGGCCATCCTGGACGGCGAGGTGTCTCAGGGAGGGCTGGCCGCGTGAGCGTGAAGGTCGATAACCCGAAGCGGGCGCACGGGCTGAAAAAGCTCCCTATGGAGCTGATCCCGATCACCGCCCTCGTCCAGGAGGCAGCCGTCTATGGCCTCGGCGCCGATTGCCCGGCCAAGGCCTACGGACGCTATAACTGGCGGGCCACGCCGATCGACTCGGACACCTATAACGGGGCGATCGGCCGCCACCTGACGCTCTGGCTCGCCGGCGAGGACATCGATCCGGAGAGCGGGGTCAGCCACCTCGCCCACATCCGGGCCTGCTGCGGGATCCTGATCGACGCGATCGACGCAGGGACTTTCATCGATACTCGACGGAAGTCTCCCGAGACCGTCCGGATCCTGCGCGGGTACGACGCTGCGTCGGTTCCCGTCGTGAATTAGCCCCTCGCTTGATCGGTTTTGCCGCGACGGCCACCACGTTCTCCGTCGCGTCCTGGGGGATGAGCCTGACCTCCAGACGCGCACCGGTTGCGGCCGCGAACTTCTCGAGGGAGACGGTCGAGGGGCGCTCCCCGCCCCTCTCCCATCGAGACACCCTGGCTTGGGACGTGCCCATGACCCTGGCCACGTCGCCCTGTGAGAGCCCGGACCGGGCGCGCGCCTCCGCCATCGCGAAAGCGATCTCCATGGCCGGGCCGGACTCCTCATAGGCCTTTGCGTATTCGGGGTTCTCCATGCGTCGGGCGTGAACCGCGCTTGCGCGAATGGTCATTTGTAATCACCTAGAACAGAGAACGGGATAATCACTTGAGAGTTTTCGAACGCTCCTCGGCCAGTTCGATCCAGCTGTTGGGCGTCTTCTGACGTTTCTTGATCCTGCACAGAACGATGACGACACGCTTGCCCGTGACCGTGACGTAGAAGGCCCGCCCCTCGACGCCTTCTGCGTCGGGGCGCAACTCCCAGATCTTGCCGCGGATGTGCTTGGCGTGCTCCGCCGTCAGGCTCGGCAGCCCCTGCGACTCGATCCGTTCGATGATCCGCTGCAGGTTGGCCTGCAGCTTGACCGGCCACTCCTCCGACTCGGCGAGCACGTCCTCACTCAGATATTCCACGGTCCAGCTGGCCGGCTCCGCGGCCGGCGCCTCCGCCTCCTTCTTGCCCCTGCTCGCCATCTTCGCGTCCCATATTATGCCGTTTTCGATATAGCGCAAGACGCGGGGAGAGGCACTGTGGTTCGATACCCAGGAACCGCGCGCGTCGCCGCACGTTCAGCGGGCTCAAAACCGGCGAGTCCTGCGGGGCTTGGCGCCGGGTTGCGGACCCTCTCGGATGAGAAATCGGGCCCGACGCGTTCACGCGTTCACGCCTGCACTCGTGGTCGCTTCAACACCGCCCCGTCAGCCCGCTGTGGGCTGGCGGGGCGGTTTTTGCGTTTCGGTCCTGCGTCGCGGCCATTCCAGCGTCGGTAACGCATACCCTTGTGACAAGGCCGCCTTGGGGCGACCCACTCACCGTCGGCTCAGGCTTGACGCAAAGTACCGATTGACACAGACAGCGACTTCGCCGTCTGAAAACGACCAGATCGGCGGTCTGACTGCCAGATAACGCGATCTTGATGGCCTCTTGATAAATTAACGTTGAATTAGCTCGCGCATAGATCAACAAAATAGCGCGCCAGATGAATTTGACGCCGTTACCATAGGGCAGAGTATCCGCAATCCACGGACGCGTTCATGAAAATTGCATACTACTTCGAGCCGATCGAAGGCATGTCGGGGCATGACGATATCCCGTCCTTGATCGAGGCCCACACGCGTTCATTCCAGAGACATGGTTGGGAAGTCGTCGCTCTGGATGAGAGCGTATCTCGACAGCACCCGTTATTCTCGGAATTCGACGACGCAAATTCCGTTTTTGCTCAATCACGCAATGGATGGCCATACACCAGAGCCTGCTACATGCGATGGCTGGCCTATGCTTCGGCCGGCCATTATTTCGCGGACTTCGACATCATGAACTATGGCTTCGTTGCGGAGGACGCGGAGGCGCTGCGCGCGGAAGCCGGTGGTCCGAAGCTTCTGTCCGGCGCGGGAGCGGCGGGCTTGTTCAAGGGTGATGAGTACGACTCCATCCTCGACGCGTTCCTATCCTACAAGAAGAACCCTTTCATTGAAGGCGCGCTCAAGGAAGACGTCAATGACATGACGATCCTCATACAGTGCCGCCCAGATATATTTTCGTCTATATGGAATGACGATGTGCGGATTGCCAGGGATTATAGTTGCCCAGGCTGGGACGTCGCCAAGCTGGTGCATTATCCATTCCACTACGTGAAGCCGCCTCGGATCAAGACAGTCATGGAGGATCGCCGTCTCGGCGACCTCTAGCGCCGGTCTTCCAGCGCGGCCACGCCGCGCAGATACCGCTTCTGGACTCGAGCGGGTGCCGGGGCGACCTGCTCGTTACGCATGCGAGCGCTCTAGGCGCGGCGGTGGCGCCGTCGTCCGGCGATCGGATCGGCGCGGTATCGCCGGTCCCGGTTGTGGAATTGGGTGACGGCCACCGCCGCCTCGGCGCCGATCGGCCGACGCACCGCATCAGAGACCGTGAGCACGATCTCCTCGAGCAGCGCGCGTGCCTCGGCCCCGAAGTGGAGCGACAGGAACTGGCCGAAGGTCTCGCGGTGCGGCTCGGCCGAGAGTTCGCACAGAGCGGCCATAGCCGCATCGATGCGGGACGCGGGCGGCTCGAGCATCAACTCGAGCGCGACCTGCACCGGCCCGCTCGGGTCGGTCTTGCCGCTCTCATAGTCGAGAATGGTCTTGTCAGCGCTCGAACCGCGCAGGCGCAGGACGCGCGCGAGCTCGGCCGCCGTCAGGTGGCGGCCGAGGCCCCACAGCTCGCCCAACTCGGTTCGGGCTCGTCTCACATCGTGCGGCTTCACGCGCGTCTCCCCTGCGGCGTTGTCGGCTCAGACCACCGGGTCGGCCCAGGTTCGGCCCCACGCTCGGCGCGGCTCGATCTGATCGAGGATCAGGTTGCACCCGTGCTGGATCGCCTCGATCTGCCAGATCGTGCGACCGCTGTAGCGATAGGCGCCGTAGTAATCGTCGAAGCCGAGTTCACGGCACAACTCGGCGACGTCGTTCTCGTGCATGTCGCTGTCGAGGTGATCCGCGAGCGCCTTGGCGACCGCGCGGCGGCCCGCCGGCGTTAGCATCTGGTTCGGGTCCTCGAAGTCGAGATCGTGCTCAAGGACGATCATCAGGCGCATCCAGCCGTGCCAGCCGTCCGGGATCTGCCAGCGGCGCAGTTGCCGGTCCATGTGGCTGGTGTGGAGCCTGTCGACGGCGCTTCCCCAGTCGGACCGGTCCGCGACCGGTGCGAAGCGCGCCCGCGGCTCGGCCTCCGGCCAGTAATCGGCGAGGCGCGGCCGCCTCTCCTCGGACCTGTAGGGCGCGCGGTCCCAGTCCGCGAGATCCTGCTCCCACTCGGCCGTAGCGGCTTGGATCAGGCGCTTGTGCCGCCGCGCCTCCTGCAGCTCCTCGACCCGCGCGTAGGCCGCGTCGTCTGCGGTCATGCGCAGGATGTCCTCGACCGTCTCCTTCCGGTCGAGTTTCTTGACGGTCGCCTTGTCGGACTTCTCCATCAGGTACTGATAGTCGGCCCGCGCGGCCCAACGGATGCCGCCCTCGAAGGAGGCGAGCGCCGAATAGTGGGTCAGGGTCAGGTCGCCGATATCGCCGACCAGGCTGAGATGGCCCGGGCTCCACGTGAGGCGGAACCAGTGGTTGGAGTCGCCGTTCTCGCGCCGGAAGGTGAAGGCTTGGACCTCGGCCGGCTGGATCGTGTGCGTCTTGAACTCGCGGCGTGCCCAGGTGCGCTCCCTGGGCTCCTGCCGCGCCCGACGGCGCACCTGCGCGTTGGTGATGATGCCCATGCCTTGTCTCCCGTGGAGTGGGGCGATGCCCCTGCACGAGAGATCTAGCGGCCCTCGGGATCGACGGCCACAGCTGAGGACCGCCGTCCCCGAAGAATTCACGCGTTCACGCGTGTGAGCGTGAAGCACGGCGGCCGCGCCTCAGTCGGCGATGGTCGGACGGCCCTTGCGGGCGAATTCCTGGTTCAGCATCTCCACGAACGCCTCGCGGATCGAGATGCCGCGCTCCATCGCCATCGCCTTGAACTGGCGGGCGGCCGCGTCGTTCACCCAGGCGCCGAGATGGGTGGTGCCGACGCGGTACGCCGGCACCTCGGCCGCCGTGTTCCCACGGCGGGACCGGCGCGCGCGGGGCGTCTCGCCGGCGGCGGCGACCGCGCGCTCGATCACCGCGATCTCCGGCTCGTCGGCCGGCGCTTGGAATGCGGGGGCTCTCTTCGACGGGCGGGCCATCAGCGGGCATCCTTCTGGGGGAGGGAGAGTTCGGTGGCGATCCAGTCGAACAGGGCCAGCGCCTCGAGCGCCGCCTTGCCACCGGGATTGTACTCGGTCGCAGTCAACCCGAGGCTCAGGGGCCGGGCAAAGTCGGACCGGAGGTGGAACAGGGTCGGCGCCAGTTCGAGCCCATAGGCGGCGACGCCCGCCCGGCCCTCCTCGATCGTGCCGGGGCTGTTGGCCGGCGCTTGGTTCAGCATGATGAAGGTGCGGTTCACCCGCTCGGCGAGCCGCACGATGCGCTTGACCACGCCGAGCGTCTCGAGGTCGGCCTGGGTCGGCCGGATCGGCGCCAGCACGAGATCGGCCTGATCGCAGGCGGCCAGCGCCACCGTCTCGGCCTTGCCGGGCGTGTCGATGATCACGAGCCCGATGCCGTTGGCGCGCGCGTTCCGGATCAGCACGGGCAGCGCGTCCGCGTCGGTCTCGCGCGTGACCTGGGGCGAATCGGTCTCCCGGCGCTCGAACCAGTGAAAGCTCGTCGCCTGCGGGTCCGTGTCGATGATCGCGGTCGGAATCCCGGCCGACTGTGCACAAGTCGCGACGTGGAGACCGACCGTGGACTTGCCTGGGCCGCCCTTCTGGCCGACCACCGACAGGACTTTCATGACTGCCTCCAACCCCGGAAGCTATCCCGCGTCGCAAATTGTCGTGTCGTCAAGCGGAGTTAAGCCGACCAATCGGATGCTATGCCCCTGGCGAAGGACGTAGATCCAAGCGTGCAAGCGTGAACTCGTGCAGACATGAACCCGTGAAAAATCCAAGCGCTGTTGATCGACTCGGAGATTCAGGTCTAGGCTCGCCATTCGCGCAGCGCTTGGCTGCGGTGAGTCCAATGGAGCGTGCCGCGACGGGCTGATCGAAGCGTATCCAGAAACGGAGAAAGCCCCCCGAGCCGGCAAGCTCGAGGGGCTTCTGGGGCAGAGCCCCGTGAATTGCTCTGAAGGCGACTCACTCTCCGCAAAATCAGGATCGGTGTCAACACCTTCTACTTGGGTGAACGATATCGCTTTGCCCGGCGCGGCCTGCGAGAGAGCGGGTCGTGAACGATGGTCTATGGGGAGATGCGCGCCGCGATCGAGCGTGCCGAGCGCCACCGGCTGCCCGAAGTCGCCTCGGCGCTGTGGAAGGCCTACGGCGCCGGCGGCCTCACCGACGCCGAGGCGGAGGACCTGTCGGCCCTGCTCGAGGCGCGCCAGGGCGTGGCCAGGGCCGTATCGACAACGCCGACGATCGCGGCGGCCGTCGCCCGTGTCACCGCGGTGGCGCAGGCGCGCTCCCGGGCCGGCTCGCGGCCACGGACGGCCGAGAGCCTGGGCCGCCGCCGCCGCTGGGTCGCGGCCGGCTTCCTGCCACCGGCGATCGCGGCTGGCTTCACCTCCGGTGAGGTGGCGGCGCTCGCTGTGATCGCGGCCGAGGTCGGCCGGCGAGGGACGTGCACGTTGCCGTTCGGCGCCATCGCGGCGCTCGCCGGCGTGAGCGAGTCGACCGCCAAGCGCGCGGTGCGGCAGGCACGGGCCACGGGACTCGTCTCGGTGACGGAGCGGAGGATCGCCCGGGACCGGAACGACACCAACGTCGTGCGGGTCATCAGCCGGGAATGGGCGGCGTGGCTGCGCCTGCGCCTGCCGCGCGCCGCCCACGCGCTGGCGCACCCCCCTGGGCTTCAATTCGGACCTGCGTCCTGTATCGAAGGGCAGGGGATAGCGGGGAAAGCGGCGAGAACCGGCAGAATCGGGGGCACGACAGCTTGCGCGAGCGCGCCTCCGCAAGGTCGGCGGATCGTAGCCGCGTGATGGCGCCGCTCTGCGCGTCGACGGCGACGCGCCGCCATCACGCTCCTGACGTGAAGAGGTGCCTCCGGATTCGAGGCTGCGGCGGAACCCGCGTCAGGCTGCCGAGGGGCAGCGGCCGCCTTCGTCGCGCGCGCACCACCAGATTCTGGGATGGGACAGCCGGCGCTGTATCAGAACGGCCCGTCGGCTCGCTCGTGAATCATCGGCGCGGTCCAGGGCGGTCTTCGCCGGGCGCGGATCGCCCGGGCCCGCTGGGCGAGGATCACCCCGCGCATGCGCCCATCGGCCATCGCGCCGAACACGTGAGCCCGTTCGGCGATGAGCCCGCGTGCCGGATCCGGATAAGCGGCGATCTCCGCCCGCGTGAATCCGGCCGCACACAGGTCTTCGACCGTGCAGGCTCCCGTCGGACCGGCAGCGCGCTCGAGCATGACTTCGCGCATCAGGCCGATCCGCGCCCACTTGTCGGGGGCCGCATTCGCGGCGCGGATGAGCGACGGTGCCGTCATGGGCGATGCTCCGGTTGCGAGGGATGGCGGGTGGACCGCGGCTGCTTGTTGCGCGCGGCCTCGAGAATCTGCCGGTAGGACGCGCGCCCGAGGATGCCCCAGGCGCGCCGCAGCTGATCGATGCCCATGAAGCCGAGGGCGGCGTGCTCGTCAGCCATGCCGAGCTGCTTGGCGAGCCAGAACACGATGCGGCCCTGCGCGATGGTGCGCGTCCCCGGCTCCAGGCGCACCGCCTGCTCAAGCAGGTGCTCGATGCGCTCCCGCTGGAGCAGCACCCGGGCGGCCTTGGTCTCCGGCCCCGATGGCGGCTCGCCGGGGCCGCCGGTCGCCTCGATATGCCGTGCCCAGGAGTCGGGGCAGTCCGGGCAGCGCCAGACGGCTGAGCCAGCGAGGTCGGGACGAATCCCGGCCCCGTCGACCCGCTCGCACTCGCTCGCGCAGTCGGTGCAGAACACGCCGCTCATTCGGCGGCCTGCAGCGCGATGGCCGGCTCGGCGAAGAAGCCCCGGCCCTGGAACCAGCGGAGCATCCGGGCGGCCTGCTTGCGGGCGCTGGCGTCGCGCCGCTCCTCCTCGAAGCCGTGCTCCATCATGGGCATGATGAGCGTCACGGCCTCGCCCATGGCGCTCTCCTCGGAGAGGCTCAACACCTCGCGGGAGAGCAGGTCCTCCAGCCAATAATAGTAGGTCATCGCGAACTTGATCGAGGCTTGATCCTCGAAGCCCATAGCGCGGATACAGTCCGAACAGAGGTCCGTGGTCTCCTTCACCAAGCGGCTGCGCAGTGACACCCCGCAATCCGTGAAGGGCTCGGTGATGCCGTCGATGATCAGCTTCTGGATCAGCTTCGTCTTCTCCTCGACTTCGGCCCGGGCCGACTCCTGATCCTCCGCGCTCGGATCAGGCCCGAACACGTTGGCGAAGGCGAGGGCGCCGATCAGGACGGCGGGGATCGCGAGTTCCTTCCGGTCTCGCTCGGTCAGCCTGGGCGCCGGCACGTATCCGGCCGCCACGCGGCGCTTGCGCTCACCCATGGCAGACCTCCTTTGTGGGCCGCGTCGCCGCCGGCGGTATCGCGAGTTGGTCGATGTTGCGTGCGTGGACGCTGAAGGTGACAGCCACGACCCATGGGTTGGCCGCCCAGGCTTCGGAGCCGTTGATGCTGTTCCAGAGGTGCCGGAAGCGATGGCTCGGGGGTTGGCCGGGTGGCGGCCGTCCCCGCTCTGTCGGCGCGCCGTGCGTTGGTAGATCGACTGTCAGCGCGCCCTCGTCGATCGCGTCCACCTCGCTGATGTCCTGCAGGCGCTCGACCCGGACGTCCGTCACCAGGAGCGTGAGGCGGCTGGCCCAGCGCGGCATGTGGATCGACGGGCGCCAGCGAGGCTTCGATCGATCCCAGCCCGCGGCATAGATGGCGGCTTCGTCGCGATCCGCGGGATTGACGGTCTGCTGGACGCCTTCGCTCATCCGGTAGGCGGATGACGGGACCAGGGCGTGGTTCTCGCGCACATAGAGGCGGTCGCCGACGGCGAAGCGGCTGAAGTCCGGCCCGTGCTCCCGAACCTCCGCTTCAGTCGCGTTGACGATCCCGCCGTGAGTATTGCTGAGGTGAAAGCGATCAGACACCCCGGGCATCAGCTCGGGCTGCGGCTTGAGGATCCGGCGAGTCATAGTCTTGCGCCCATCCAGAAGGGCCTTAACCATAGGGGCGGAAAAGATTATGGGTCGGTCCGTCATCGCCAGAGCCTCCCAAGAGCAATTCGGCTGATCAGTGTCTGCGAGACTTGGAAGCGGCTGGCGATCTCTCGTTGCCGAACCTTTTGGCCCAGCAAGGCGCGGATCTCGACAACCTTTTGATCGTTCAGCTTTGCTGCGCCATTGCGCACGCCGATCATCCGGACAATCGGTTGGATGAGGCGGCCCTTCTCCACGGCATCGGCCATGTTGTCGGATTGAGAGCCGGGACGAAGGTGAGCAGGGTTGATGCACCGAGGGTTGTCGCAACGGTGGAGAAGGTGCGTGCCTTCCGGAATGGGACCGAAGCCAAGTTCATAGGCAAGCCGATGAGCGTAGTGCTGCCGGCCGTTGATCGTCAGCGTCCCGTAGCCGTGATTATTCGCGGTGCGCTGCCAGACCCAGCACCCGTCATCAGGAGCATCATCAAGGCCGTTCGCAAGACGACGGGCGAGGTGCTCAGGCGCGTTGCGGTCCTCGCCTCGTCGTACATAGAGCTTGCGCCGCGTCTTCCGGCCGGCGAGCAGTGCCGCGATCATCGGAGCTGAGAAGATGAGGGGACGGTCAGCCACGGGCCACCTCCGGAAATCCGTTGTGTTCCACGCTGTCGAGGAGGCGGCCGGCGGCCTTCTTGCCCACGAGTGCGACCCATTCGCGGTCCGCGTAACGGCCGTCATCGGTCCACTCGGTGCCGGTCCAGGTTCGGATCGGAAGGCTGACCGGATGGTCGGCGTACCAGCCCTCGGTACTGACCCATTCACCGTTCTGCTTGTGGTGGTAGATGCGGCCGAGCGCAGCGCTCTGGTCGCGCAAGCTCCGGAACCAGTCCGGGTGGCTGGGCCGGGCCCGGTGCTGGCCTTGGTGCGTCTCGCCGCCCGTGATGATCCAGTCGGGCGCCTCGTCGTCCATCACGATCATGTCGAGCAGCGGCTCGAAGCTGCCGAAGGTGAACAGCGGCCCGCAGTCACGTCGCACCGCTGCGAGCTTCGGCGCGTCGCGGTCATACTCCTCTTGGTTCGCCATCGTGGCGCCGACGGCAGCGTTCGCCGGCAGGACCGGATTGCCGCGCGCCGGATCAGTCATCCGCAGCACATTGCCGATCCGCTTCGTGAGCAGCAGCCACACGAGATGCGGCGTCACCTTGATCAGAGCGAAGAGGTCGCGGCGCCAGGCCGGATCCACCTCGTGGTCGAACACGTCGGCCAGCGAGGCGCAGAAGACGAAGGGTCGGGTGCCCTGCTCTGCCGCCTGCCGGTTCCAGCGTACGGGCTGCCGCCAGTTCGCCGGCGACGTGCGCACGCGGTCTTCGCCCGGGCCCCAGAACACCTTGCCGTAGCGGGTGTCCATGAGCGCCTCGGCGTAGCATCCCGCACAGGCGACCGAGACCTTCGTGCAACCCATCCAAGGGTTGAAGGTGTGCGTCGTCCAAGAGATCGCGCTGTTCTCAGCCACGGGCGCCTCCCGTCGCGAGGGCGTCGAGCACGTCCTTCCGCCCCTGCTCACGCGCCGCGGCCATGAGCTTCAGCACCTCGTCCTCGGTGGCGAGGTAGGCGGGCGGGTCGAAGGCCGGCAGTTCCTCCTCGCCACTGGTTCGCTCGAAGCCGTGCTGCTCGGCCGCCTCCAGCCAGAAGTGTCGTTCCTCGGTGCCGGGCGCAGGCACGGTGACGGGATCCGCGGCCGAGACGTCCTTCGTTGCGGCGACGGCCGACATCCTCAGCGCGATATCGGCACGGACGTACGGCGCCATACCTGGCGCGCCTTTGGGCCACCGCCCGTAACAGGTGACTGCTTTTCCGCCCTCGTGCCACAGCCAATTCGGCTGCGCGCGCTGCTCCTCGGTGAGTTCTCGCGCGGCGGCCCAGACCTGAGCGCCGACATGAATGTCCGGATCGACGGGTGGGCCGGAACTGGCCCCGTCCACCAAACCACGGATCGTGTCGATGAGCGCAGCCACGCGCTTCTCCGCGTGCTCCCGGCGCTCGGCCAGTTCGCGGGCCAGCAGCGTTGCATGCTGCTCGGCGGACCACGTCCAGCGCCGGACAGTGGCCTGGGTCAGCGGCCAGTTGTCGTCGGCCGCCCACTTCTCCTTCGCGGCCCTTGCGGCGATGAAGGCGTTCAGCTCCGCGGCCCAGGCGAGGCCGGTCCAGAAGTCTGGGACGGCGTGCACATCATCCGGACCGGAGACGTGCATGTACCAAAGGACTTTATGGCCCTGCTCCGGCAGAGCGTCGTTTTGGTCGCGCGTGATGGTGCTGTCCTCGGCCATGAGGCTACTCCGCAGCTTCGGTGATGATGGGTGCTCGCGACTGCTCGGCGAGCGCGAGGAAGGCGAGGTGGCGCTCGACGGCCTTGGCCACCGGCACGCGCTCCACGCGGTGGCCGCGCGCACGGATGCGGGCGGCGAACGCCGCGCCGAAGTGCGGATCGTGCGGCAGGTCCTCACACAGCGCGTAGACGCCGTGCGGGCCGATCGCGATGAAGTCGAAGCGGTCAGCCACAGGCGACCTCCATCAGCCAGGGGTGTTCCTCGGCGACGGCGTCCGGCGGGATCCCGGCGTCGTGTGCCTCGGCCCAGCCGAGAACGATCGCGAAGGCGATGGCCGTCACGACGGTGCCGATGCCGTACAAGGTGCAGAACAGACCCACGCTCATTGGCTCGCTCCCTGGAACTGGCTGCGCATCACGGCTTGGATCGCGCCGGGCAGCATCTCGGCGAGGCCATCGGGGGCGCAGCGTCCGTCGACGACCGCCATGGTGAGGTCCTCGATCACGCGCGGTTTGACGTGGGGCCACAGGTCCCGCGGCACGGTCCGCTGCACGGTGGCGACGAGCTCGACGCCATAGCGGGACTGGCCGGCGGCCGAGATCACCCGCGGATCGATGTCGGGGCCCATGAAGCGGGCCGGCGCGGACGGCGTGGGACGTCGCACCGGCGGCACGGACCGAACGGGCGCGGCCACCGGCGCGGCCCGGGCGCGCTCCTGAGCGCGGCGGCGCCTCCCCTCCTCGGCCGCCGCGGCTTTCCTGGCATCGCGCTGGCGCCGGGCAGCCTCGGCCTGGGCTGCGCGCTCCGCCTCGATCTTCCGGAGCCGCTCCGCGGCCCAAGCCGCGTTCCGGCGCTTCTGCTCCTCAGCCGCGGCGGCGGCGGCCGCCCGGCGCGCCGACGCGCGGGCCTGCGCCTCGGCGCGCCTTGCGTTGTTTAGGGCCTCTCGCTTGGCGATGGCCGGGTTCGGCTCGACCACGACGCCGAAGCGGCGCCGCGCGCTTTCGATCGCGGCCTTGCTTCGGCCTGGAAGCTTGGCCCCGTATTTCGTGAGGGCCGCCTTCTCGGCGTCGCTCCAGGACTCCGTGTGGCCGCCCTGGCACGACCCGACCTTGCCGGCCGTCAGCCCCATCGCGCTGGCGGTGAACTTGATCCCCTCCCGAGTCCGGGGCGCGAGCAGGGCGCAGAGCAGGTCGTAGTTCGGGTAGAACACCCGGATCAGCCGCCGCTGCGCCGCCGTGTAGCGCTGATGCTTCCCGACCGTGGTGGCGACGCCGAGTTCCGCGGCGCGCCGCTTGATGGCCCGCTGCGGTCGTCCGGGCAGTTCGGCCTGAAGGGCCGCGAGGTCCGGGAACAGGCGGACGATGAAAGCGTCCTCGGCCTCCGTGAACGGCCCCCCGGCCCGCTCCTTTTTGAGATGCCACGCCCGGCGCTGGATCTCACGCTTCGACCGGTTCGCGAGCTCACGCTTGCAAGCGTCGATGTCTGGGTAGAGGCGATCAAGAACGGCGTCCTCCTCGAGCGTGAAGCGCGGGGTGGCCGCCATGCGTGCGATCCCGGTCTTGCGCGCCTTGAGGCGGATCTGCTCCTCGGTCGGAACCGAGTCGGGCGAGATCTCCAGGAACGCGGACTGGATCGCCGCGATGTCCGGATAGTGCTGGCGGAGGATCGTCTCCGCCCCGGGTGGAAAGATCGACGGGTTCACGAGTTCACTCCGCGGCGAAGAGGGGCATCGGGGCCTTGATCCGGCGGCTGCGCACGATGCTCTCCCGGTAGTTCGCAGCGACGAGCGCCTCGGCGATACCGGGGCATACGGAGTTGCCGCAGGCTGCGCCCTGCTGCTCGAGGGTCAGGTTGATGATCGTCCCGTCCTCAAGCTCCCCCTTGTCGATCACATAGTCCGGGCGGAACCCCTGGGCGGAGAATCGCTCCCGCGGGGTCAGCATGCGCATGCCGATGTCGACGATGGCGTAGGGCTGGCCCTGGATCGTGACGGTGACGATGCCGTGCCGGGGCTTGGCGGTCACCGTGTGCAGCGGCTCGTCCGCTGACTGCGAGGGCAGCCCCTCGCCGTAGTATTTCGCCAGGAAGGCGTAGACCGCGGCCGCGTGGTTGCCGCCACCAGTGGCCGTCGGCGCAGGCCGATCGACCGGAGCGTCCCGGCGGTCAGAGCCGCGCAGGTTGAGCAGGTGCGCGGCGACAACGTTTTGATGGCCGCCGGCTGCCGTGATCGTGGAGATTGGCGCGCGGGCGTCCGTCCCCGGGTTCACTGCACCATCCCGCGCCGTGTTGTGCTGCGCGAGGAACGCGGCAACAACCTTTGTCTTGCCCTGGCCGTGCGGCATTACGGTGGGCGCTGGCTCATCGGCGGCGGATCCGACCGACATGCCGAAGTCGCGAGCAAGATGGGCCGCCACGACGCTGACCTTGTCCCGACCCGCGAGCGTGTGGGCCGGCTCGTCGGCGTCCTGCCCCACCGATTTGCCGTAGTGCTTCTGCAGGTGGACCGCAGCGAGGCTGCCCTCGTTCCCGGTCGGCACGATGACGGGCGCGGGCTCCTCGACGGACCGGGCGCGCGGGTCTTGCCCGGGCCGCTCGCCGTAGCGCGGGACGAGGCACGCACCGATCAGGCTGAGTCCGGCACCCTGCGCCGTGATGGTATGCGCCGGCTCGTCGGCCGCGGTGTGCGGCTTGTCCGCGTTGCGCATCGTCATCAGGTGCGGTGCGACGACGGCGATGCTCCCTGCTGTCGTGATCGTGGTGGCCGGCGCGTCGGCGGCATGGACGCCCTTGCGCGCCGGGTCGCCGCTGGTCTGGTCGACGCGGATGAGGTGAGGCGCGACCACTCCGAGCGGCGCCGCGCCGCCTCCGTGCGTCTCGCTGGCGTGCGAGGTCACGGTAGCCAGCGGGCGATCGATCTCGTGGCCGGTCGCCCCGCGGTTAAACTTGGTCACGAAGGGCGCGACGATCGCCTCGCCGCGCTTGCCCGTCATTGTCGGCATGGGTTCGTCGGCGGCATGGTTGCGACCGCCTGCGCCGCCGCCGTGGTTCACCTGCGCGACGAACGGGTGCACCAAGGCGTCACCGCCGAAGTGGGTCGTCGTCGGCATGGGCTCATCGAGGCCACGATCGCGACGGCCACGGCTGTCGCCGTGGTTCACCCGCACCAGGAACGGCTTCGCCGCGTTCACGACGTAGCGCATGGTGCCCTTGGCGATCCGGGCCATGGTGGCGTCGGCGAGCGGCCGGTTCGCGCGGATCCCGTGCTTCGCCTTGATCTCGGCCGAGGACTCGAAGATCGACGGGCACGGCAGAGACCAGTCGATGATCCCGGCCGCCGTCTTCCATGGCTCGAGGAGCCCGGCGCGCACGCCCTCGCTGTCCGGCGCGCCGTGGGTCGGCTCCGGCCACACGATCGGCAGGCCGTCGAAGCGGATGATCATGAACAGGCGCTTCCGGATTGTCGGCACGCCGAAGTCGCAGGCGCGCAGCTCGCGCCACTCGACCTGAGCGCCGAGCGCCTGCCAGGCCTTCACGTATTCCCGGAAGGTCGCCCCCTTTTGCAGTGGGCAGGGCTGACCGTTGTCGAGGAGCGGGCCCCAGTCCTGGAACTCCTCCACGTTCTCCAGGAACACCACGCGCGGGCGCTGATGCGGCGGCAAGCTCTTGACCCAGCGCAGGCCGACCCAGGCCAGTCCGCGGATCGCCTTCTCGCGCGGCTTCCCGCCCTTCGCTTTGGAAAAATGTTTACAATCTGGCGACATCCAGAGGAGCCCGATGGGGCGCCCGTCGCACAGGCCCACCGCGTCGACGTTCCAGACGTCTTCCTCGATGTGGCGCGTGCCCGGATGGTTGATCCGGTGCATCGCCAGCGCGATCGGGTTGTGGTTCATGGCGATGTCGGGATCGCGCCCGATCGCTGCCCGGATGCCTTCGGAGGCGCCGCCGCCGCCGGCGAAGCTGTCGATGATGAGGGGGCGCATCAGTTCAGCTCCCCGATGTCGCGGAACCACACCGGGAGCATGCCCGTCGCGGTGGGACGGATCTCGTAGTGGAAGCCGGCTTCCTCGAGAGTCTCGCGCACCTGGACCGCGAGCATGAGCCCCTGCTCCCGCGTGACGGTGGACCAGTCGGCGATCGGCTCGACGAGCGCGGCCGCGAAGGCGGCGAGTTCCGCGGTGGCGAAGGTGCTGAGCGGCAGCCCGAGAGGCAGGTGATAGAGGCGGCCGAAGACGGTCACCTCGTCCGGTGTGAAGTCGGCGATCGCGAACGGCCCGCGCACCCAGCCGACCACGGTGTGGCGCCGGGACGTCTCCATGAAGATCGAATAGGCGGCGAGCGCCCAGCCGTCGGCGAAATCGAGGTCGCCCGGCAGCGGCGGGTCACCGACGATGGCGCCGTATTCCTCGGTGGAGATCGGCTGCCAGAAGGGAGCGCTGTCGAGGCGCGGGAGGGCGGGGTCGTCGAGGCGGAGCAAGGTCGTCTCCCAGGGGTGAAGCGATGAAGGCGTGAACGGGTGAAGTCAGAACGGCTCGGGGGCGTCGCACTGGAAGCGGGCGACCTCGACGCCGGCTTCTGCGAACATGACCCGGGCCGCCTCGAACTCGTCGTCCGGCATCGAGGTGGTGCCGTGTCCGGCGATGATCCGGACGATCCCCGCCTGGATCAGCGTCCTGGCGCAGCCAGAGCAGGGGAAGTGTGTCACGTAGACCGTGCACCCGGCGGTGCGGACGCCCTCACGCGCCGCGAAGGCGATCAGGTTGGCTTCTCCATGAGAGGCGAACCTGTATTTCGCCGGCCGCACGAAGCGCTCCGGCAGGTCGGCGACGCCGGCCGGCGGCCCGTTGAAGGCGGTGAGCAGGCAGGTGCGGCCGTTGGAGGCGACGAGCACCGCCCCGACCTTGGTCGAGTCCTTCGACTTGGTCGCGGCGTGCTGGGCGAAGCCCATCAGGTATTCGTGCCAGCCGCTCATGCGGGCCGAACCTCGGCTGCCCGCTGACCGTCCCGCGCGCGCAGGAGCCCACGCCGCTTCACGGTGTGGACCACGGTGCTGTGGTCGCGGTGGAAGATGCGCCCGATCATCGGGAAGGAGAGGTCGGGACGCGCGAGGAAGACCTCGACCATGGCGTCCTGGCGGGCGGTGATGATCGCCATCTTGCGGGAGGGGCCGAGGATCTCTTCGACGGTGATGCCGTGACAGGCGGCGACCTGCGCGATGATCCGCAGGGCCACCTTGCGCTGCGGGCCCCACTTCCGCAGGTCGCCGATGAAGGCGCCCGGTGCCAGGCGGAGTGGCCGCGGCGCGCTCGGCACCAGGGCGGTCTCGGCCTCCGGCGCAGACGGCGTCGGCGCGGCGGACGGCGTGGCCACCAGATCGGCCGGTCGCGGCCGAGGCGGCGCTTGGATGGTGCGCGGCGCCCAGGTCCGGGCCTGGATCTCGCGATAATGCCGCATCATCGCGGCGGCATCGGTGAACTCGCGGGCCTTCGCGCCCTGTTGGAGCTGCTGCATCGTCTCTCTCCGAAGGGGTTGGGCTCAGGCCGCGCGGGAGTCGATCGTCGGCGCCGCGAGGACGACCATCGCGATGCGGATGGCCTCGAAATCCAAGGGGAAGCGGGAGAGCTGCAGGTCGCGGCGCGCCGCGAGCAGGATCAGCTCGTGGGTCAGGCCCGCATCGCTGGCGATGGCCTCGGCGCTGGTGCCGTCGTCGCGCAGGTCTCGGGCGACCTGGAGGGGCGAGAGGCGTTCGGTCTGGCGGATCATGCTTGTCTCGGCGTCCGAGTGGGGCGGCGCCCCGGTTGCGGGATGACGGTGAAGCGGCTCAGGCCGCCTCGGGGAAGGCGTGCTCGACAGCGCCGACGGCGAGGTCTCGAGCGATCTCCAGGCTCTCGGCCGGCGTCAGGCTGCGATGCAGGTGGATCTCATTGGCGCCTCTGAGCCGCATGGCCGTGACCCAGAGGAAGAACAGGCCGATATCCTCGATCACCGCGACGTCGATGCGCCGGGACGAGCCGTCCGGGCGCCGTTCGACCGCCAGCGCGACGCCATGGGTCTCCTCGGCCAGTCCGGTGTCGTCAGAGCGACGCAGGATGAACAAGTGGCGCCGCGCAGAGCGGCCCAGCCATGCGGTGAATTGGAGAAATCCGAGCGCCTCAACCGTTGATAGCAGGCGCACCTCCCGGACCGGTTCTTCGGGCCGTGCGACGTCGAGAGAGACGTAAGTCCCTTCGATGGCGATGGTGGATGGCTGAACGCTCATGGAGACCGCTCCGGTTGGTGCGATCAGGGTTATCCAAGTAGCTTGGACAACGCAAGAGAAAAATCCAAGCCAAGTGGATATGCCAGCGCGGCACCGAGCCGCGCATCGGCGTCGCGCGAGTGGCCGCGGTCGCTTTCAACTGTACGTTACCAGACGGTTAACCGTGTTTCGCTGTGGCGCCTAAACCGTTTTGCCGGCTTGGAGATTACTTTTGTCGGGTTAACGTCTTTCGGGGTTGATCCGCGGTCAAAACGTACCCGCAGCCAAATCGGCTTCCAAGGTTGATAGCGGCACACCGAGGATGAGCTTCCGGGTCCGCAGCGCGCCATGTCCGTGGCCCTCGCGGGTAATCCCGAGCCGGATCTCTTCGCCAATCCGGCCGTGCTTGAGCAGGGCCTTGGCCCGCAGCGTTTCGAGGTCGTAGCCGACGCCTTGCATGTTCATGCGGCCGATGAGGTTGTTCAGGCTTTCGACATAGGCGTTGGTCTGGAGGTGGTCCCAGTAGTTCAAGATCCACGGCCGCCAGTTGTTGATGGCATCGATGCTCGGCTTGAATGGGCGACGGTAGGCGGGCGGCAGATCCCGCAGCCATTGGTCCATGCGCTCGCTCGCCTCAGCCTTGGAAGTCGCATCGTAGATCTCGTAGTAGGCTTCCTTCCACTCGTAGGCGTGTTTGAGTTCAGGGAAGAACGTGAACAGGGCAGTCAGTTGATTGCGGGTGAAGGGCTTCGCGGTTTCCCAGCGAGCGAGGAAGACCTTCTGCTTGTTCTTGAGGTGAATGCGCTCGGACTTCGATATGTCCCCTTGGAACAGGCGTCTGATCGCCTCCACGCCTCGGTTGGATGTCCGTTGGACATGGTACTTGTCGATGACCGTAACGGCATTCGGGAACAGCTTCTTGGTGATGCCGCGATAGTCCTTCCACATGTCCTGACAGACCACCTCGACGTGGTTCCTGCCGGGCATGGCCCCAAAGTAGCGGTTCAGGTCCAGCACCTTCCGGGACGGCTGCATGTCGAGCATGTAGCCCCGTTCGATGTCGCCGATGATGAAGCGGGCCTTCTTCTGGATGTACTTCTCGTCCATGCCGAGCACGCGGGGCATCGTCGGCACGTAGCCCTTCAGCTTCTTGGCGGCGTAGTCCTTGAAGATCCGCTCAACCTGCTTGGCATCGACGCCATTGACCTGCGCGGCCTGATTGAACGGCCACTCAACGGCGTCCTTCTGGATGCGCCGGAGCAGCTTCTTGGTCATGTCGTGGCGCGTGTCGATGTCGGGCAAGCCCTCGTACATCGGCCTGCCGCACTCCTTGCACTTGTAGCGCTGGCGGTCAATTTCGATGAACACGGTCTGCCGCCGGTTCGGCTCATCGCGAAAGCGCATGAGCTTCCGGCCATTCTTGACGAAGTTGACCAGCAGGCAGCACTGCCGCTCCGGCGACGAGCGCTTGCTCCTCGCCTTGATGATCAGGTCGTCGCCATCTTCGTAATCGGTGACGTGCTCCAGGTACTTCAGGCGAAGCAGATCGCTCAACGTCACTCCCCCTCGGCAGCCCCTTTGCCCGGCCGCCGCTTCTCTGCCTTTGTCAGTGCGGTCTCGACGGCTTCGCGGATGAAAACTGCGCGCCGGAACTTGCCCGCCACCGCGTCAATGCGGTCGAGCACGCCCGCTCTGAAGCGGACCAACGTCTTGTCGTCGAGCTTGTCTTTTGGCACGGCCACGGTTGTGACCGATATCGGTTTATGAGTCAAAGCTACCTCCAATGCGATATCGCTTATTGACCCGTATCCGATGTCGGATTAGGTTGCAATGCGTTATCGGATTGAGGATCGAATGAGCACGTTCAGGCAGCGCCACAACGAGAAGCGATTGGGACCCGCCTACCCGGCAGAATGGCTCGTCGAAATGGAGGATGCGGATGCGTGGATAGCCAACCCAAAACACCGATGGGTCTATGACCGTCTGCTGATTGCCGAAACTCAGACCTACGCTCACGCACCGCTCGGAGTAACGCCAAAGCGTTTCCCGGTGATCGTCAAGCCGATCACGAACCTGCACGGGATGGGGATCGGCGCCCGTTTCGTTAGCGATCCCGACAATCTCGACTATGCGCCGGGCATGATGTGGGCGGACCATCTTGAGGGCTCGCACGTCTCCACGGATGCATTGGTAGATCGAGGCCAGATCCTGTGGTCGGCGCAGGCAACCGGCGTCCCATCTGATCGGTTCGGACGCTTTGATCTATGGGCACTACATGACGCGCCAATTGAGCCAGAACTCACGATGGTGAATGAATGGTGTAGGGTTCATCTTGGTGACTACGCCGGACCGCTCAACGTCGAGTCGATTGGCGGCCAGATCATTGAAGCACACCTACGTCTATCGACTGATTGGCAGCGCGCAGGTTGCTACGGTGACTATTGCGGTAGCCCGCAGGCCGCTTATGGAATTCCACTATTCGGCAAGCTCCCACAAGGGAACGACCTTCCGGGAGCTTGGATAGACGAGCGTCAGGAGGCGGATCGGCGGGCTTTTGCGGTCGTCCGAACAATCGCGTGCCAAGCGGAGTCGCTCCAATGAGACATGCTGACGGGAAGATCACCTGCGATCACTGCCACAAAGACGTTACGGCCGCGTATCTCATGTGCGACCGACTAACTGGCGAGTGGTGTCGGTCCTGCTTTTCCGATTGCCCGCTCCCGCTGACATCTGAGACTTGCTGGGGCGAAGGGTGCCCGACGCTCTGCATGGAAGCGGGCGATGCGCCGCAGGCAAACTTGAGAGACCCAGTATGAGCGAGTCTGCTGGCCCTATACGAGAGACGCTTAAACGTCTGCGAGCCGAAAACAGACGGCTGCGTATAGAGCTTATAATCGCTCAAGGCACCAACAGAGCGTTGGAGGACTGGATCAAGGGTTACCGTGTCTGCGGCAGGAAGCCATTGTGGGTCAGCCTCTACCGAGAGCAATGCGGACAAAGCATTGGTGCTGCGCGCTCTGTAGCACACACAAAATCCGCCGGTCTCGTAGACGCAGACGTGTACCAAGCAGAATGCTTGGCTCATCGGTTGGCACTTAATCGCGCGGAGGCCGCCGAGGCTCGTGCGGTTGCCCTATACGATGCTCTTTTTCGGTTCGTGTCTTCCTTCAAGGGCAAGGAAGCCTGCATGACAGACGATGCGCAAGAGCGGGCGTATGCAGACGCGGCGCTCTTGCTCGATGACATGGCCACCGCGTCGCAAGAGACGACCCATCAACCTCCAAAGCCCCAATCGACCTGATGGGCGGCTATGGGCTTAGCAACCTCGAATGTCGGATACCCCTTTTGTCCACAGGCGGGGAGACGAAACGATGCCCAGGCTCGCCCGCCATTGCGCTTTTGTTCCTGATTTGTTCTGTTAAGAATATGGGAGGAGCGGAGACGTGCCGAGGAGTAAGACAGTGCAGAAGGAGATCGAGATCAGGAGGGCTGCGTTCGGGCTGATCCCGCAGCTGCCGCGCGGCCACGAGGAGGCGATCAGCGTGCTCGATTTCGCCCTCGCGATCGCCGACATCGCGACCACGCTGGGCCGGGACTCCCGGCGGTTGGCCGCGGACATCGCGATGTTGCTTCCGGATGACCCGGACGAGGCGCGGCGCACGCTCATCTTCGCGCGAAAGCAGATCGAGGAGCAGCTCACGCCCAGCGCCGTCGCCGAGGATCTCGGCATCGAGACCCCGGCGATGGAACGGCTGCGCTTGGTCTGAGGCCGCGCGGGACGGCACGCGCGGCGGGGGCCGGTCAGGCTTCGCTGGCCACCTCGCGCGGCTCGCCGCGCTGCTGTTCCTTGCGGATGCGGCGGATGCCGTCGAGGAGATAGGCCGGGAGCAGCGACTCGTCACCCTGGTAGATCCAGTCGAGCCCGACCTTCAGGGCCCGACAGACCTTGAGTGCCTCATCGAGAGAGATCCGGCTGATGTCCCGCTCGTAGTTGTTCCAAGTCTGGAGGCTGATGTCGACCTTCCTCGCGAACTCGGTCTGGTTCAGTCCCGTCGCGAGACGGGTCAGTTTCAGGCGCGCGGATATGGCCTCTCGGCTGGTCGGCGGGAGATCCTTCATCCCCCTATTTTCGCGCGCCAGCGCACGGCACGCCATCAAAGCGTGAAGGCCTCTTGCGTTATCCAAGCGGCTTGGATATGTCTGGGGCATGGAACCTCTCGCGGATACTGGTGCGGTGATCGACGCTCTGGGCGGCACCTATGCCGTCTCCCAGATCTTCGGCTGCCGGATGCAGAACGTCTCGAACTGGCGGAAGAGCGGATACTTCCCGCCTGACACCTTCGAGACGTTCAGCCGTGAACTCGTGAACCGCGGTCTGACCGCGTTTCTCTCTCTCTGGCGGACGATCCCGACCGCCCAGCTCGCCGTGATGACGATCATCCCGAGCGAGGTCTCGACCACCGGTGCCGTGGCGGTGCCGGCGGCCTGCCTCGCGGCCCCGCGGAGCACGGCCGATCTCGCGGTCGAGCGGGCGGCGTGAGATGCGGCCCCCTCGCCCGGCCGAGGCCACGACATACCGGGGCGCCCGATGAGCGCCTCGACCACCGATCTCACCCGCGAGGGTGAGGTGCTGCCCCCGTGGCGGGGGTGTTTCCTCCCTGGACTTGGCCGGAGCCTTCGCGCTCCGGCCACCTTTGGGAATGCGGACGATAGTAGATCCAAGATTAAATCACCCATCGCGTCCTTTCGCCCTCAAATAGAGCGGCGCAAATCGCTGCTGGGCTGGAATATATGGCGAACAAACGTGGCCGGTAAGACGCAATCTCGGTCTACTTCGCCAAATAAATCACGTCGCCGGGGCTACTGTTGCCGGAATGGCGTCGGGGTACTTGACACTGTCCGAGCCGCCGCCGGCCCCTGCCGGTTCGGTCGGCCCCCGATGCCCGGCTGAGCGGAGCCCGGCCCAAACGAAAACCGCCCGGTCCCCCCGCCTGCGAAGCAAGGGACCGAGCGGCTGATGATCGAAGAGCTGTTCACCCGGCGCCGCGGCTGCGGTCGCCCAACTCCCGAGATGGCGTTATGACAAGCACAAATCCTACTGCGGCGCAAGGTCGAGGCGATGTCTCTTCGGCTGAAGGCGTCGCCGCCGACGAGCTTAAGCAGTTCATCGAGCGCCTGGAGCGTCTAGAGGAAGAAAAGGCCGGCCTTCTCGGCGACATCAAGGAGGTGTTCGCCGAGCTGAAGGGCCGCGGATTCGACGCGAAGGCCGTCCGCACGATCCTGCGCATCCGCAAGCAGGACCACAGCGAACGTCAGGAGCAGGAGGCGATCCTCGAGCTCTACATGCAAGCGCTGAAGATGGCCTGAGCTATGGCCCGCGCGCGACGGATCCCGAAATGCGAGCTGCGGCCCGAGTGGCTGCAGCGCCGCGAGCAGGCCGAGGTGATCCTCGACCTGCCGCTCTGCCCGGCGACCAACAACCTCTATGCCAACCGGCCGGGCATCGGTCGGGTGAAGTCGAGCGCCTACAAGACGTGGCTCAACTCGGCCGGCCTCTACGGCAGCATCCAGCGCCCCGGCCGGGTCGTCGGCCTCGTCGACGTGACCATCCATCTCTGCGACTTCCGCGGGGACACGGACGGCCGCGCCAAGGCGCTGATCGACTGCGCCAAGAAGATCGGCGTCATCGCCGACGACGGCAAGCGGTACATCCGCCACGTCGACATCCGCCGCGGCGAGGCGCCCCCCGGCTTCGTCCGGATGAAGTTCACGCGTGTGAGCGTCGACGCGGGAACGCCTGAGACCGAGGTGGCCGCATGAGCGACCCTGTCAACGCCCCCTTCGACCGCGGTGAGGCCGAGCGCGCCGCAAAGGCGCTGTTCGGCAACCAGGCACTGCACCGCGCGGCCGCCGCGATGGCCGGATGCCACCCGCGCGCGCTGGACTACATCCTGCAGGCGCCCGTGATCGTCCTCTCGGCCAACGCCGGGAAGACCGGCGCGGCCGCCGCCCACTCCGCCCGCTCCTTCGCCGGCCCGCCGATGCGGATGCTGTGCGAGCGCGGCGCCAAGCTGCGCGACGTCATGGCGTTCTACGGCTGCGGCTTCCACCTCCGCCGTCTGGCCCCGAACGTCCTGCACCCGGTGCGCTGGCAGACCGTCTATCATCTCGGCCGCCTGCCGCCGTCGACCCTGTCCCAGATCCTACCAGAGGCGCGCAAGGACCAGGACGTGTGGCTGCGCGCTCTGACGGGCTGGGCCGACCATTGCGAGCGCCGCTGCGGCAACCGTTGGTTCCGCTTCGACTGGGCGGCGGTGGCGCTGCGCGCTGTGCGGCGTGGCGAAGAGGACCTCGCCGACGTCGTCGCCGATCTGGCTATCGAGGCAGGCCGTTCCGAGCCGCGCGCCGGCGCCGTGTTCGACCTGCGCTGGACCTTCGCCCAGGCCCACGCCGCGGCCGAGCGCTGGCATGCGGCCCTGGGCCGGCATATCGCCGAGCAGAAGGTCGCCCAAGGCCTCGGCGTCGGCTTCACCGATGCCGTCGACTATGTCCCGTTCCGCAACGAGCCGGTCACCGTCGACGGCTTCGAGTTCGTGCCGCTCCGCTCGTGCGAGGACCTCTACCTCGAGGGCGCCGCGATGCGCCATTGCGTGGCGAGCTACAGCCGCGAGGTCATGGCCGGCACCGCGCGCATCTTCTCGGTGCGGCAGGACGGGCGGCGTGTCGCGACGATGGAGTTGGATCGGCCCAATGAGGTCATCCGAGAGCCTGTCGGCAGCATCGAAGGCGTCCCGCACTACAGGTTCACTGGCACTTCCACCCCCTCAAAGACCTGGCGCGTTGTCCAGCTCAAGGGACCGTGCAACGCGCGTCCCATGGCCGGCGTCGAGGCCGCCTGCCGCCGCTTCGCCATTGATGAGCAGGCGCGCGCCCATGCGCCCCTGGCCGCCGCATCCCTCCGCGACGCCTTCCCCGGCGTGACGGGCAGCTTCTCGGGAGAGGCGGCATGAACGAGCATCTCCTCCAGTCGCTGCGCGATGAGAATGCCCAGCTTCGTGAGCAACTCGCGGCGATGCGCGCGGCGCTGTCCGAATGCCCTCCGCTGCCCGAGGAATGGGGACTGACGCCGTGCCAAGCGCGCGTGTTCGGCGTCCTCATTCGCCGCGAGAGGCCGAGCAGAACCGCGATCATGACCGCGCTCTACTCCGACCGGGCAGAAGCCGACATCGTCGAAGATCCGACCATGATCTCGATCTTCATCATGAAGATCCGGCGCAAGCTCAAGCCGTTCGACATCGAGATCCGGACCCTGCGGGGACACGGCTACGCGCTCGATGCGGCGACTCGCGCGCGGTTCGCCCACGCCGTCCAGCCGGCGCTGAGGATCGCGGCATGAACATCCCGCTCCTCGCCGCTCCGACAGGGGCGCCCTGGGCGCTCGACCCGCTGCCGATGTTCTCCTTCGACGTGATCATGGCGGATCCGCCCTGGCTCTTCGAAAACTATTCGGAGAAGGGCGAGGGCAAGAACCCGAAGCAACATTACGAGTGCATGCCGACGGCGGAGATCGCCGCGATGCCCGTCGGGCATCTCGCCCGCGGCGATGCCTGGCTCTGGCTCTGGGGCACGTGGCCGATGCTGCCCGACGCGATGGCCGTCATGGCGGCTTGGGGATTCCGCTACGTCGCCGGCGGCCCCTGGGTGAAGCGCGGCCGCTCCGGCAAGGTCGCGTTCGGTCAAGGCTACATCTTCCGGGAGTGCAATGAGGTGTTCCTCGTGGGCAAGATGGGCGCGCCGCCCGTCTGCTCGCGCTCCATCCGAAACCTGATCGAGGCGCCGCGCCGGCAGCACAGCCGCAAGCCCGATGAGGCCTATGACGTCTGCGAGCGGCTCTTCGGCCCCGCGCGCCGCGCCGACATCTTCAGCCGCGAGACTCGGCTTGGCTGGTCCAGCTGGGGCCGTGAGGCCGGGAAATTCGACGCTGGGGCGCCGGCGATCGCCGCCTCAGCCCTTCCCACCGTCCTGACGCCGGAACCCGCTCCGGCGCCGCTCCTCGCATTCGGGGGGATGTAGCTATGGCAAATGTGCCGGCCCCTTCGCCGCGCCAGCGCTTCCACGCCGCAAAGGGTTGTTCGGGCCACAAGCCCCCCGTCGTGGTGTTGGAGGTCTACCGGAATGGAGACCGCTTAGTCGCGTCTGGGTTCAGCACGCACATCCGGTGCGATGACCCGGCCCCAGAAAACCCCGTCCTGGCTTACGGCGTGCTTCAGTCAAAGTGGCTTCGCTTGCGTCGGCAAGTATTCGAGCGTGACGGGTTCCGGTGCACTTACTGCGGTTCGGTGGAAGCCCCCCTCCACTGTGACCATCGCCAGCCCTGGGCGAAGGGTGGCGAGACCGTCCTCGCCAATCTGACAACCGCCTGCCAGCGCTGCAACAACGGCAAAAGGGATCGGTCCGCTGAAGAGTGGATCGCGATCCTCCAAGCACGCGCTCAGGCTGCGGCCTCCCAATATCCAGAACTAGGCGCGTGAGATGTCTGATCGCCTCCCCTGGTTCCGATGCACCCCTTCCGCGCTTCTGGGCGCGATGGCCGGATTGCAGCCGGACGAGAGCCTGATCTACGTGACGGTCCTGATGAGGATTTATGAGACCGGTGGCCCTATCGCGGACACGGCTCGCACCTTGGCTCGCCGGACCGGGATCACCGAGCGGCGGGCTGCTAATGCCATCGAGGGGCTCTCGCTCGCCCGCAAGATCACGATCCTGTCCGATGAGAGGATCGACAGCATATCGACACATGCTGAGCTGAGCTGGCAGCGCGAGCGCCGGGCGGACAAGGCCGATGCTGGAAAGGCCAGCGCCAAGTCGCGCGCGCATCGGGCGAAAGTCGACAGGATCGCAGCGGCATCAGAAACGGTCGTCAAATTTCCGGGCCAAAAAAACCAAGGAAATCAACGATCCAAATCAACGGCTGCTGAACAGATGTCCGGAGAAGAAGAACAAGAAGATAGAGATAACCCCTCCCTCCCGCCTGCGCCCATCCCATTGGACTGGCAGCCCGATGACGGAGATCTGAAGGCCGCTCGCCAGTTCGGCGTGGCGGATGCCGATCTCCCCCGAGAGGTCATGGTGTTCATCGCTCACATGCGTGAGCAGAAAATCCGGGACACGGAGTGGCGGTATCGCTGGGTGAAATTCATCAGCCACTACCGCCCTTCGAAGGTCGGTCATGCTCGCTCCGGCGGCTCAGGGGTACGCCGCGAACCCCCCATGAGCGCCCAGACTGCCAACCTCGTCCGCATCGCCGAGAAGTTCGCCGCGGAGCAATCGACAGGAGTCGCCACCCATGTCCCAGGATCTGATCCCGACGAACTCATCGACATCCCTGACGACGACGAAGGCGGCGAGCCGGCGGCAGCTCGAGGCGAGGATCGAGGTGTTGCATGGGCATCTGGCGGTGGATCCGGCCCTTCCGACGCGCTTCTCCGTGCCGCGGGCTTTGGCGGCCACGACAGCCGAGCGTCGCGCGCTCTCCGTCGTTCGCGACCGCCTCGAGGCTGAGCTCAAGCCCTGGGAGGACCGAGATCTCGTCGACGCGGTGATCGGCAAGATGCTGAAGGGGTTCGAGCTCGGTCAGGGGCTGAGCGAGATGGACCGCCGGGTGCTAAACGGCGAGTTCATCGACGCGGTGCGGAAGTTGCCGCTCTGGGCGATCAAGGCGGCCGCAGAGCGGTTCAGGGACCGCGAGAACCTGTTGCCCTGGAACTCGGCGTTCCGGCCCAACCCGGCGCAGTTCGCCGAGGAGGCACGGGAGGGGATGATCCCCCACCGGAAGAAGCTACTGCACACCAATCGGGTGATGAATGCCGAGGTGGTTGACCCGCCCAGCCCGGCTCAGCGCGATCGAGTGGCGAAGCTCGCCGCAGCGTTCCGCGCCCAGTCCATGGCCGGCGCCGATGGCCGGCCCATGCCGACCGAGTCGGAGATTGGTCGCGCCCGGGAGGCAGCGCTGCGCGAGCATGGCGCGGCGCTGACACGGTCGGCCGCGAACGGCGGCTTGGCGGCGCTGACCGCGCGTCTGGACGCGAAGAAGCGAGGCGGCCGACCGGCGCAGGGTGAAGCCGGCCAGGAGTTCACGGGTGAAGGCGGCCACGCCTGACCTCTTCGACCAGCGGATCACAGGGAGCGGAGCGATGGACGGGGATCGGATCCAGAAGGCCACCAAGAACCTGCTGACGGCGGCGCTGATGTCGGCCGACGAACTGGCGGCGAAGAAGGGCGACGGCGACATCTTTGTTCGGATCAAGCGCAACAGCGAGCGGCTCTCGGCCTGCGCCGGGCACGAGTTTGAGCCCGATCCAGACTGGCGGACGTGGAAGCCGAACCGGACCGTGCACTGCCGGCGCTGCGGCGGCGACATGAAGATGCACGACGCGATGGAATACCTGCGCGGCTTCGCGCACGGCAGCGGGCAGGACTTCAAGGTGCTGTGCGCGGCGATCTGGCCGCCGGCCTCCTGATCGGAATCGGTCGACCAGTTCACGGGTGAAGGATATCACGCATGAAGGCGGGTGAGACGATGGCGGCCGCTCAGCCCTCCCCCCCGCTGCGGGGGAGGGTGATGGAGGCGGCGATCGACCACGAGGCGCTCGTCGCCACCTGGCGCGCGGGCCATGCGCAACTCGACCCGGCGCGAGCGCCGGCACCGGGGATCATCAACGTCGAGCCGGGCCCGGTCGGCCGGGCCGGCGTGTGGGGCTTCGTCCACGAGATGATGGGCCGGTTCATCGAGGAGCGCGGCACGGAGGCCGCCGCCCTCGGCTGGACGACGCTGGCACTGTTCGGCGTGCACCGGACCGCGGGCGCAATGCGCGTGGACGCAACGGGGGCGCTGATCACGCTCTATCCGCGCAAGGTGATTGCGATCTCGGCGACCGAGATCAAGCTGAGCCGTCGCGGCGTGGTGCAGACCTATCGCGGGCTGGTGAACCCGGCGGCGAGCGTTCCGGTGTGGGACTTCCGCTATCCGGAGAAGGCCAAGCCATGACGCCCGCGGAGGTAATCGCCGCCCTCTCGGGCAAGCGCATGCGCTGCTCGACCGAGCGCGCGTTGCAGGACGATATCGAATCGGTCCTGCGCGCCGCCGGGCGCCCGTTCGAGCGCGAGCGCTGGCTCGGCGCCGAGACGGGGCGCATCGACTTCCTCGCCGGCCGCACGGGCGTCGAGGTGAAGGTGAAGGGCGGCGCCCGGGAGATCCACCGGCAGGTGCTGCGCTACTGCGGGCATCCGGCGATTGACGCCGTGGTGCTCGCCACGACCAAGGCGGTGAGCCTGCCGCCCATGCCCAAACCCGTCCACATCCTCGACCTGTCGCGAGCCTGGCTTTAACATCTTCCCCGCCCTGAAGGACGGGGATTTTCGGAGATCGTGAGATCTCGTCCAGTTGACGCTTCACAGGGCCGCTTATGCAAACCCTCCACGTCCAGCAACGCGCTGTTCGCACGCCGTCTAATATTAATCGCCGCGTTGATGTCGGCGTGGCCGGCGTGGCCGCAACTGATGCATCGGAAGACCGCTTGGCTCTCGCGGCTCCTCGCATCGACCACACCACACGCCGCGCAGGTCTGCGACGTGAACTGCGCGGGAACGGTGACAACCTGACCGCCGCGCGCCTCCATCTTGTACGTCAGGATCGTCGCGAACTGGTGCCAGCCCGCGTTGAGGATCACCCGGTTCAGACCGGCCTTCTGGCGGACGTTGCGGCCGGGCTCTGCGAGGGTGCCTTTCGCGCTCGCGGTCATCGCGCGTGTGTTCAAGCCCTCCAACACCGCCGTCCCGAACCGGCGGCTGATGTCGAGGGCGGCGCGGTGGTGGAAGTCGCGCCGGATGCGGGCCTGCCGGGCCTGGAGGCGGGCGACGCGGGCCAGCGCGCGGCGCCTCCGGTTCGACCCGCGCTTGCGCCGAGAGGCAACCCTCTGCGCCTTGCGCTTCCTCGCCTCGATCCGTTCCAGGCTCTCGGGCAGGCGCATGGTCTCGCCCGTGGACAGGGCGAGCGTGGTCGTCACACCGCGGTCTATCCCGACCACCTCGGCGCTCGGGGCGGGCGCCGCGTGCTCGACTTCGCAGGTGAAGGCGACGTGCCAGCCGATCGGATCGAGGGAGACGGTGGCGTTCTTGACCGTGCCCTGGATCGGCCGCGTGTCGCGGAACCGAACCCAGCCGATCTTGGGCAGGCGCACGGCCGACCACTTCGCGCTGAGCCGCCGCACCGCGACCTCTCGCCCGGGAAAGCGGAAGCTGTCGTCCTCACCACGCCGACGCTGGCGCGGGAACGCGGCGCGACCCGTGAAGAAGTTCTGGAACGCCCGGTCGAGGTCCCGCAGGGCCTGCTGCTGACACGAGACGTAGACGGCCCGCACCCAATCGAACTCGGCACGCAATCGGGTGAGGTCGGCGGCTTGGCCGACGTACCCGAGGCGGTGCTTGCGACCCCAGATCGCTCTCTGTTCGAGGGCGAGGTTGTAGGTCAATCGGCACACGCCCGCGAACTGCCGGAACAGGTCTTCCTGCTCGGGCAACGGATCCAGTTTGAACCTGTATCCACGTGCGATGATCACGGTCTGTTCCTATCACGGGGCGGGCATCTCACCAACCATTCATGCCGCGCAGACGTGCGGCCTCCTCGGCCTGAAGGCCGAGGTTTCAGGAGTTGCCGATGAGCGCTGCCCTATCCCTGTCCCTGCCCGTGCCGGCCCCGGCGCGCACCTACGGCACCCTGACGCTCGACCGTGACCGGAGCGAGTGGATCCTCGACGGGATGGACCCGCACGTCGCGATCCGGTTGAAGAACGCCTTCCCCCGGGTGTCGAAGACCGGCACCCAGCCGTTCCAGTTCCGCGACACGCCGGAGGGCTGCGCCGATCTCGACTGGTTCCTCTCCCGCTATCCGATGCGCATGCTCGACGGCGACGCCTCGGCGCTCCAGGCCGGCCGCAGGCGGTTCGAGGCGGACATCGCCGAGGCGGAGCGCCTGCTCCTGCCGGACTACACGCCGCCGCCCTTCGCCGGCTTCCGAGAGGGACTCGCGCCCTATCCGATGCAGACGGTGGCGATCGAACTGGCGCGGATGCGCGGGCGCCTGCTCCTCGGCGACGACCTGGGCCTCGGCAAGACCACGGTGGCGCTGGGCGCGATCCTGGAGCCGCGCTTGCTGCCCGCCGCCGTGGTGGTGCAGTCGCACCTCGGGCCGCAATGGGAGAAGCGGGCGCAGGTCTTCACGAACCTACGGGTGCACCGGATCAAGGGGACCAAGCCCTACGACCTGCCGGAGGCCGACCTCTACATCTTCACCTACTCCCAGCTCGCCGGCTGGGTGAGCGTGTTCGAGGTCGTGCGCTGGCCGACGGTGATCTATGACGAGATCCAGGAACTGCGCACGGGCGGGAAGGCCGCGAAGTACCGGGGCGCGGAGGTGCTGAGCCGGCACGCCGGCGCGCTGCGCCTCGGGCTCTCGGCCTCGCCGGTCTACAACTACGGCGACGAGATCTTCCCGATCCTGGAGCTGCTCGAGAAGGGCGCGCTCGGCTCCTACGACGAGTTCACGCGTGAATGGTGCAGCTACAACGGGCGGCGCTACATCGTTGACGATCCGGACGCGCTCGGGACCTACCTGCGCGAGCAGCACCTGATGCTTCGGCGCCTGCGCGGCGGCCGGCCGGTGAACACGATCGTTCGTCACGTCCCCTACGACGAGGAAATCGCGGCCGAGAGCGAGGACCTCGCCCGGGCGCTGGCGATCAAGGTGCTGAGCGGTTCGTTCGTCCAGCGGGGCCAGGCGGCGCGCGAGCTCGACATGCTGGCCCGGCAGGTGACCGGCGTGGCCAAGGCGCGGCACGTCGCGGCGGTGGTGCGGATCCTGCTCGAGAGCGGCACGCCGGTGGTGCTCGCGGGCTGGCACCGCGAGGTCTACGAGATCTGGTGCGAGGCGCTGAAGGATTTCGGGCCGGAGCTCTACACCGGCACGGAGTCGGCCTCGCGCAAGGAGAAGAGCAAGGATCGGTTCGTCTCCGGCGAGACCGATCTCCTGATCATGTCGCTGCGCTCCGGCGCCGGCCTCGACGGGCTGCAGGCGCGGTGCTGCACGGTGGTGTTCGGAGAACTGGACTGGTCGCCGAAGGTCCACGAGCAGCTCATCGGCCGCGTCGACCGGCCGGGCCAGTCGGCCGAGGAGGTGACGGCGATCTACCTCGTCACCGACCAGGGCTCCGACCCGGTGGTGACCGGGGTGCTGGGCCTGAAGGGCGCCCAGGCGCGCGGGATCACCGACCCGCTGGCGGGTGTCGAGCACGTCTATTCCGACGAGAGCCGCGTCCGCCTGCTGGCTGAGCGCTACCTCGCCGCCCAGGGGCAGACGACGCCGCAGGCCGTGCCGAGCGCGACACCGCAGACCGTGACGCTGATGGAGGTTGGTGATGGACGATGACCTGTTCGCAGGGCTGCCGCGGCTCGAGATGGCGCCGTCGGCAGACGGGATGATGGTTGGCGCGATGGGTGGCGGCGCCGCCTGTGGGCTGGAGATCGCGCCCGATCAGGCGCTGGCCGCCGGGATCTGGCTCCTCGACGCCGGCCTCGGCCGATCGCGGGACCCGCTCGAGGTCGGGGAGATCGTCGGCCCGAGCGCGCTGCGCCTCGCTCCGTTCGCCGGAGGCGACGTGGGCGCGTCCGTGGTCACCCTCGACGTGGGCGAGGAGCCGGCGCAGGTGGTGCTGAATCGCCTGCAGGCGATGCTGGCCGGCGAGCACCTGATCGCCTGCGCGATCCGGGCGGGGGCGCGACCATCTGCGCAATCACCACTTGATCCCGAGGGGCTCATTCGGCTCTAGTATGTTCACGAGTTCACGCGTCGACGAATTCAGTCCGCGTGCCGTCCGCGGGGCGGAAACGGCCCCGGCCCGCGGTCTCCTTCAGGCGCCGAACCCGCGAGGTCCCGCATGTCCGATCACAGCCCGTCCCTCACCCGCCTGACCGCCGATCTCGTATCGGCCTATGTGGCGCGCAACGCCGTACCGGCTTCGGACATGCCCGGCCTGATCCGGACGGTCCACGCTGCGATCAGCGGGCTCGGGACGGCCGGTCCGGTGGCGCCGCAGGTGCGGACGCTCAGCCAGGCCGAGGTCAAGCGCTCGATCGCCGCCGACGGGCTGGTCAGCTTCATCGATGGGCGCACCTACCAGACGCTGCGACGCCATCTCACAGCCCACCGGATGACGCCGGACCAGTATCGCCGCGCGTACGGTCTTCCCGCGGATTATCCGCTCGTGGCACCGTCCTACTCGCAGAAGCGGTCCAAGATCGCCAAGGCGATCGGCCTGGGCGTGCCGAACGCTCTGGCGCAGGCGGCCTGATCCGCGGGCCCGGACCGCCATCCGGCGGCCGGGCAGTTCAACAGTTCACGGTTTCACCAATCGACGCATCCACCCGTCCTATGATCGCCCGCCTTCCCGGACTCCGGCCGTGCTGCACCAGATTCCCCAAGCTCACACGGCCGTGCCCCCAGTGGCGACCGCCTGGACCGTAGAAGACGTCGAGCGCTGGCTCATCGCCGGCTTTCGCGAGATGCTGTTCCGCCCGGTCTACGCACCGGGTGGCAACACGCTCCTGAGCGTGAACACGCCGATCTCCCCGTCCGCACCCTCGGCGACCTTCGACATCGTGGCCTTCGCCCCGACCGTGCTGGGCAAGGGGTCCCGGGAATGCCTCGCGGTGCTCACCTGGGCGCGCTCGCTGGCGGCGCGGGACACGGCGAAAGGAGACTGGTCGATCGCGGAGTTCTGCCGCGAGAAGGGCTGGCCGCGCCGCACCTTCGACCGGCGCCGGTTGCGCGCCTGCCAGAAGATCGCCCTCGCCAAGAACATCGCCGACGGCCTGCAACAACAGGAAAAAAACAGGACGACGCGCCGTAGGCCTACTTGACAGTGTCCGAGACGCGGCTGGCCACTGGGCTCAGGTTGTCAAGCAACCGTCCAGTCGATCCCATGGAGCACAGCTGTGCACGCGCCGGCCGGGACTACCTTTCATCAAGACGAGACGCAGGGCAAGGCGCGACGTGTGCTTCCGATCGAGGAGGCGCTCCGCTGGATGGCCCGCGACGAGCTGCCGAAGGCCAAGGCCGACGCGCCGATCACGGCGCCGCCGACCTCGAGCATGCACCCGATGTGGCGCGGCGGGATCTTCGGCGCCCGCATCCAGAACTGGAACCGCGAGCCCGGCATGCCTGCGGCGATGGGCGACCCCCATCCTGACGCGCTGCGGCTCAACCGGGCGATCCGCGAACTGCGGGCCGACACCCTCGACCTCTCCGGCTATCGGATCACGCACGGGCTGACGAAGCTCGACCCGCGCATCCCGGTCGCCGAGATCTGTGCCCAGGCGCTCGAGCACGCCAAGGGCTGGCTCCTGACCTGCGCGGTGCGCGGCTCGGTGCCAGATCACGGCTGCGGGGCGATCTTCGAGCCGCACAAGGGTTCGCGCGGGCAGGTCACCCTCTGGCTCGACGTCCAGAAGGAAGTCGGCAAGGGCGCCGACGGGCAGCCCTGGTACGCGGCCTCGCACGAGACCACGACGCCGAACTACGGCGGCGAGTTCAAGCCGGAGAAGGGCTCGCAGTACAAGAAGGGCACCTTCTGCAAGCTGCGGTTCACGCGTGAAGCGCGCGACGTGGCGATGGACCGGGCGATCTATGCCGCGTGGCACGCCGCCTCCTGCCGCCTCGTCGAGATGCTCTCCGGCATGGAGGACGTCGAGGTCGAGGAGAACGGGCGGCGCACGACCAAGCGGGTCTGGATCCTGAGCAGCCTCGATCTCCGGCCGCCGGTGGCGCCGGCCACGCCGTGGATCCACCCGCCGCGCGCCCCAGCCGTCCTGCTCTCCCTCGCGCCGCTGGCCGAGGAGGCTCCGAGCGAGCCGGCGAAGCGCGAGATGATGCCGCCGCGCAACCCTCGCCTTCCCGTCCGCCACCTCGACCCGGCCGCCTGGTCGGATCTGCGCGCCGCCGCCTGATCGAAGGAGCCCCTCGTGCTCATCCTCGCCGCCGCCCCGCATGTGCTCGCCGCCTACGGCCTCATCTGCCTGATCATCCACACGGTGAAGATCACGCGGCGCGTCTCCCGTCTCTTCGCCCCCGCCGGGCGCTGACCCCCCTCACCACCGAGAAGGACCGACACCATGGCTCTCTGGAAAGACCTCATCGCCCGCGGCCAGAAGGCCGCCAAGGCCTATACGGGCGACGCCACCTTCCTCGCCGGCGCCGCCGCGGCCGCCGCGCTCGTGACCCGCGCCGACGGTCAGGTCGATGAGGACGAGATCACCGCCGCGCTCTCGGGGCTGACCGCCAACGCGCTGCTGAAATCGTTCACCGCGTCCAAGATCGAGGACGTGTTCATGCAGTCGCTGGAACGCGCCAAGAGCCGGGCCGGCAAGATCGAGCTGCAGCGCGCGATCGCGGCGCTCGGCGCTCGGTCCCTGGAGGAGCGTCAGGACGTGTTCCTGATCGGCGCCGACGTCGCCGACAGCGACGGCATCGGCCCGGAGGAGCGCAAGGTGCTTGAGGAGATCGCCAAGGCGCTCGGCGGCATCGACTCCAACAAGCTCCTGGGCGAGCCGGCCAAGGCCGCCTGATCCCTCCCGGCGGGCGGCGCGGGCCGCCCGTCCCCTCTCCTGCCGGAGCATAGCCGTGGACGCGCAATTCTGGGCCGCCCTCGCGGGCATCGTGTGGCTCGATCTCCTCCTTTCGGGCGACAACGCCCTCGTGATCGCGATGGTCTGTGGCGGACTTGAGCCGCGCCGTCGCACGATCGGCATGTGGCTCGGCACCGGCGGGGCGATCGTCCTGCGGATCGCGCTGGCCTTCTGCGTCGCGTGGCTGATGGCGTGGCCGGGGTTGATGGCCCTGGGCGGCGCCTTCCTGCTCTATGTCGCGGCCGGCCTCGTGATGGGCGGCGGGGACGCGGAGGCGCGCGCGCCGAGCCGGACGCTTCTGGGCGCCGTGGCGACCATCGCGGCGGCCGACGTGAGCATGAGCCTCGACAACGTCATGGCCATCGCCGCTCTCTCCCGGGGCGACTGGGTTCTGATGGCGGCCGGCGTCCTGATCTCGATCCCGATGATCGTGGCGGGCGCGGCCATCATCTCGAAGGTGCTGGAGCGCGTGCCCGCCCTCGCCTGGGCGGGGGCCGGGCTTCTCGGGTATGTCGCCGGCGGCATCATCTCGGCGGACCCGCTGGTCTCCGGCTACCTGCGGGCGGACGCGGATGCCCTGCATCACGCCCTGGGCGGCATCGGTTGCGCCACGGTCCTGGCGGTCGGCCTCGCCGTTCGCCGGGCCCGGATCGTCGAACCGGCGTTATCCGCGGCCTGATCGGCTTCCTGCCGCCGCGAGTCGACGAACGCATTCAACCCTGCACCCGTGAACTGGAAAAGGAGTTCACGGGTGCACTTTTCATAGTGCCTCCGTCCGAGAGCCGTGCGATCTTTCGCTCAGGGCAACGCCCGACTCCGATGGAGACACGATCATGTCCACATACGACATCTGCATCCTGATTTTAGAGGGCGCCGCCATGCTGGTCGGAGCCGCCATGCTCCCGGGCGGGTTCTTCGTGCAGCGCCTGCAACCGTGGACGGTCGAGCCGGAGGTGCAGTTGCTGCGCGTCGAGCGCTCCCGGTACGCGGATCCGAGGCCAGCCCGAGACCACGATGTCCTGTGAGCCGGCAGACGATCGCCGCGACGAGATCGAGCGGCTGGGCGATCAGGTCCGGGGCGCGTGGCGCGCCCTGGAGGATCGCGGCTTCCCGCCGGAGGCGGCCGGGTGGCCGTTCATCGAGCCAGACCTCGGCGCCGCGATCGGTGCGGCGCTCGATTGCCTCATCCGGACGCGGGAGGACCTGATCCGGCGGCCAACACCGAAAACAACCTGCCCCGCACTGGAAAGACCTTCCCATGAGCAAGCCGGGGGACGCGCGATGAGCTGGTGGAACCGCAAGACCAAGACGAAGAAGCTCCGCCGGCCCCAGCGCGTGCGGGCGGCCTCCCACCGGTGGGGCTGGTGGTTCTCATCCGACGCCGAGAACTACAGCGGCCCCTTCCGAACCCGCGAAGACGCCATCGCGACGGCTCGCGCCGAGGACTGCGGCGAGTGGCACAACGTCGATGGCGTCGGCCGGTTCTACCTACTGGAGGGCGTCGCGTTGATTGTTCGCTGAGTTACGGTCGAGACGAACGGGTCGTGAACGGTTGCCGCCTCGGAAGAGCTGCGAGGGTGGCGGCTACACCGCTCGTGTGATCCCGGCGAGGGCCATTTCGCGATAGACGGTGGCGCGGCCGAGCCCGACCTGGCGCCCCGCTTCCGTAGGCGATAGCCCGGCTTGGACGAGTTTCAGGGCGGCCACGACCTTGTCCGGATCGACCGGTTGCCGGCCCGGACGCTTGCCTTTGGCACGGGCCGCCGCGATCCCGTCCTTGGTGCGCTCGGCGATCAGCCGCCGCTCGAAGTGGGCGATCGCACCGAAGACGTGGAAGACCAGTTCGCCGGCGGCCGAGCCGGTGTCGATCTTCTCCTCCAGGCTCACGAGCGCAATGCCGCGTTCCTTGAGCAGGTTTACGCTCGACAACAGCTCGGCGAGAGAGCGCCCGAGTCGGTCGAGGCGAACCACCGCCAGGGTGTCGCCGCGACGCGCGTAGGCGAGGAGTTCGGTCAGGCCGGGCCGGTCCATGCTCTTGCCCGACCGCACGTCGGTGAAGACGCAGATGGCGCCCGCCCGCTCGAGCCGCAGCGTCTGCCCCGCGACGTCCTGGTCTCCGGTCGACACCCGTGCGTAACCCAGCACGTCGCCCATGATCTCGTCCCGCAAACGTCCGTTCTCGGGACGCCCGCCGAGCCGATCCGGCGCAGGCTTCGTTCCCGTCCACTTAATGCGTCCCGTTAAGCATCCGTGTCCACAATGATCCCCTGCCTTCTCTGGACGGTGGGAGGATCGGGATGGCACGTCGGAGCCTGCTGACGGATGCCGAGCGCGAGCGGCTGTTCGGCGTGCCGACGGGTCGCGACGAACTTGTCCGGCGCTACACCCTAGACCTAACCGACCTGGCGCTCGTCTCGGGGCATCGAGGCGACGCGAACCGGCTCGGCTTCGCGCTACAGCTCGCGCTCCTGCGCGACCCCGGCTTCGGTCTCTCTGTCGCTACCGGCGCTCCCGAGGCGCTCGTCGTCTTCCTCGCCGAGCAACTCGGGATCGAGCCGAGCGCCTTTGCCGCTTACGCAGCCCGAGTCGCGACCGCGACCGAGCACGCTCGCGAGCTCGAGCGCGCCCTGGGCCTGCGCCCGGCGACGCGGGTGGATCTGCCGCTGATGATCGAGTCCGCCGCGGCTGCGGCGTGGCCGACAGACAAGGGAGGGCCGATCGCTGAAGGAATCATCCACGCGTTGCGCGACGTCCGCATCGTCCTGCCGACACCCGACACGATCGAACGCGCCGGGCTGGCCGGACGCGCTCGTGCGAGGAAGCGCGCCGCCGACGCTTTGCTCGCCGGCCTCTCGCACGAGCAGATCACAAGGCTCGATGCAATGCTGGCCGTGGATCCTGCGACCGGCCGCACGCTGCTTGCCTGGACGAGGGACCTGCCGGTCGCGCCCAAGCCTGACCACGTTCGCGAACTTGTGGACCGGCTGGCGATGGTGCGCGCGGTCGGTCTCGACCCCACCCTCACCAACCGGATCCACCCCGACCGGCTGCGCGCACTCGTGCGGGAGGGACAACTGTCGTCGCCCCACGCGATCGAACGCTACACGCCGCACCGACGCCGCGCCATCCTGGTCGCGGCGCTGCTCGACCTGGAGAGGCGATTGACCGACGCCGTGCTCGGCATGGCCGATCGGCTGATCGGTGCCAGCTTCACACGGGGGAAGAATGCCCGCGAGCGCACCTACACGGCGACCTCGCGTGACGTTGGCCGGCTCATGCGCCTGCTCCACGGCACGATCGAAGCGGTCGAGGCCGCGGTGCGCGACGGCGGCGACGCGCTCAGCGCGATCGACGGGGCGGTCGGGCTGGACCGGCTTATCCACGCTAAGCCTGACGCGGCTGCGATCGCTGACCTCGCGGAGGAGGATCCGCTGGTGCGCGCCGCCGACCGGCATGGCACCCTCAGGAAGTTCGCGCCGCTCCTTCTAGAGGCGATCGACTTCAGGGCGAGCCGGAGCACGGACCCCACGATTGCTGCTCTCGCCACCCTGCGTCAGCTTAACCGCTCCGGAAAACGCGACGTGCCCCGCGACGCGCCGATGCCGTTCAAGAAGGATTGGCGCAGGCTCGTCGCCGGTGCTGACGGCAAGGTCGACCGCAGGCTCTACGAGACTGCGGTGTTCGCCCACCTGCGTAACAAGTGGCGCTCGGGCGACGTCTGGGTGGAGCGCTCGGGCGAGTATCGTCGCTTCGACAGCTATCTCCTTCCTGCGGCCGAAGCTGCGCCCATCGTCACCGATCTCGACTTGCCGGCGAGCGGCGACGCGTGGCTGTCGGAGCGGGGCCGTGAACTCGACTGGCGCCTCCAGCGCTTCGCAGGCCGCCTGACCCGAGGCCAAGTCGAGGGCGTGTCCATGAAGAACGGCCGGCTGTCTATCGCGCCGGTGCGTTCCGCGACCCCGCCGGACGCGGCGGCGCTGGCCGAGCGCATCGACGCACTGATGCCGCGCGTGCGCGTCACCGACCTTCTTCACGAGGTGGCGCGCGAGACCGGCTTCCTCTCCGCCTTCACCAATCTGCGCACGCACCGGCCGGTCGACAACGAGGCCGCACTCCTGGCCGTGATCCTCGCCGACGCCACCAATCTCGGCCTGTCTCGCATGGCCGAGGCGAGCCAGGGCGTGACCCGCGACCAGCTTCTCTGGACCCGCGAAGCCTATATCCGCGATGAGACATACCGGGCCGCGCTCGCGCGCATCATCGACGCGCACCACGCGCTGCCGATCGCCTGTGTGTGGGGGGATGGCACCACCTCGGCGTCCGACGGTCAGTTCTTCCGGTCGGGCAAGCGCGGCGACGCCGCCGGCGAGGTCAACGCCCGCTACGGTGTCGATCCAGGCTTTGCCTTCTACACCCACACCTCTGATCAGCACGATCCCTTCCATGCGACCGTGATCTCGGCCACCGAGCACGAGGCGCCCTTCGTCCTCGACGGGCTTCTCCATCACGGCAGCGGCCTGAGCATCGCCGAGCACTACACCGATACTGGCGGCAGCACCGACCACGTCCACGCCCTGTGCGCGCTGCTGGGTTTCCGCTTTTGCCCCCGCCTGCGCGACTTCCCCGACCGCCGGCTCGCCTCGATCGAGCCCGCCGCACGATACCCGGCGCTGAAGCCCATCATGGGAAAGAGGGTGCGCGTCGAACTCATTCGCGAGCACTGGGGGGACATCATCCGCCTCGTAGCCTCGCTGAAGGCCGGCGTCGTCGCGCCCTCCGCGATGCTGAAGAAGCTTGCCGCCTACGAACGGCAGAACCAGCTCGACCTCGCGCTCGCCGAGATGGGCCGCATCTGCCGTACGTTGTTCATGCTCGACTGGCTCGAGGCGCCCGCGCTGCGCCGACGCTGCCATGCGGGACTGAACAAGTCCGAGCAGCGCCACGTTCTGGCCGGTGCCATCTGCACCTACAAACAGGGACGCATCGCCGACCGCTCGCGCGAGGCGCAGGAGTATCGCGCTTCGGGGCTCAACCTCGTCATCGCCGCCATCGTATATTGGAACTCGACCTACATGGCCGACGCGGTGGCGCACTTGCGTACGACGGTCGAGCCCGCGCCCGACGACCTGCTGAGCCACACCTCGCCCGTCGGGTGGGAGCACATCGCGCTCTCCGGAGACTTCCTCTGGGACCACGTCGCCATGCCGAGGGGCCGGCGGCCGCTCAACCTGCCGCGCCAACGTCGCGTTGCATGACGTTCACGCAGCGTTCTTCCTTGGCGTAACTGGGCGAACAACCAACGCGACGTCCTCTACTGGAAGCTCGCCAGGGGCCGATTGCCCTCTGGGCCTATACCGACAGCGAGTCCGTCATGGAGCGCGTCATGGAAGCCGTCGACGACGAGTACGGCGGCGAGGACGGGATCGAGTGGGACAACGCATGGCCCGCCGCGGCCGACCGGCGGCTGGAGGTCTGGATCAGGCGCGTCGTTCGGTTCTGGCAGTGGTGGCACGGGATCGAGGTGCGCACCTGGGCCTTCACGAACTCAAGAAACGCCGAGACCTACACATGGGTGAAGGGCTTCTAACGCCCGCGGCCAGGGCAGACGGGAACTCCGTCGAACATTCCAACAGGAAGCGACAATGAGCGACACTTACAAGCGCGGTCTTGCCAAGCTCGGCCCCGAGTTTCGAGCCCGCATCTGTTACTTCTGCGATGGCGCAGGCGCCTATGAACAGACGTACACCGCAGGCTGCGGCATGGGATACTACCGCTCGCGCGGACGATGCGACCATTGCGCGGGCACGGGCCTAATACAGGGAAGCCAGCCCGCCCCGGCCTCCGTTCGTGCTCAGGTCATCAACGCCGCCGGATAGCGCGGAGGGGAAATCCGCCAACCACGCTGCAACACCCATTGAGGAGGCTTGAGAGATGACCACGTTTAACCTGACGAATGCACAGCGCGCCTTGCTGACATTGCTGGCCCCCAAGTCCGGCGTAATCTTCGTTCGTGGAGATGACGCCGAGACGGCGATCAGCCTCGCGGACACTCCCCTCGTGGCTCTCGGGCCTACCGAGGGGAGCGGCGCCGTCACGGTGCTGATAACGGCGGAAGGCCGTGCGGCGCTCGCCGCAGCGTCCGCCAGTTGAGGGCTAGAATGTGGGGCAACGGCACCGGCCATTTTACCCCACATTCCCGAGGCGGCGACAGAGCGCGAAGGCCCGGCCGGCGGCATCCGTCCAGCCCGCGCAGAATGTGGGGCAGATTGAGGGGTGAGGCCGTTTTCAGGCCCTCCGCAACGCCCTGAAACGACGGCAGAGGGGGCAGAAGCCGGGAGGCGATACGATGGCACAGCTAAGGGTCAGGATCGAGGATACGTTCGTCATGGACTTAGACGACGTGTTTTCGCGTGTCATTCTGCGAGTGCCGCGCAAGCAAGCGGTCGCGGCGCTAAGGCATGAGGTCAAATATCTGGTCAGTGAAATGTGCGAGCGCGTCATGGACACGCCTTCGTTTTCGGAGTTTTACTTCGCGTGTTTCCTGTGCCGCGAGGAGCTTGCAGACCCTCGGCCCGGCCATGAGCCGCCGGGCTGGGACCGGACGTTGCAAGATCGCGAGTATGCGAACGCGGCGGCATAGCGGAGGGGGCAGGATCTTGAGCAAGTTCGGTGAAGGTCAGACGATCAAAAAGGGCTGGATCATCATCCATGAGCCGGGGAAGATCCCGGATCTGAAACGACCACCGGATCAGAGCGACGACGGTCTCGACGCCTTCCTAATCGAGTTGGTTAAGCATTATTCGACCTCAACCTTCACCGTCTGCCGCTTAACGTGGAACGACGATCTATGGATTGAGAACGGGGCGTGCCGGCTCGCCGAGAAAGCTGCAATGGACAATCTCACGCCCGAGGATTGGGCCGAGATCGACGCCATGCACGAGGAAGCCTGACCACGGGGGGCATCCACCGAGCTACCCCTTGACCGTGTCCGAACTAGCCGTCGACGCGTGAATGCGTGAACGGCCTGGATTTCCAAGTGCCTCTATCCAAGGTGCTTGTATAATCCGTCACAAGGGGCCGCGCCCCACTCGCAGGAGACAAGCTGATGACCGCCTCGCCCAGCCCCTCGAACGGCGCCGGCAGCCGCCTGGCGCGCGGACTGCGTGCGATGCTCGATCAGGGAAGCCAGCTCAATCTGTTCGGGATGTTTGGGGCGGCGGCGCCGGCACCCGAGACCCATCCCGCCAAGGTCGGGCCCGTGTCGGAGCCGATCACCGCCGCGCCGTTCTATCTCGACGAGGACCGGGCGCTGCCCACATCGTGGAAGGGGAGGGCGCGCGACAACCTCTACGCCATCGAGCTCTCGGCCGAGATCGTGGCGGCGGGCCGGCCGGCCACGCGGGTGGAGCAGGAGCGCCTGATCCGGTTCACGGGCTTCGGCGCCTCCGACCTCGCCAACGGCGCGTTCAGGCGCCCGGGCGAGTCGCGTTATCGCGCCGGGTGGGAGGAGATCGGCGCGGAACTGGAGGCGCTCACCAGCCCCGAGGAGCACGCCGCTCTGGCCCAGGGCACCCAATATGCCCACTTCACGCCCGAGGGCATCGTGCGGGCGATCTGGGCGGCCCTGACGCGCTTCGGCTTCGCCGGCGGGCGCGTCCTCGAGCCGGGCATCGGCACCGGCCTGTTCCCGGCCCTGATGCCGGCGCAGCTGCACGGCAACGTCCAGATCTTGGGCATCGAGGCGGATCCGGTCACGGCCCGCATCGCCACCCTTCTGCGGCCGGACGCCGAGATCCGCGCGGAGGACTTCGCCACCACGCGCCTGCGCGGCGGCTTCGCGCTGGCCATCGGCAATCCGCCCTACTCGACGCGGGTGGTGCGCACCGATCCCGCCTACCGGGCGCTCGGCCTGCGCCTGCACGACTATTTCATCTGCAAGGCCGTCGACGCCCTGGCGCCCGGCGGCTTCGCGGCGTTCGTCACCAGCCAGGGGACGATGGACAAGGCCGAGACCGGCGTGCGCGCGCGGCTCGCCGAGCGGTGCGATCTCCTCGGCGCGATCCGGCTGCCCGAGGGCGCGTTCAGCGCCACGGCCGGAACCGAGGTCGGCACCGACATCCTGTTCCTGCGCCGCCGCCGCGCGGGGGAGGGGGCCTCCGACGTCGCGTGGATCGAGACCGAGTCGGCGAACATCGCCCGGGCCGAGCACATCGAGGTCAACCGCTACTTCCTCGACAACCCCGACATGGTGCTGGGCGCCCACGTCGTGGCGTCCGGGCCGTTCGGGCCGGCCTATGCCTGCCGGGCGATCCCGGGCCTCGACCTCGACGCCGGACTCGCCCGCGCGGTCGCGCTGCTGCCCGCCGACCTCGGTGCGCCCGACGCGGAGGAGGAGGGCGAGGCGCCGGCCGCCGAGGCCGTGACGATCTCTTCGGGCCAGAACGAGCGCCTGCGCGAGGGCTCGTTCTTCGTCGTGGACGACCGCCTGATGCAGGTGATCGACGGCGAGGCGGTCGCGGTGGCGATCAAGGGCAAAGGGACGTCTCTCGCCGGCGGCATCTTCCCGAAGCACGCGCGGATCATCCGCGACCTCATCCCGATCCGCGACAGCGTGCGGGCGATCCTGGCGCTTCAGGAGAGGCGCGAGCCCTCGTCCGAGGAACAGGCGCGGCTCGGCGCCCTCTACGACGCGTTCGTCGCGCGGCACGGCTGGATCAACGCGACGACCGTACAGGTGCGCGAGGCGGACGGGGAGGGCGCCCGCACCGAGACGCACCGCCAGCCGAACCTCGCGCCGTTCCGAGACGATCCCGATTGCTGGCTCGTCGCCTCGATCGAGGATTACGACCTCGAGAGCGACACCGCGACCAAGGGCCTGATCTTCCACGGCACCGTGATCGCCCCCGAGCCGCCGGCCGAGATCCGCACCGCGGCCGACGCTCTGGCGCGCTGCCTGCACGACACGGGGCATGTCGACGTCGACGAGATCGCGCGCCTGCTCGGCCGAACCCGCGCTGCGGCGCTCGACGAACTCGGCCCGGCGCTGTTTCGCGATCCCGAGACCGACCAGTGGGAGACCGCCGACGCTTACCTGTCGGGGAAGGTGCGAGACAAGCTCGCGGCGGCCATCGGCGCCGCCGACCTCGACCCCAGCTTCCGCCGCAACGTCGAGGCGCTGGAACTGGTCCAGCCCACCGACATCCCGCCCTCAGACATCACCGCGCGCCTGGGCCAGCCCTGGATCCCGGTCGACGTGATCGAGCGGTTTCTCGCCGACATGATCCGCGTCCGCAGCCCGGTCCGCCACTATCCGGAAGCGGCGACCTGGGCGGTGAACGAATACGCTTTCGCCTACTGCCCCGAGGCGGATCTCCGCTGGGGGACGCACCGCTACGGCGTCGGCAAGCTCGTCCTCGACGCGCTGAACTCCCGCACGCCGCAGATCTTCGACACCGCCTTCGTCGACGGCCGTGAAACCCGCGAACTGAACGTGCAGGAGACCGAGGCGGCCAAGGAGAAGCTGCAGAACCTGAAAGGCGCCTTCGAGTCCTGGGTCTGGCGCGATCCGGAGCGGGCCGACCGGCTGTCGCGGCTCTACAACGACACCTTCAACAACCTCGTGGCGCGCCGCTTCGACGGCTCGCACCTGACGCTCCCGGGCTCCTCGGCCTCGGTGAGCCTGCGCCCGCACCAGAAGCGCGCGATCTGGCGCATGGTGGCGGCCGGTGGCACCTATCTCGCCCACGCGGTCGGCGCGGGTAAGTCCTGGACCATCGCCGGCGCCATCATGGAGCAGCGCCGCCTGGGCCTGATCTCCAAGGCGATCGTGGCGGTCCCCGGCCACTGCCTCGCGCAGTTCGCCCGCGAGTTCCTGCACCTCTATCCCCGTGCTCGGATCCTGGTCGCCGACGAGAACAACTTCGCCCGGGACAAGCGCCGCCGCTTCCTCGCCCGCGCGGCCACCGGCGATTGGGACGCGATCATCATCACCCACTCGGCGTTCCGGTTCATTGGCCTGCCCGCCGCCTTCGAGCGGCAGATGCTCGAGGAGATGATCGACGAGCACGTCGCATTGATCGCGACGGTGGATTGGTCGGACCGGCTCACCATCAAGCAGCTGGAGCGCAAGAAGGAGGCGCTGCGCGACCGGCTGAAGGCGATCAAGCTGCGCCGCGACGACTTCATGACCTTGGGCGAGATCGGGATCGATCAGATCTACGTCGACGAGGCCCAGGAATTCCGTCGCCTCGCGTTCAGCACGAACCAATCCAACCTGAAGGGCATCGACTCGGAGGGCTCCCAGATGGCCTGGGACCTGTTCGCCAAGGCGCGCTACCTGCGCCGGCGCCGCTCCGCGCTGGGCCTCGACCACGGCATCGACCGGGCGCTGAACCTCGCCTCCGGCACCCCGATCACCAACACGATCGGCGAGATGTTCACCCTGCAGCGGTTCATGGATCCGGACGGGCTCGCCGAGCGCGCGCTCCAAGAGTTCGACGCCTGGGCCGCGTCCTTCGGCGAGACCCGCACCGAGCTCGAGTTGCAGCCCTCGGGCCGCTACAAGCAGGTAACGCGCTTCGCCGAGTTCGTGAATGTGCCGGAGCTGATCAGCCAGTTCCGCGCCTTCGCCGACGTGGTCTCGGCCGAGGACCTGCGCCAGCTCGTGCAGAGGCCCGACATCGCCGGCGGCAAGCGGCGGATCATCACCGCCCCGGCGACCGAGGCGTTCCGCGGGTATCAGCGCCACCTCGACGAGCGGATCAAGGCGATCGAGGCGCGCTCGGGCCGGCCGAAGCCTGGGGACGACATCATCCTGTCGGTGATCGGCGACGGGCGCCACGCCGCGATGGATCTGCGCCTCGTGCTCCCAGGCCATCCCGACGAGCCGGAGAACAAGCTCAACCGGCTGGTGGCCGAGGTGCACCGCATCCACCTCGCGCACGCCGCGCAGGTCTACCGGCAGCCGGACGGCTCGCCCTATGAGCGCCCCGGCGCGAGCCAGATGGTGTTTTCCGACCTCGGCACGCTCAACGCCGAAGCGCGCCGCGGCTTCTCGGCCTATCGCTGGATCAAGGGCCGCCTCGTGCAACTCGGCGTGCCGGCCTCCGAGATCGCCTTCGTGCAGGACTACAAGGGCAGCCAGGCCAAGGCCCGACTCTTCGCCGACATGCGCGCCGGGAAGGTGCGCATCGTCATCGGCTCGACCAAGAAGATGGGCACGGGCGTGAACGCGCAGAACCGCATGGTGGCGCTGCATCACCTCGACGTGCCGTGGCTGCCCTCCGACATCGAGCAGCGCGAGGGGCGGATCGACCGCCAGGGCAATCAGAACCCGGTGATCGAGATCCTCGCCTACGCCACCGAGGGCTCGATGGACGCCACCATGTGGCAGACGAACGAGCGCAAGGCCCGGTTCATCGCGGCCGCGCTCTCCGGCGACCGCTCGATCCGGCGCCTGGAGGATGTCGGCGAGGGCTCGGCCGATCAGTTCGCGATGGCCAAGGCGATCGCGAGCGGCGATCCGCGCCTGATGCAGAAGGCCGGCCTCGAGGCGGAGATCTCGCGGCTCGTGCGACTGCGCGACGCCCACCAAGACGAGCAACACTCCCTGCGCGCCCGGGTGCGGACCGCCGAGCGGGCGATCGCCGAGAACACCGCGGCCGCCGCAGCCCACCGCGCCGACATCGCCCGGCGCGAGCCGGCTGGGGAGGGGTTCCGGGCGGTCGTCGGTGGCCTCACCTTCACCGACCGCACCGAGGCGGGCCGGGCGCTGCTCAAGGCGCTGCGCGATCTCGAGTTCAAGGTCGCCAATGGCCGGCCCGGTCGTGACCATCGGCGCGACCAGGACGTGGCGGTGGTGCGCGGCTTCACGGTCCACCACTGGTCGGCCCTGGAGCGGCTCGGCAAGGACAAGGACGTCGCGGTCGGCGAGATCGAGGTGATGATGTCCCATCGCCCGATCAGCCTGCGGGGCAGCAGCGTGACGCCCGGCGCCGTGCTGTTCGACCAGATCGCCGAGGTGATCGACGGCCTCGACGGCCGGCTGTCGGCGGCCGAGCGGCGCATCGAGGCGGCGCAGGCCGAGATCGCCCGCGTCCGGCCGATGATCGGCCGGACCTTCGATCTCGAGGGCGAGCTCGTCGAGAAGCGCACGCGGCTTGCCGAGATCACCGCGGCGCTGGCGAGCGACGACGTCGAAGAGGCGCGCGCGGCCTGACAGTTCACGGGTCGAGCCCTGAACGCCTCGACCCGTGAAAAAGATACGCCCACCCTCATTTTCCCTAGTGCCTTATCCAAGCGGCTTGGATAGAAAAGGACATCGGCACCGGGGCAGCGCCCCACTCCCCAGGGAGACACCACCATGAGCAACCGCGGCCCCCTCGCCTGGACCACCACCGTCCTCCGCAGCCTCAAGGACGACCGCGCGGTCCGCGCCGACGTGCGCGAGCAGCGTCTCTCCGGCGGCCGGTTCAGCTGGCGCGGCGTCTCGAACCGCCGCTTCGTCACCACCCTCAAGCCGCGCGAACTGATGCCCCTCGGCTCGGTCGTCCTGGCTGTCTCCCGCAACGAGGTCGGACTCGCCTCCCTGGTCGCGGTCGCCGCCTTCGAGGGCGACGCGGCCGCCTTCCTCGCCTTCCGCGCCCAGGCCCACGCCGCCGGCGCCTGCGAGCTGCAGATCCACACCCTGGCCGACACCGCCGCCGACCGCGCCGCGATGGTCGCCGACCTGCTCCCCGGCGCGAAGCTGAAGGTCATCGCCGCGCCCGCGCCGGCCGCCACCGCCGCCTACGACCGCAAGGCGATCATGGCCGCCGCCTGCGCCGCCGCGAAGGCCCGGCGCGCCGAGACCGGGGAGGCCTGGACCGCCTGCCTCGGACCGGCGCTCAAGGCCGCTTGGAGCGAGGCGCGCGCCGCCCGCGCCGCCGCCCAGCACTGAGGATCCACGATGCCCGCCCTCCAGCTCAGCTCCCACGCGGCCGTGCGGCGGCCGTCCGGCTGCATCGTGATCGCCTTCTCGCACGACGGGCGGGCCGAACCGCTGGGGCGGCGCATCGTGGCGGTCCGGACGGCCGCGGAGGCGCGCCGCGCCTTCGACGCCTACGCGGCGGAGCTGCGCGCCACCGGCGCCAGCGCCCGGGCCGAGGGCGATCTCCTGCCCGGCGAGCGGGCGCCGCGCGGCTTCCGCGCCCTGGACCTGCGCACTTATGTGAACCTCGCCGCCTCGGCCGAGGCCGACGCGTTCACGCGTGAAGGCGTGGACCCGTCGATAGCTGATCTGGAGGGCCCGTTCTGATGGGCGCGCCATTCGTCCTGCCCGCCGGTGCGGGCCTTGAGATCCCCGCGCCCTTCGCGCTGCCCGATTTCGACCCGTTCGACCCGAACACCTTCCCAGAGGAGTCGCCGGACGACGCGTGCTTCATCAGCCTGTCGAACGACCACGACCTCCACGCAATCGTGGACCGGCAGGACTTCGCGTGGGCGAGGGCGCTCACGTGGTGCCACACCTACGGCTCGGGCGAGTTCGTCGAGCTCTTCCCGGACTACTGGGTCAGCCCGCGGCCGGATCACATCTACGCCCGCAACTGCGCCGGCGGCACGACGCGCTGGCTGCACCGCGAGATCCTGATCCGGGCCGAGGGCAAGCCCCGGTTCGCGCGCGCCGTGGGCGACCATAAGAACGGCAACACCCTGGACTGCCGCCGCCGGAACCTGCGCTGGGCGACCCCCTCGCAGAACGCGCGCAACACCCCGCGCTCGGCCGTCCGCAAGCGCTTCCTCAAGCAGATGGGGCTCCGATGATCGACACCTCCACGCTCAAGCCCGTCCAGCGCGACCATTTCCCGAATTATGCGGGCGTCAAGGACATCGACGACGCCCTGGCGGCCGAGCTGGAGGCGGCCGGCATCACGGTTCACCGGTTCGGCTTCCTCAAGGACGGTCGGCGCGAGGTCGACACCGAGGTAGTGGGCGATCTCCACGGCTGGGGCTTCCGGCGCGCCTGGTACTATTGGGTCGCCGAAGGTCCTGGCATCGAGTTGGCCGCCGCCGAGAAGCTGCACGCCGCCCATGGGCAGCATGTTCGCGTGAACGGCCACTGCGGCTGCCCCAGCCCGCGCGAGCAGTTCAACGGCTTGGCCGTCGGCTCCTACCACGTCGACCGGCCGTCCGGGTTGAAGGCCCTCGCCGACACGATCCGCGAACTCGTCGAGCGCGCCGCGTCCCCTGCGGGGCCTCGGGACGGAAGCTTTCAGGCGCGCAACGCCGCCTGGATGGCGAAGGCCTTCGAGGGCGATGCGACCGATCTGGCCGAGCGGGTGGCCCGGTTCGGCGAGGAGTCGCTGGAGCTTCAGCAGGCGCTCGGCCTGACGCGCGAGGATGCGCACCGGCTCGTCGACTATGTCTTCGACCGGCCGACCGGCTCACCGGCCACGGAGTTCGGCCAGGCGCATTCGACGCTGGTGCTCCTCGCCGCCTTCACCGGCCACGACCTGCAGGCCTGCGGGGAAGCTGAACTGGTCCGCGTGTCCACGCCCGAGTTCATCGCGAAGCTGCGGGGCAAGCGAGCGACCCGACATGGGCGCGGCCCCCTGCCGGGCTTCTCGGCGCCGGGCACGAGCGGGCCGACAGCCCCTGTGGAGGCGGATCGTGGGTGAGGCGCGCTTCTTCGTCGTCGACTTCCGTAAGGAATGGACCCGGCAGCCGTACATCACGCTCTGGGGGCCTGACAGCCGCGGCTACAACTGGTCGCTGTCGCACGCCGGCCGGTACACCGCCGAGGAACTGGACCGCTCGGCCGGCTATCACACGCGGCGCCGGTACGTCGCCAGCCGGGGCGCCTACGTCGGCCCGTGGGAGCGCTTCGGCGTGCCCTGCGAGGTTCTGGAGCGCCTTGGCTCCGAGCCCGACACCGAGGGCCGCTGGCGCCTCGAAAATGGCGGTCGCCCCATCGTCCGCAACTCGGCTGCTGTCCGCAAGCTGCTGACCGCCAAGCGCTACGTGCCGAAGCCCGCCGAAGCCAATCCCCACCCCTTGAGCGGAGGGAACGCATGAGCGCGGTCATCTCACCCTGCGGACTGTACCGCTACCGGCTGGAGCGGAGCATCGGAGGCTTCCTGGCCGGGCCGACCGTGGCCTGGATCATGGTCAACCCGTCGACCGCCGACGCCGAGACGGATGACGCGACGATCCGGAAGGTGATCGGCTTCTCCGAGCGCCTTGGGTTCGGCGACATCGTGGTCGGCAACCTGTTCGCCTTCCGGGCAACGGACATCCGAGAACTGCGGACCGCTGCTGACCCCATCGGCCCGTTCGGAGGGGACTACCTTCGCGCGATCATGCGCGGGGCCGAGAAGGTGATCGTCGCCTGGGGGCCGTGCGCGAAGTTGCCTCGTTGGCTGCGCAGCCGCTGGATGGAAGTCGCCGGCATCGCAGAGGCGAATAGCATCCCGCTTTGGTGCCTCGGCACGGCGCAGGACGGACATCCGCTGCACCCGCTGATGCTCGGTTACGAGCGCCGGCTGAGCCTCTGGCAGCGGCCCGACCAAGCCTCCGCGCCCACCCCTTCCCCCGACCCGGCGAGCGGCGAGGCGGCGGTATGATGACCCCTTTCATCAGCCCATGGCCAGCGCATGTCCCTCACATCGGCGGCATCCGTATCGTCGCCAGCGAGGCCATGCCGACAGACACGGTCGAAGACTGGTCACAGGTGCGCTCGCCATCGCGGGCGGCCCGACGGCAACGCCAGGGGCATCGCCAGCGGATCATCTATCGGCAGGTGCCTAGGCGCGAAATCCTGCACATGCCGGCGCAGAACCTGCTGTTCATGCACCCAGTCGTGTTGCGCGAGTTCCAAGCGGCGCTGAAGCGGCGCGAGGCGACCAACGACTATTGGGCCGCGGTGAAGAAGGCGCTTCTGGACGTCGGGTGCCGGCAAGCCGCTGCCAGCATGGGAGGCTCACGATGAGCTTCGACCCTCCATCCCTTGCCCTTGCCGCCCTCCTCGGCGCGCTCGCGATCACTGCGGGAGACCGTTCATGAACGACGCCTTCACCTTGCTGTGGCGCTGGATCGTCGGACCGCGCCTCTACCGGCTCCAATTCTTCATGCGCTCCGGCAACCAGTTCATCCTGGACGGCGTCGAGAGCTACGAGATCGAGAACCGAGGCGACGAGATCTTCCGACTGCACCTGAAGCAGAAAGGGAGCCGCAATCGGCTGCTCGTGAAGACGATCGCTCTCGCTCAGATTGAAGCGATTGTGGTCCTGTCCGGAAAGACCCCGGCATGACCGTGACCGCCTCCCTCGCCCTGGCCACCGGTCTGCTCGCCTACGCCGCCGCATCAGGTGCTTTCGTTGGCCACCTCTTGGCCCCGCCTATCCGCGCAGCCGGTCAACGACGGACGTGGGGACGGGGACTGATCCGAAATCCGAACCGATAGGAGATGACGATGCTGAGTGCAGTCGAGCAAGCCGCCGCAGAGGCGATCTACACCGCGCTGGAGGAGCGCCACACACTGACGCCGGAGGAGCAGGCGCTGAAGCCGTCCGAGCTGGCAGCCCGCCGTGCTCTGGCTGCCGCTGCAACGGCACAGGCGAGCACCGAGGCTGGCGATGGCTGGTCCTGGGCGGTCATTGAGGTCATGGGCCACCGCCGCCACGTCGGCCGCGTCCGCGAAGAGATGCGCTACGGCGTGCCCATGGTCCGGGTGGACGTGCCGATTGACGGCGATCCCGAGGCCAAGGGCTGGCTGACCCACTTCTATCCTGGCTCCGCGCTCTTCGGCGAGACGCCGTGCACCCGAGACGCCGCGCTGAAGGCGAACAAGCCCTATGAGCGCCCTGCGCAGCTCACTCTTCCTGCTCGGTACGCGGACGCAGACAGCGATCTCGGCGACGATCCCGACATGCCGCTCTGACCGCCTTCCCGACCACACCCGCACCCATACCGCGAGAACAGAGGAGCCCTGAGCTATGCCCGATTCCAGCACCATCGCACGCGAAGGCGATCAACCCTGCATCTCAACCCGCGACCAGTTCCCCGAGCGCCGGGGCGACTGGATGCAGACCTTCTCGGGCAGGCGTTTCTGGCCGCTCCACCCGCGGGCAGAGGACGTCTGCGTCGAGGATATTGCCCATGCCCTGTCGCTTCAGTGCCGCTACGGCGGCCACTGCTTGTGGTTCTACTCGGTGGCCGAGCACAGCGTGCTGCTCGCAAAATGGGTTTTAGATCATGGCGCCGGCAGCATCGGCGACCGCATGCACCTCGCCCTGTGGCTCCTGCTGCACGACGGCGGCGAGAGCTACGTTTCCGACATGGTGCGGCCGCTCAAGCGGCACATGCCGGAATTTCGGAACGTCGAAGACGGCGTCACTTGGGCGATCTACGAGCGCTTCGGCCTGGATCCGGCCATGGAGCCTCGCGAGGTCAAGCAGCTCGACAACCGGATCCTGATGGACGAGCGGGCGCAGGTTATGTGCCCGACCGGCGATGATTGGCACTTCGGCGGCGAGACCGAGCCGCTGGGCGTAAAGCTGCAGTTCTGGTCGCCCGAACGCGCCGAGCAAGAATTTCTGGCGATGTTCGGGCATCTCGCCGCTCCGTCCGACATGGCGGCACCCCCCGCTCTCACCACCTCGGAGGCCTGAGACCATGCCGGACATCAGCATGTGCCCCAGCGAGGACTGTCCGATCCGCGGCGACTGCTACCGGAACGAAGCCAGCGGGACGCGGCCGAACGAGCGCTGGCAGTCCTACAGCGCCTTCACGTGGCAATCCGTGGCCGATGGCGACACCATCCTCTGCGACGGCTTCTGCCCTGCCCGTCCTGCTCTCACTCCCTCGGAGCTTTGACCATGTCCTCCGCAACCAAAGCACCGGGCGCTGAAGGGCCGGGCGCCTACGGGATCCCCGGCCTCCCTGACCGGCTAAGCCAGTCCGACCAGCTTCGGATCTTCAGCGCCTACTACGTCGATAGCCTGCCGGCAGAGGCTGCCGCCGAGCTGTGCGAGCTTGCCGACGAATGGGATGAGCAGATCGCATCCGCCCCCGCACCTTCTGATCCAGCCGGAGCTGGCGGGGATCTGGGGGAACTGGAAAGGCTGAGCAAGGCGGCCACGCCCGGCATGGCCCGCGCCTACATGGACAAGTATCGACTGCGGGTCGGCCCGGAAGACAGCACTTTCGAAACCGAGTTCACGACGGTCGCAGTCACGTCGACCTGTGACAAGGCCGGCTCCAACCTCGTCTATCTCGCTGCGCTCTGGAACGCTCACCGCTCCGGCCAGCTCGTCGCCTCGACACCGGGACAAAAGGGCGCGGGAGAGGAGAAGACGGGCGCGTCCTCCGGACCGGGCTCTCGTGAACCGGGCCCTTCGGTCCCGGCCTCCGGCTTCGATCCCTCTCGCGGCTTTGCGGAGATCAGAGCGAAGCAGGCCACCCTGGGCCTCGGACTCGTCGACATCACCATCATCCGCCACGAGGGCAAGGCAGGTGTCCTGTTCAGCCCTCGCGGGGAGCACGTCGAGTTCGGCGATGAGGGGCGCATTGAAGCCGGTGAGCATTGGCCGGGCCCAGACGACATCGTGCTCTGGGTCGAAGGCAAGGGACCAAGGGTCGCTATCTCACATCTGGCACAGCTCGGGCCCGAGGGCCCGCCCGCAATGTCGGAATGGGAAGCTCTGGAGGTTATCGGGCAACTGCCGGCAGCTCTGACGGCCGACGAGCACGCCAGCGCGTTCCGTTCGGCAGCGACCCGATGCGCTTCGACGGCGCCCGCCCGGTCCCGTCGGCTGGACGCCCGCGCGGATAAGATCGAACTCGCCCTCCGCACCCTTCACGCTGCCGGGGAGGTGCGCCATGGATGATCGGCTGACCGGCGTCATCGACTGCTCAAGCCGGTGCATGATCCCGGCCGGCGTCACGCTCGTTCGGGTGCCAAAGCCTCGGCACGCTTGGGGTGACGTGATCGTCTGCCCGATCTGCGACAGCGCCTTTCTCAAGCTGCCTCAGGGCACAGAAGCCCCCTCCGAGTCCCCGTCCACCAAGGAGGCGTCGGATGCTTGAGAGCCCCGCCACCGATCCCGGCCGGGCGGCCGAGGAGATGCGGGAGGTCAGATACCTTCGCGCTGTGATCGACACCCTGCGACAGGAACTCGTCACCGAACGCAAGCTTGTGAAGGGCTTCGAAGCCGATCTCATCGCTGCACGGAAGGAGCGGGATGCACTCTCGGCGATTGTCATGGCCGACGATGCCAAGGCGCTCGCCGAGTACGAATGGGAGCGGGCCAACAAGCTGGCCGACGAAGCCGACCAACTCCGCGCTCGTCTCCACGAGGCTGAGAAGGGGAAAATAGTCGACCTCGATACGGCGATGAAGCGCGGCATCCGATCTTGGTCCGCCAAACTGCACATCCCGGTCACGCGGATGATGTCGCGGGTCCTCCGCGAAGAAATCCACGCCGCCCTCACCCCCGCACCAGAAGCAACCCAAGAGGCAGGCGATGGCCGCTGATCAGATTGAGACGCTGAAGGGCCTGCTGGAACGGGTGAAGGCTGCCGAGGACGGCTCTCACCCACTGAACGTCGAGGTCGGCCGGGCGATGAACCGACTCACAGATCCGGTGCGTCTCCATCACCTCGAGCACATGCCGCTCGGCCTCGTCGGCCCGGAATGGGAGCCGGGCGGTGCCGAGTTCGAGGCGGCGCGCGCCTCGACTGCGAAAGCCCTGACCAAGCTGGCGCGGGTGGATTGGCCGACGGACGAGGTGATGGACTGGGAAGTTCGGTCCTGGCTGCGACAGCAGCACTACGGCGATCCCGGGATGGCCGGCTTGCGCGCGGCCGCCTCGGCCGACGATGTGGCCGAGGCGAGAGGGCGACGGCTGTGACCCGACGCTACGCCGCCGACACGTCAGTTCCGATGGATCGGAGCATCGCCGAGATCTGGACCACCGTCCGGCGCTACGGCGCGACCGAGTTCGCCCACATGGAGCGTGAGGCCGAGGCCGCGATCGGCTTCACGATGCGCGGGCGCCGGATCCTTTTCCGGCTCGCCATGCCGAACCCAAAGGACCGCGCCTTCACCCACACGCAGACCAAGCGGCAGCCGCGCTCGGCCGCCGGCGCCCACGAGGCCTGGGAGCAGGCGTGTCGCTCGCGCTGGCGCGCGCTCGCCTTGGCGATCAAGGCGAAGCTCGAGGCCGTTGAGATCGGCATCGTCACCTTCGAGGACGAGTTCCTCGCCAGCACGATACCGCCCGGGTCGAGCATCACCTTCGGCGAGATGGTGCGGGAGGACATGCGGCTCTCGCACGAGCGCGGCGAGCTGAAGCCGCTCCTCCCCTATCTCGGCCCGAGCACATAGATGGCGCCGCCGGAGCCACGCTGGCTGGATCCCGCCGCGCCCCGGCTCGCCCACCTGACCCGCGCGCATCTTCTCGCGATCGAGGCGGAGGCGCTGCGCGCGTGGCGGGCGTGGTTCGACGGGCTCGGAATCCCGTTCGTCGCGCGGGCGCGGCGCTGGCCGGACGAGATCGACTGCGCGACTGGGTTGTGGCCCCGTTGCCTGTTCGAGGCCGGCGTGCGCCTGGGCCTGCTGCCGTCGGGTGATGCAAATGCAGCGAAAGCCGCAAAAAACGCGGCAGCGTGAAAAAAGGGGCTTCCCCCCAAGTATCACTTGTGGCACGTCTGATGGCGCAAAGATGTCTTCGGCCCCGGCGGAACCCCCGTCCGGGGCCGTCGCCGTTTTTGGCTATCCCTCACAATCGAACATCGATCCGATTGGCACCAACACGGTGAGACCAATGAAGTAGACCTGCGCGCGCATGCGCCTCCCGTATTAGCAGGATAGCGGCCTCACACAGCCTGCCGGGCAACTATAGCTCGACGCCGGCCCGCCGTACGTAAATCCTTCGCACAGCCCGAATGGGCATAGGCCCGCACTCGTGTGTGGGCGATCATCCTGGACCAACAGACGAACCCCGTTATGGGCTTGGGCCTCGGCTAAGCGCGAGGCGGCTTAGGGGGGAGTTGAGGCGGATCGACAAAGCACGTTCACGACCCGGTCGCTCAACCCGGAATTCAGAGCCAAGGCCCCTGTGAGGTGAGGGCGGACCAGCACGCCAAGGTGCCTGCCCCCTGGTGCCATCGAGCGCCAGGGCGCGAGTTTTGCCCGAACGGGCATCCGTCCTGACGTCGCAAGCCTGTAAACCCGCGCGCCCCGGCTGATCGTCGAGCGGGCGGCGAACACGCGCAGGCCTCGCGAACGCGAGCCGCCACCGTCCCGACCTCCGCGGCCGCCCTCTCCGGCCGGCGGACTGCCGCCGGGCCGTGGCGCAGAAGCCGGAGTCGCGTCCGGTCGACGTCATCGATCAACCCACGGTCTGGCAGTTGCCGGCCAGCAACCCAGTCAGGTCCCCATGGATGAGGCCAAGTTCCGCGCCGCGATCGCGGCCGAGATCCGCACGTTCGCCAAGCGCGTCGACGGTCTGAAGCTCGCCGATCGCCGCGATCCCGAGAAGCCGGTCCTGGAGAAGATCGCTCTCGCCCAGGAGATGCGCAAGCGCGCCGACCAGCTCGTGCGCGAGATGGCGCCGCCAGAGGGCGGGCTCGCCCTGGCCAAGGTGGTGTTCGGCACGAGCGGGCGCGTCGCGCAGGTCGAGCGCGGCACGGTCGCGGTGCGGGCGCCGCACGCGCGCCGGGCCGGACGGATCGGCCTGAAGCTGGCGGCCTGACCATGGCGATGCGCATCGCCTTCTGGACCGCGCTCCAGCCCGACAACCGGGAGGGCGCCGTCGCGATCGCCTCCGAGGCGAGCACGCGCACGGTGGCGCTCACCGTGAAGGACGCGGTCAGCGACCAGGCGTCCTCGCTGATCCTGCCGGCCCCGCGGGTGCGCCGCCTGATCGCTGACCTGCAGGAGGCCCTGCGCCACCTCGAGGACTGACCCGACCGGTCCAAGCGGCGTGGAGCCGATCCAACCACCGGCCCGAGCCGAAGCCAGGAGGGAGCCGACCATGCGCGCGTTCCGACACCTCGCACTGCCCGCCGCGATCCTGGCCCTCATCGCCCTGTGGGTGTTCATCCTGTCCGGGCCGGCGCAGGTCGATTATCCGCCCGCGACCAAGCTGGGGCTCGTGGCGGACCTGCTCGTGCTCCTCGCTGCCGTTGGCGTCGCTCTCGACGAGCGGAGCCGTTACCGCGGAGGCGAAGACGATTTATAGAGCTTAGATCCTCCGAGGATCTACTTATGAAGACTGTCGCCGGGCGCGGCTCCAAGTATGTCGCGCTACGTCTCGAAAAGCTGAGGCAGGAGCGCCGTCGCATGGCGCGGCAACGCGCGACGGTGATCGGCTACGTCGGGCCCGGCGATGATGGCGCCGCGGCGGCCGCCGAGATCCGCGCGCACTGTAAACGCAACGACTTGGTATTGACCGAGATCGTCTTCGAGATGCTTGGCGCGGACAGTATAGTCCCGCATCTTCGTCCCGGCTTCGCAATGGTTCTTGCGTCCTGCCGGGCCGGCCGCTGCGGCGCTGTCGTGGTATTCCGCGCCGCTTCGCTCGGATCTGCCGCCGTCCAGACGCACGCGGCGGTCGCGCTCGGCCCTGAAATCGGCCTCGCGGCAGCCTCCGGACGGCCGATCGACGGCCCTGGATTGGTCCGCCGGTTGGCCCGTGCCGCGGCCAAGGCCAGACCCGCCCGCTGGCCCCGTTTCGGGGTGTCAAAAAAACCTGAGGCGGGCCGCGTCCTCGCGTAGCGGATTTAACCCGCGCAAACTGGCCTTAGCGAGGGCTATTCCGGCCATCCGGAATGGCCTAGGTTTACCCTCGCTAAGCGTTAACAAAGATGCGTCAGGCTCAACGGCCCACGCCACACCCCGGGAGCCGGATCCGGTGCTCGACGAGACCCCGCCGCGGCCCGCCGGCGAATACTGCGCGCCGGCGGTGATCGTCCCGGCCGAGTCGGGCGCCCCGCTGCCGCCGGCCCTGGTGCTGTCGGACGAGCTTGCCGCCTCGATCGCATCGGCCGACGCGTACGCGAAGGACGCGACCGCGGAACGGACCCGGCGCGAATACGCGTCGAGCTTCGCGCTGTTCGAGGCGTGGTGCGCCAAGCACGGCGCCCGCGCGCTGCCCGCGCATCCGGAAGCGGTGCGCGCGTATCTCGCCGGGCTCGCCGATCGCGGGCTGAAGCCGGCGACCATCGACACCCGGGCCGCGGCGATCGCCTACACCCACAAGGCCGCCGGCCTCGACAACCCGACGGGCACGGCCGGCGTGCGGGCGACCATCCGAGGGATCCGCAACCGGGTCGGCACGAAGCCGAACAAGAAGGCGCCGGCCACCGCCGACCACGTCCGGAAGATCCTGAAGAAGCTGCCGGACTCGCTGGTCGGCCTGCGCGACGCCGCGCTGATCTCGATCGGCTTCGCCGCGGCGCTGCGGCGCTCCGAGCTGGTCGCGCTCGACCTCGAGCACATCGAGCGCACACCCGAGGGCATGATCGTCCACGTCCTACGGTCGAAGACCGACCAGGAGGGCGCCGGCCATCAGGTGGCGGTGCCGGCCGGCACGAAGATCCGCCCGGTGAAGGCGCTCGACGCATGGCTCGCCGCCTCCGGAATCAAGAGCGGGCCGCTGTTCCGGCAGATCCGGAAGGGCGGCCATCTCACGGCCGACCGGCTGAAGGACGCCGCGGTCGCCACGATCATCAAGGAGCGCGCCGAGGCCGCGGGCCTCGATCCGCGTTTCTTCGCCGGGCACTCGCTGCGCTCCGGCTTCGTCACCTCGGCGCTCGCGAACGGCGCCGACGTCCTCAAGGTGATGGGCGTCACCCGGCACACGCAAGTGCAGACGCTCAAGGGCTACGATCAGCGCGCGCAGGCCTTCAAGGACCACGCGGGGCGCGGCTTCCTCTAACCGCCCGCCTTCGTCGGGCCGTAGGGTCTGATAATGGGCGGCACGATCTCGATCATGGGCGCCGACGGCAGCCTGCCTCACGAGCCCGCGTTCGATCGCGGGTTCTACTTCGATGAGGTGGCCAGCTTCTCAGCCGAGCAGCTCGAGGCCGCGGTGAGTAAGCCGATGGCCCCCGCCTACAGCTTCCGCGACGCCACCCTCTCGATCGGCGAAGAGGTCTATCCGCTCACCGACGTCAGCCTGACCGAGCCCGAGATCGAGATCCGCCGGGACTTCGCGATGCCGGACAGCTGGTCGGGGACGTTCACGACCACGGTGCAGAAGCCGGGCAAGCTCTGGGCGGAAAGCACCGAGCGCGCGATGGCCCGGCTGCTCGACTTCCCCGGGCTCCTGCCGGAGGGGCCGCAACGCGCGGCCGAGATCCGGCGCGTCCGGCGCCGGGAGCGAAATCGGCAACTCGCCTTGCGCGGCGGGATGATCCCGCACCTGCCCTGGAAGATGCGCGTGCTGGCCGATCCGGACTGGCTCGCCGATCGCTTGGTGCGGCTGCGCCCCTGATCCTTCGATCCCGGCTTCCCGGGATCCCCTGAAGTCTCGCCCCGCGCGGCCGCACCGGCCGCGCGGCCCGTCGTGCTGCACGCTCGCACCTACCGCCGGAGCATCCCATGCGCTTCCGCCCGATTGTCACCGACGGCCTGATGGCCGTGTTCGCCCTCATCGTCGTGGCCGCCTCGCTCGCGCGTGAATTCGCGCTGCCGGCCCACTTCGTCTGAAGGGGGCCACCATGGACCAGATCCGCTCTCAGATCTTCGCCGGCGACGCCGCGCGTCTGCGTCGCTTGGGCGAGATGCTCATCCTCATCGCCGACCTGCCGGACAGCGGCGGTCACGTCTTGGTCGCCGACCGCAGGACGCGCGTCGAGGTTTACGACCTGATCCTGCAGCATCGCGGCACCGCGGTGCTGTCCGGCACGAAGGTCTGCCTGACCGAGTCGGCCGACGACGAGCACGCCGCGGTCGGCGGCATCGATCCGGACTATGTCTTCCTCGCTCCGGGCTACACGGCGCACTGGGTCATCGCCCGCGGCGGCCAGCCGAAGCCGGCGAAGGTGGCCTCGACCGGCCCGTCCGGCGTCTCTCCGCTGGGCGCGCTGGGCCCGAAGGGCCATCGGATCGAGGTGATGACGCGGTCCGAGGTGCCAGGCGCCTTGCGCCACGCTTGGCCGAGCCGTTCGGCGAGCCCGCCACCTGTGCCGGCGCCGGGCCCCTGGCATCGACCCGTGGTCGCCTGAACGAGTTCACGCCTGCGGCCCTGACCCGGTGAACCCTTCGGTTGGACGCATTCCCGCGTCCGGCCCGATTTCGCGCGCGCCGCGCGCCTCAGCGGACCTTCGATCATGGACAGCCCCAAGCCGGCGCGGACGCCGGATCCCGAGCCCGCGCGCCCGGCCGCCCCCGTCGTGGTCGTCGGCGAAACCTCGGCGATGACCCGCGCGGTCGCCGCCACGATCCGCAAGCACGTCACCACCGCGCCGGCTAACCGCCGCCAGCGTCGTCATCTCCTCAACCGGGAGAGCGCGATCCGCCGCTCCCTCGTCGGTGCGAAAGGCATGCGCTGATGGACACGATCCCCATGGTTCCCCGCTTCGTGGTCGAGCCCGCGCTCGAGGCGCTTGCCCGGCGTCTGCCGCCCGAGGGCGCCATCATCGTGACGGATCGGCCGGAGCGCCTCGGTCCGATCTCGTCGAACCTCCTGCGGGTGCTCGGTCTCGCCGCGACCGCAGGCTCCGTCATCATGATCGCGCCGACGACCGAGGCCGAGCGGGCCGAGGTCGAGCGGCTGAAGGCCACCGGCCAGCTGCGCCCGATCTTCCACGATCCGGCGATGCCGGCCTACCGCCAGCCGAAGCCCGTGCCGCCGCCGGAGTCGGTGGAGGATCTGATCGCCGCCCAGGCTCGCGACATGCGTCGCCGGCTCAAGCTCAAGAAGAGGGCCGCACGTCACGCGCGGCGCGCCGGCCACCACGCCGCGCTACTCCGGTTGATCGACGGGCTCCATGCGCGCTCGTGCGTGATCCTGGTGCAGAATGCCGCCTACGGCCGGCACGTCGTGAACCAGATCCGCAGGAGCCGCCCGGACCTCGTGACGGGTCGGCTCGCGATCTTCGTGCATACCTGCGTGCCCGGGCGCGCTGAGAGCGAGGCGATCGGGGAACTGCCCGATTTCGCTTCGAGCCTGCCGGTTCTCCGGGCCCCGGGTCGCGAACTCGCGTGCCTGCGCAATGTCGCGCGCGAGCAGAAAGCGGCGGCCGCGCTCGCAGCGAAGACCGAAGCGGAGCGAGCCGAAGAGGCCGCCAAGGCCGAGGCCGAGCGTATCGCCGAGGTGAAGCGCGGCGAGGCGGCGGCGGTGCAGGCGGCGCACGACCGCGCAGTCGAGGAAGCCGAGCGTCAGGCGCGCGACCGGTTGAGGACACGCTTCGGCGAGTGGCCGCGGTACCCCTCGGCCTTCGTGGAGGTCGAGGCCGGCCCCGCGGTTCGGACCGTCGAGGATCGGCTCGCCATCTGCGAGCACGCGCTGGCCGAGCTGATGGCGTGGTTCGCCCGCTCCTTCGGTGCCCCCGACGCGCTGCCGGATGTGTCGATCTCGGAGCGTGGCGAGTGGCTGGCGGGTCTCCGCCAGAACCTGCGCGAGTCTCGCCACGGGGCGGTCCATATCAGCGGAGAATTCAGCGGCGATTCGATCCTGTCATGATCGACTGGACCTCCGCCGTTTTCTGGTCGGTCTCGGTTCGCCCCGGGGCCCTCCCCTTCGCCGCTCGCGCCACCGACGGGCGCGTCTCCGTCCTCATCCCGTACAAGACCCGACGCGAGGCGGTGGCCATGGCCCCCGCGCTCGCCCGGGCGCTCGCCCAGGCGAACCCCTGACCATGAGCCACGCCAAGAGCCTCGCGCAGCCCAAGCTGTCGCGGGAGGAGACGACGCGCGCCAAGCAGGCCCGCGCGATCGTCCTCGAACTGCCCGACGACGGCGCCGTCCTGATCGTGCACGCCAAGCCGATGGTCCCCGTCATGCGCGCGCTCATCGCCAAGGTGCGCGGCGAGGCGGTCGCGAACGCGACCCGCATCTTCGTCGCCGCAACCGAGGTCGACGAGTTGCCGATCGTCTCGGGCCTCTCCGCGACCCCGGTGTTCCGGGAGCCCTTCGTCCTGCAGCAGCGCGAGCACTATCGCGCGCTCGCCGGCGCGTGGCGGCTCTGATGGACCGCCCTGTCCCGCTCCCGCCGCGGCCGACGCCGCTTCCCGCCGTGATCGCCTTCGAGGTTGGCACCGTCCTCCTCGCCTTCGCGATCCTGGGCATCATGGTGAGGATCAGCCCTCTATGAGCGCGCTCGCCTCCATCACCCCCGCGCAGTACGAAGCGCTCGGGCCGAACGCGCGCGAGGTGATCGACCTCGACCGCGCCCACGAGGCGGCCACGGCCGAATGGGTCGAGGGCCTGCGCCTCGGGGGCAACGTCCTGAGCCTGGACGCGGCCCGGGCCAACCCGAAGCCGCAGCCCAAGGCGCGCCGCGCGTGGCTCACCCGGGCGCTCGCCGTCGCGTGCAACCGCGGCGGCAACCCGACCGGCGGCGGCCCGCGCACCGCGTCGATGGGGCGGCGCTGATGCACCGCCTCTTCGAGGCGCTCGTCTTCAGCCTCGTCCTCCTGCCCCTCGCGCCCGCGGCCATCGTGCTGTGGGTCACGCGTCGAGACGTGAACCCGTGAACGGTGTCCTCGTCGCCGCCGCGGTCGCGCTGATCAGCGCGCCGCCCCCGCCTCCGCCCCCGCCGGGGCCGAAGCGACCACCCCTCCCCATCATCCTGGCAGCCGCGCCCGCGATCATCGATCGCCGCCGGCCGACCTACAGACCGGTGCACTGATCCATGGATTGGAAGTCGTTCAACCTCGGCCTCTGGCGCGGGGCGCATGGTCGCGCGCGTCACGTCCCGCTCGCCTCCGACATCGACGAGACGAGCTACGCGGCCGGCTTCGCCCACGGCAAGCGCCACGCCCGCCTGATCCGCGCCGGCAAGAAGCCGCCGGAATAAGCCTCGGCCGGTCCCCGGCCGCACCACACCTCCCGCTCCCGGGCCCCTCACCATGATCTCGACGACGCTCCTGCCGCCCGCGCCTCGCGGGCCGGGCGGGCCGCACCCGCTCGTGCCGCTCGCCTTCATCGCCGGCTTTCTCGCCGGCGTGTTTCCGGCGCTGATCGCGCCGCCTGCGCGCGCGGCCGAGATCATCGGCTACCGCATCGCGCTGACCGCCTGCCGTGGCGGTCAGTGCCAGGACCTGCCTGTGCCGGCCTCCTTCTATGCAGGCCGATACGCCTGCCAGGGCCACGCGGCCAACCTCGCCACCCTCGCCGACATGATCGGGCCGAAGGCGCTCGGGCTGCCGCCCGGCCCGTGGCGCTTCGAGGGGATGTGCCCGCCCGTCCTCGGTCAGAAGGAGGCCTGAGCCATGGCCGCTCCCTTCCTCGCCGTCGTCCTGGTCTGCGCCAGCGCCATCGCCGGATCCGACTGCGACCGCTCCACGGCCAGCACCGTCGTCGTCCAGCCCGTCGCGAGCGAGATCGCCTGCCTGAAGGTGGGCGAGAGCGTCGCGGCCGAGAGCCTCGGGGCCCCGGAGCCGGGGACCTACCACAAGATCGCCTGCGAACACCGGAAGGGCTCCTGATGCTCCCCCGTCCCCGTCCCGATCTCGTCGACGCCTGGGTCGAGCTCTGGCTCTCCACGGCCGTCGGCCTCGCCGCCGCGATGACCGCGCCCCTCGAGGCGTTCCGCGCGCCCCTCTCCGAGACGGGAGAGGGAGAGGTCTACGTCGCTTCGCCCGAGAGCGAGGAGCCCGAGGGGCTCCCCGAGGTGTCGACCGTGAGCCCCGTGCGGCCGGCCGATGTCTCGGCCGCGCCCGGCGTCGGCCTCGCCGCGTCCGAGACCTGCGGCAACTGCCGCCACTTCCGCCGGGAGACCTCCCGGGCCGGCCAGTGCCGCCGCTACAGCCCCGGCCTGCCCGAGGAGGGCATGCGCGCCGAGTGGCCGGTCGCCCTCGATGACGAGTGGTGCGGCCAGTTCTTCAAGGCCCACGTGCCGGGGCTCACCCGCGAGGACCTCGATGCTCTGCACTGACGCCGCCCCCGCCGTCGAGGAGACGCGCGTCCCCCTCGAGCAACTCGACGACACCACCTTGCGCGCGATGTGCGACGGCGGGTGGCTCGACCACGGCGCCTATATCGCGCTCGCCCGGGCCCGCGGCACGCTCGTCGCCGAGGTCTCGACCACGGCCGGATCGCCGTCCGCCGCCCGACGCGAGAGCGGTTATGTGGTCATGCTGTCGGCCGACGCCGGCGCGCCCGCGCTTCTCGCGGCGCTCGCACCCCTCGGCGGCCGCGTCATCGCCGCTCTCGACTATCCCGTGCCCGGCGCCCTGACGCTGCCCGCGCCCGACACGCGGATGCAGCATCAGCGCCCGCGCGAGACCCCGACCATCTCGATCGCCTGACGGCACTGGAGAACGGACCATGCACACCGCCCGCGTCATCGCGGCGATGATCGCAGGCGGCTACGCCTCGATCGTCGCCGCCCACCTGATCGCTCAGACGGTCCCGCTCGACGCGGTGGTGAGCGCCGGCGTCGCCGGCTTCCTCCTCGGACCGCCGGCCGTGGGCGTCTGCGCCTTCGTCGTCGCGCTCATCCACGAGTAGGGCGCCCCGATGGATGCCAGAGAGACTGCCGTCCCGACCCCGCAGCAGAAGGATTGCGCCTTGGCGCTCCTCACCCTGCTCCGCTCGAACGTCGCCTACGCCGATGCGCTGGCCCTGATCCAGTTCCTCGCGCGGGAGGGGAACAACGAGCGAACGAAGACGGTCGGCGCGTTCGTGATGAGCGGGATCCCGTTCGGGGAGGCAGAGCGCTATGCCGCTGATCCCGGGATGCGCGAGGCGCTGCTCGCCGAGATCAAGCGGGCGTCCCGGCCATGATGATCCTCGATCCTCGGACGGGCCAGACCGTCACCATCGATCCGCGGACCGGTCGGCCCGCTTCCTCGACCTCGACCTCCCGAGCCTGACCATGCGCCCCGATCTCCTCCACGTCATCGTCCCGGTGTTCAACCCGCTGCGCAACCGCAGCCACACCCGCAACACCGCCCGCTTCCTGCTCCACATGATCGAGAGCGGCGTGCGGGTGATGGTCGTGGAGGCGACCTACGGCGACGCCGCCCCGGTCTTCGCCGGCGTGAAGGGCATCCAGCACGTCCACGTCCAGGCCTTCTCGGTCTGCTGGATCAAGGAGTGCCTCTACAACATCGGCATCCAGCACCTGCCGCGCGACTGGAAGGTGGTCGGCCTGTTCGACGGCGACATCCGCTTCAAGCGCCACGACTGGGCGGCCGAGGCGGTCTACGCGTCCCAGCACCACCCCGTGTTGCAGCCCTGGGAGCACTGCCACGACCTCGGCCCCGAGGGCGAGTTCATGGAGGTGCACTATTCGTTCTGCCGCCAGTGGGAGAAGGAGCCCGAGTCCGTCGGACACCACGGCGAGGGCCCGTACCGCTTCGCCCACCCCGGCTTCGCCTGGGTCTACACCCGGGACGCGCTGGAGAAACTCGGAGGCCTGATCGAGACCGCCGTCCTCGGCGCCGCGGACCACCACCAGGCGCTTGCCCTCGTCGGCATGGCCAAGGATTCGCTCCCGGGCGGGCTGACCGACGCCTATGCGAAGCCGATCTTCCAATGGGAGGCGCGCTGCAACCAGCACATCGCCGGGAACATCGGCTTCGTGCCTGGGACCATCGAGCACGACTACCACGGCCAGAAGGCGGCTCGCGGCTACGTCTCGCGCTGGGACATCCTCAAGCGCCACGCCTTCGACCCAACCACCGACCTGAAGCGCAACACCTCGGGGGTGTGGGAACTCGCCGGCAACAAGCCAGGCCTGCGCCGGGACATCCTCGGCTACTTCAAGAGCAGGAACGAGGATCACACCACGATCCGCGCGGAGCGGATGCGCGAGGCCGCCTGATCCCCGCATAGGAAGGCCCACGACGGCCGCTATCCGTTCGCGCCCCGTACTGCGCGAGAAGGCGGACACGGCTGCCCTGGGCCGACCTGATTAAATCCAGGGCCGGTCCAGGGATCGGGAAGAATTCAGATCGCGCGACTCGGCGGCTCGCCTCCTCATGGGGGGGAGAGAGACCAGGGACACCGCGCCACCGCATGGGAGCTCACCCGAGCCCACCGCCTTACCCCCCTCTGCGGAGAGGGCCTCGCCCGCCTCCCGGGACCGCCTGCCATCCCGCGCCCCGCGTGTGTGGGGCCGATCGCGCGCACCGCGCGCGCTGCCTCGAACCTCCGGAATTTATCCGCCTATGGCTCAGACCAAAGCGAAGCCCTCGAACGCCGGCATCCCGCAGGTCGAGCTGCGCCCGATCTCCGCCCTCGTGGGCTATGCCCGCAACAGCCGCACCCACTCGCCCGAGCAGGTGGCCCAGCTGAAGGCCAGCATCGTCGAGTGGGGTTTTACCAACCCCATCCTCGTGGATGCGGCGAGCACGGTGGCCGGGCATGGCCGCTCCATGGCGATGCGCGAGCTGCACGCGGCCGGCGTCGAAGTGCGCTTCCCCAACGGGACGCCGATCCCCGCGGGCATGATCCCGGTGATCGACTGCACGGGCTGGAGCGAGACGCAGCGGCGCGCCTACATCATCGCCGACAACAAGCTCGCGCTGAACGCCGGGTGGGACACCGAGATGCTCCGGGTCGAGATGGTCGACCTGCAGACCGAGGCGTTCGATCTGGGCCTCACCGGTTTCTCGGCGGAGGAGGTCGACCTCACCCTGAACGGCTGGGACAGCGACATCGACGTCGCCGAGCGCGACGGCGAGCACACCGACGGCATCCAGGCGGTCGTGAAGGTGAAGGTCGACCAAGACGCCAAGGACCGCGCCGAGGCGATCGTGCACGAGGCGCTGCGCAACGCCGGGATCTCCTTCGAGTGATCCCCGACTCCGAGGCGCGGCTCAACATCCTGGTCGCCTATCCGTACGCGACCGCGACCATCCTCGCCGAGCTCACCCGCTACGCCGCCGACGTCCGGTGGGTGCTCGACTGCGGCGCCTTCACCGCGTGGAAGTCCGGCAAGACGATCGCGCTGGACGACTACTGCCGGTTCATCGAGCGGCTGCCGGTGCGCCCGTGGCGGTACTTCGCGCTCGACGTCGTCGGCGATCCCGAGGCGTCGATGCGGAACTACGAGGCCATGCGGGCGCGCGGGTTCGATCCCATGCCCGTGTTCACGCGCGGCGAGGCACTCGCGGCGCTCGACACGTACTACGAGACCTCCGAGGTCGTGGGCGTGGGCGGTCTCGTCGGCACGCCCGGCAACAAGGGGTTCGTGAACGGCCTGATGCGCCACGTCGCGGGCCGCCGCGTGCACCTGCTGGGCTTCGCCAACGACGACTACGTCCGGACCTACCGGCCGTACATGTGCGACTCCTCCACGTGGATCTCGCCGCTGCGCTTCGGGCTGATCAAGCTCTACCAGGACGGCCGGCCGATCAGCGTGAAGAAGGCGGATTTCGCCAAGCGGCCGAGCGCCGAGGTGCTCGCGCTGATCCGCGAGTTCGGTATCGACCCGCGCGAGCTGGGCCGGGCTGCACAGTGGGTGAACAACGGGCGCGGCGAGAGTGCGCTGGAGCTGCTGACCTTCCGCACCACGGTCCGCCACCAGCTCGAGACGCGCCGGATGCTCGGCACGCACCTGTTCATGGCCGTGACGACCTTCGAGCAGATCGCGCCCGCGCACGCTGCCCTCCTGTTCTGGCGGGACCGCCGTCCGGACCTGTTCGCCTGACCCGAGCGGCCCCCGCCCGTGCCGAAAGGTGTTGAGGCCGGCCCGCGCGGCTTAGCGCCCGGCCGAGACGGTCCTAGTCTCGTTCTGTCCAGATGTCGCCCGGCGGCGCGCCTCGCAATCCAGTAGCGACGGGCACGAGCGCGGCAGGTGAACCCGAGGAAAGGGCCAGTCCATGACGAAAGCGCTCGTCGTTCTATCCGGCGGCCAGGACAGCACCACGTGCCTGTTCTGGGCCAAGCAGCATTTCTCCGAGGTGCACGCGGTCACCTTCGATTACGGCCAGCGCCACCGGCGCGAGATCGATGCCGCGCGGCGGGTGGCCGGTCTCGCCGGCGTGGCGAGCCATGAGGTCGTGACGCTGGGGCCGATCCTGAAAGGCCGCTCGCCGCTCACCGACCCCGCCCAGCCGCTGGAGCAGTACGAGACCTTCGCGCAGATGGATTCGGTGATCGGCGACCGGGTGGAACTCACCTTCGTGCCGATGCGCAACACGCTGTTCCTGACGCTGGCGGCCAACCGTGCGGTGGTGCTGGACTGCTTCGACCTCGTCACGGGCGTGTGCGAGCAGGACAACGCGAACTATCCCGATTGCACGGCGCCGTTCGTCGACGCGATGGCCACCGCGATCACGCGCAGCCTGGACGTGGAGCGCTTCACCATCCACGCGCCGCTGATCGAGCTCTCAAAGGCCGAGAGCATCCACCTCGCGCGCACGATCCCCGGCGCGTTCGAGGCGCTGGCCTACAGCCACACCGCCTACGATGGCGCCTATCCGCCGACCGGGCGTGATCACGCCACCCTGTTGCGCGCCGAGGGCTTCCGCGAGGCCGGGCTTCCCGACCCGCTGGTGGTGCGCGCGTATCACGAGGGCCTGATGGCGCTGCCCGAGACCGCGAACTACGACGCCCTGCGCCGAGCCTCCGCGGCCTGAGCCGTTGCACGAACGCGTTCACGCCTCGATTGATCGAAGCGTGAACGCCTGAACTGCGCGATCAGCGAGCGCGGCGCGGGTAAGGCTTGCCGCAGAAGTCGAACTCCGAGGTCACCTCGGCCTTGCGGCAGTCGAAGCGGGCAGGGTCCCGGGCCGGGATGGTCTCGCCCGCGCAGAACGCCCGCTCCGACGCGGCGCGCGCCAGCCGGCAGGTGATCACCCCGCCGTGCACGTTGAGCAGGAAGGTGCCGGGATCGCGCGGGGCTGCCTCGGCCTGGGTGGCGGACAGGGCGGCGATCGCCAGGATCGTGGCGGCGTAACGGGTCATGGGTTGTCTCCTGAGGAGGTGGGCGTAGCCCGGTGGTGGTCTGTTATCGGCCGGCTCCGTCTCGATGCACGAATACCCTCGCGCCGAGGCCAAGCATGTTGCGCAAGTAGGTCTCCTCCTGACTGGCTGCGACGAGCGATCGGAAAGTTTCGACCAGCTTCCAAGAGCCGTTCGCGGGGATGAACACGCCGTAGGTCATCTCGGTGTCTCCGTCAGGAGGTGGGCGCTGCCCGTTCGATGACTTGAACATACGGCGTACCCAGCCGATAGGCACTAGGGAATTTACGCCTGAATGTATGAAAGCGTGAACTGCCGGGCGAGCCGCACCGCAGAGGGTCGCCTCGCTCGGGAGGTCAGTTCCCGGCCTGCCGATCATCCGGCTGGCGCTTCCTCGAGAGCGACGTCTCCAGGCGCGCGATGTCGGCCTTGAGTGCGTCCCCCTCCGCTATCCGCCGTGCTGTGATGTCCGCGGCGCGTCCCAGACGGGCGCGGAGCTTCGCCTGCGCGGCCCGGGCCCGTTCGACCTCGACGGCATCGCGCTTCTCTTGGATCTGGCGATCAATCGCGATGAGGTCTGACCCGTCCTGGCTGCGCCGCTCCTTCAGGCGCTGGATCTCGGCCTCGAGGACCGAGACGCGCAGCGTGCGCGTTTCCGCCTCCGCGGCGTCGGCCTTGGCCTCCATCCGGTCGCAGGCCTGATCGTAGCGGGCTCGCATGCGCGCGAGCGCGCGACCGATGATCGAGAACGGGTTCACGGCGGCACCTCCCAGGTGTGATCTAGGCTCGGCGGGTGGATCGGCGAGGCGCCTGAGCGCCCCGCCGCGCGGCTCAGAGGCCGGCGCAGCGCCGGCGGGCGTCGCGATAGATCAAGTCGGAGAGCCAGGCGTTCCAAGACGGGATGTAGACGTCCCGGCTCATCTCGACCTGGGTGAAGGTATGGCGGCCGTAGGTCCGCTGGGTCTCGGTGAAGACCACGTCCGAGACGTCGATGTCGCCCAGGTGCAGCGTAGCCCGCACCTTGTCGAGGGACCGGGTCCGCAGGCCGGCCGACAGCTCGCGGCTCGTGCTGACGCTGCTCGAGCCGAAGTGCACCCGCTCGGCGCCCTCGACGTGGGGCGGGTTCTCGATGCGCGGGGCGTAACCGCGCGATCCCTCGGTGCCCGGGGTGTAAGCCACCGAGATGGAGCCGTCGGCGCCGAGCCAGTGATCGATCGAGTAAGCCATGTCGATCGAGCCGTCGAAGCCGCGGCCGCCGTACTGGCTGGTGATGGTCTCGACCATCGCGGTGGTCGGGCCGTCGGTCCAGCCCACGCGGATCGAGGAGCCGCCGGCGTAACGGTCCGAGCGGACCGTGAAGGTGGTGCGCGGGAACGCGGCCTTGAGGCGGCGGCGGATGATCTTGGCGACTTCGGCGGTGTCGATGTGGCGGGTCATATCGGTGTCTCCGTCTGGAGTTGGGCGCTGCCCGTTCGATGACTTGAACATACGGCGTGCCCCGCCGAGAGGCACTAGGGAATTCACGCCTCGACGCCTGAAAGCGTGAACTTTTTTCGGGCCGCCCTGGCCCGGCTGCTCAGGATCCCCATGACGCCTTCCGAGACGATCCGGGCCCGGCTGGCCGCGGCCGGCGTGCCGTTCCGCGCCAACGACAGCATCGCGGCGCACCTCGAGCCCGGGGAGGCGGAGGCGCTGCTCGCCGAGGTCACCGAGAAGGCCGGCGCGCTCCTCGACGCGCTGGTGATCGACCGAACGGCGGACCACAACACCGCCGACACCGCGCGCCGCATGGCGAAGCTCTACCTGCGCGAGGTGTTCCGCGGCCGCTACGAGCCGGCGCCCGCGCTCACCGACTTCCCCAACGCGGCCGGCGTGGATCAGCCCTACGTGGTCGGCCCGATCTCGATCCGCTCCACCTGCTCGCACCACTTCGCCCCGATCCTCGGCCGGGCCTGGGTCGGCGTCGTCCCAGGCGAGCGGGTGATCGGGCTCTCGAAGTTCAACCGCATCGCCGACTGGGTCTTCTCGCGCCCGCAGATCCAGGAAGAGGCCGTCGTGCAGCTCGCCGACGCCCTCGAGGAGGCCGTGCGCCCTCGCGGTCTCGGCATCGTCGTCCGCGCCCGGCACCAGTGCTGTTCATGGCGCGGCGTGCGCGACGAGACCGCGATGGTCTCGACCGAGATGCGCGGCGTGTTCCGCACCGATCCATCCGCCCGGGCCGAGCTGATGGCCCTCATCGGCCAGGGAGTGACCTGCTCGTGAAGTACCGCTCGACCAAGACCTACGGCCACGAGATCGGCCTCTCGGCCGTATTCCGGCAGTGGCGCGCCGCGTCGCATTGCCGGCTGCTCCACGGCTACGCGCTCGCCGTGCACCTCGAGTTCGAGGCCTCCTCGCTCGATGGCCAGAACTGGGTGGTGGACTTCGGGTCGCTGAAGCCGATCAAGCAGTGGCTCCAGGAGACCTTCGACCACAAGCTTCTCGTCGCCCAGGACGATCCGGAACTGCCGTTCCTGCGCTCGCTGGCGGCGATCGGGCTCGCGGACGTCGTCGTGGTGCCGGCCACGGGCTGCGAGGCCTTCGCGGCGCAGATCTACGGCCACGTTGCGGGCTGGCTGCGCGAGATCGGCCAGGCGCCGCGCGTGCGGCTCGCCGAGGTGCACGTGCGCGAGCACGGCGCCAACGCGGCGAAGCTAGTCGCCTGAGTGGGAGATCTAGAATGCTGCCGTTCGACCAGGTCACCCACATTGCGGTAGCCCCACCGCCGCTCCCCGTCAGCGAGATCTTCGAGTCGATACAGGGTGAGGCATCCTTCACCGGATCGCCCGCGGTGTTCATCCGCCTGCAGGGCTGCCCGGTCGGCTGCGGTTTTTGCGACACCAAGCATACTTGGGCGGTGGATCCGGCCAACGTCGTGCCGGCGGCCGAGATGGCCGCGAAGGTCGCGGATGCGCCCACCTTCGCCCGCATGACGCCGGCGGAGATCGTCGCCCACGTGGAGGCCACAACCCGCGCCCGCCACGTCGTCATCACCGGCGGCGAGCCGGCGCTCTATCCCGCTTTATTCACCAGGGTTTGGCTGGCGACGTGTTTTGAGCTGAAGGCGAGCGGGATCGTGCGTCTGTCCTGACGCGTATGGATCTGGTTGTGCTGTCGGCGCTGGAGGGACGGGAGCGGTGTCGATGGGGCATCACGCCCCGTGGTTCAGGCTGGCGCTGGGGCGAGTGCGCCCGCGATATGGCGCAGCAAGTCGGCCTCGGGACAGGCGGCGGCGAAGGCGAGACGAACACGGGCAGTGGTCTCGTGGATGCGAGCCCCAAGCTTGAGCAGGCGCAGGCGGATCGTCGCGAACTCGGCCTTGGCCAGGCGATGGGGAGCCGGGATGGCGTCGCGCACGGTCAGCATCAGCCAATAGGCGGCGGTGTGCAGCACGAGCCGCATCTGGTTGGCGGCCGGATGCCGGCAGGAGGTGCGGTCGGAAGCGAGCTGGCCCTTATGGAGCTTGATCAGGTTCTCGGCCTGTCCGCGGGCGCAGTACAGCTCGGCGTAGAGCCATTCGGGCGTACCGGTGGCGATGTTCGTGACCACGTAGCGGATGTCGAGGCCAAGGCGGGTCGCCTCGATGCGGGCGGCGACGCGGCGGTGCTGCCGCCAGGATTTGGCTGCGTGCGTGGTCTCAGCAAAGCCGCGCACGGCATCTGTGTTGCTGAGGGCCCGCTCGACCCGGATGTGATCGGCGGTCGGCTCGACCTTGGCGGTGAGCGACTTGGTGCCGGTCAGGCCGAAGACGTAAGCGACGTCGTTGTCCTCGCACCAGTCCATCGCTTCGGGCCGCCCGTAATGGCCGTCGCCACGGATCGTGATCGCGGTCGTCGGCCAGTGTCGGCGGATCGCCCGGACCAGACGACGCAGATGGCCCCGGACTTCGCGACCCGAAGGCGTCTTGCCCGGCCGCAGGATCATCGCCACCGGGCGCGAGGTGGCGGTGTCGTAGACGTGGATGGGGAGAAAGCAGCGTTCGTCGTGGTGGGCGTTGAACAGCGACAGTTGCTGCTGGCCATGGACCACGTCGCAGGTGTCGTCGATATCCAGCGTGACAGCCGCCGGTGGCGCGGCGTAGCTGGCGCAGTAGAGGTCGACCAGCACCCGTCCGAGCCGGATCAGGTCACGCAGGCCCGGCGTGTTCTCCAGCCGCGAGACGGTGGGCTGGCTCATCAAGTCGCGTCCGCTGTCGGGTAGGCGACCACAGGCGAGCTTGAAGGCGGGATCGACGCGCAGGTGATCGAGGTCGTCGGCATCCTCGTACCCGCAGGCGATGGCCAGGATGCGCGCCAGCAGGATCTCGGGCAGAGGATGCACGATCCGGCTCGGGTCACGCCGGTCGGGGATCACCGCGGCGAGCTTCTCACCGATCTGCATCCGCCGGGCAGCCTGAGCGAGCAACAGGACGCCCCCGTCCGAGGTCAGGCGTCCGCCGTCGAAAGCAGCTGTGAGCTTCTTGCCTCGAACCGATGGAAACGCGAACGGCAGACACGTAGGATCGGACATGGCGGGCGTGGCGGGCTCGATCTGGTCTGAGGACTTGGCGTCAGCACCCAATCCCTAAGCCACATCAATGCTTTACGCTACGCTCGCCACCACAGATCCACTGCCCTCGTGAATAAGACGGGCTATGACCTGCGCCCTCTGTCCGCGGCCCTGATCAAGGCCGGGCGCTCGGTGCAGCTCGAGACCTCGGGGACAAGCGAGATCCGCATTGACCCGCGGGCCTTCGTGACGGTCTCGCCCAAGATCGGCATGCCCGGCGGCCTCAAGGTGCGTGACGACGCCCTGGCGCGCGCGGACGAGATCAAGATGCCCGTCGGCAAGCCTGCCGACGTCGAGCGCCTGCACGCGGTGGTGGATCGGCTGATGGCCGCGAAGGATCCGCGCCTCGACCGAATCCCGAAGGTGTGGCTGCAGCCGCTCTCCCAGTCCCCGAAGGCGACAGCGCTGTGCGTGGCCGCCGCGACGGCGAACGGGTGGCGCATCAGTCTGCAGACGCACAAGTATCTCGGCGTGCGATGACGAGGGGCTTCCCCCCAAGTATCGCTTGACGTAGAACACAAAACGAGAACTTCCCGCAGCGGCCCCGGCGATGAACCGGGGCCGTTTCGCATTTCAGGGACACGTCATGGGTTACCGCAATGCTCTGCCCGGCGGCTCGTCCGACCAAGGGCCGAGCCGCCACTTCCCGGCCCTCGAAGGGTGCTTCGATCCTCCCGACTACTTCGGGCTGGAGACGACGGTCGGCTTGGTCGACGTAAGTAGCACGGAGGCTCAGCGTACGGTCGGAGGCGTGAAGCTCCTCTCTGGGCTGCGGCAGAGCAACGTTCTGCGGAAGCGAAGCCGCCGACGCGTATAGTGGCCCCCGTGCGGCTCAGGCCGTGCCGGCCCGGTCTGCCGGGCCGCATGTGCAGCGCTCATGATGGGTTCCCCTGTTCGGCTCCCGCAGTCGCGGCGCGCCGCTCCCGCAGGATGGTGTTGAGCGCGTCGATCACCGCATTCTGGATAGCCACCGAGCGCCGGCGCGGGTCGGTCTCGCCGCCGGGCTGGTGCAGCGCATACACGGTCTGGGCGGCGATCTCCGCCGCGCGCACGGTCTGGCTCGACATGGTCGCAGTAGCCATGAACTCGCGCGCCGCGTGGCACGGGTCACGGAAGGCGTGGACGGCGGCATTCGGCGGATACGCCCCGGGCGTGTCGCGCTCCGGACCGGCCAGGTCCTGCCGCATGGTCTCGAACGGGTTCTCGCCGTGCTGCGCGAAGCGCTGCATGAGGCTGACGATCTGGTAGTAGGCGTCCGACTTCGTCACCCGGTGGTGCACGGCGAGCGGCTTGCCCTCGGTCAGCCAATGGTCGGCTTGACGCATCAGGATGCCGATCTGGCGGTCGAAGTAAGCGGCAACGACCGCGGCGATGCGGCGCTCGAGCGCCTCCTGGACTTCGGCCCAGCCGGCGCGCTCCTCGGAGCCTACGTGCTCCCAGGGACAGGTGCCGAAGGTCAGCGTGCGCCGCTCCTCGACCTCGCAGCGGGCCTCGTGGATCTCCCGGCCCGCGTCGGCGTCGCGCCGGCGGGCCGGAGCGCCCAGGATCTCCCGGGCCTCGGCGTTCGTCAGCTTGAGGGTGATGGTCCCGTCATCGTTGTAGCGATAGCCGCGGCCGCTGCGGTGAGCCGCGAATAGGCGTTCGCGCTCGGGTTCGAGCATCTGGCGAAGGTCGCGCATGTGATCATCCTCTCTGGCGTCCTGTGCGTGGCCCGGATCGCACCCAGGCCACGAGGCGGGACGTCAGTCGATGTGTCCGGCGAGACCGCAGAAGCCGACCCGATCACGCTCGCGCCGCGCCTTGAATTCGTCCTCGGGCTCCAGCCACCGCCCGGCCGCGTCGAAACCCGGCGGCGACCACGTGTAGCTTGCGGGCAGGTCTGCCGGCCGCTCCGGCTCGTTTATCTCGTCCCACGGAGCGTCCGAGGTCGAGGCGACGTGCGCGCGGCGCGGCTGATGGCTCGGGGTGGCCCAGCGCCAAGCCATGCAGTCGCTGGCGATGCATCGGTGGCTGCCGTGCACTTGACCATCATACAGCCGGTTTGCCGCGCAGACGGGTTCCCCGGGCTTCTCGCTGTCCGGTGTCCGCGTGAAGGGACACCACATCGCGCGGGCTTGTGTCTGGGTGTGCATGGGATCCTCTCGGGGTTCGGCCGTTCTGATCAGGCCGGCAGGCGGTTGAAGGCGGAGAACAGGTCGCGGACGATCGCGATGGTGCGGTGCGCCTCGCGCAGACGCAGCGCCCGGACGGCGGGGTGCAGGCGCCAGGACGCGGCCGCCTGCCGGCACTCACCGGCGTGGGCGAGCTCCTGCGCGGCGCGGGCCCGCAGCGGGCGGTCGGCCAGCGTGCGGATGACGATCCCGGCCGGGCGGCCAGTGACCGCCCAGCCGCCGTCGGGCAGCCGCTTCGCCTCGCGCGTGGCGAAGATCATCGCGAAGTGGCCCTGGTGGGTGAACCGCTCGGTCGCCGAGCGCGGGTCGGCGTCGCGGAGGGCGAGTTCGCGTGCAGCAGTGCGGGTGCGGCGGTGGGCGGCGTAGTATTCTGCTCGGTTCATTGTCTCGCTCCGGAGTCGGGCGTGGCCCTGGCGGGATGAAGCGTGCACCCGTGAAGGCATGCACGCGTGAACTTGCGGGTCAGCGCGCCTTCGGCGTGCCGAAATAGCGGGTGAGGCGGCCTTCCTTCTCGCGGCGCAGGCTGATCTCGGCCTTCTCGCAGGCCTTCATCGCCATGGGCAGACACGCGGTCCAGCCGACCACCTGGCACAGCTCGTCGTGCGTCGCGCCCGTGGGCCGGCAGATGGTGTCGGCGAGCAGCGCCAGCTTCGTGCCGGCGCGCAGACCATCCAGGCGCACGGCGCCGGCCGCCGGCGCAGCGGGCGGCAACGTCATCGGCGCGGTGGGCTCCGGCGGCTGGCGGGTCTCGGGCGTGATCGTCACGTCCTCGAACGCCGCGGCGTCGCTGGCGCGCTGCGCGGCGCTGCGCTCGGCCTCGGCGGCGGCCCGCGCCGCCTCCTGCCGGCCGACCGCATCGGCCTCGGCCGCCTTGCGCTGCCAGTCCGCGTCGTCCTCCTCGTCCACGGCGTTCGCCTGGACCTCTGGGACGTCGTCGGCCGGGTGTGCGTCGACCGCCCAGGTCCAGCGGCCGTCGCGCTGCACGAAGTCGAGCGTCTCAGGATTGAGGCCGAGTTGCTTGGCACCGCGGACCGCGCTGCGCTTATCGGCATAGGTCTTCCTGTTCACCATCGCTTTGTCTCCCTCGAGTCGGGCGGCGCCCGTTGCGATGGACTGACCATGCCGCAGTCCCGGCCGAGAGGCACTAGGGAAATCGCGGCCTCTACCTGAAATCTCCTCGCCCGCGATCACGGGGGCGAGCCGATCCACCCTTCAGCCCGTCTCGGGCTGGCTCGGGCGTAGAGCCCCCGCGTGGTCGCGATGCCCAGAGGACGTCCCCCATACCAGCCGACGGACAAGGCGCGCGGTCTCGTGCGCGGTCTGGCCTTGGCTGGCACGACCGAGGAGTCGATCGCCCGCATCGTCGGCATCGATCCGAAGACGCTGCGCAAATACTATCGGGACGAGCTCGACCTCGCGACCGCGCAGGCCTGCGCCAACGTCGCCCGCGCGCTCTACGAGACCGCCATCGACCGCAAGGCCGGCGTGAAGCACGTCACCGCGGCGATGTTCTTCCTTGAGTGCAAGGGCGGATGGCGGCGCAAGGAGACGCTGCCTCCAGGCGCGATCGATCCTGGCGCGCCGGGCGGCGGCGCCCCCCAGACCGTGCGCATCGAGTTCGTCGGCCCCGCCGGCGGCGAGGAACTGGGCAGCGGCCCGCTCGAGCCCGACGCCGCCGCGCCCGAACCGGCCGACGCCGAGGCCTGACACCCCCGACATCACCGAGACCGGAGTTCGCGCGGCATGTCCGGCAACGTCCAGATCCCGGCGTGCTTCCAGTTCCTCTACGATCCCCGCCCGGCCCGCTATCGCGCGGCCTTCGGCGGTCGCGGATCGGGGAAAAGCCACGCCTTCGCCCAGGCCCTCGTGATCCGCGGCGCGCAGAGCCCGCAGCGCTGGCTGTGCTGCCGCGAGATCCAGAAGTCGCTGAAGTCCTCAGTCAAGCGGCTCCTGTCGGACAAGATCAAGGGCTGCGGGCTCTCGCACCTCTACAGCGAGACCGAGACCGAGATCCGCGGCCCCAACGGCACGCTGTTCCTGTTCGAGGGCCTGCGCTCGAACCCGGACTCGGTGAAGTCCATGGAGGGGCTCGACGGCGCGTGGGTCGAGGAGGCCAACACGGTCTCGCAGCGCTCGCTCGACCTGCTGATCCCGACGGTGCGCAAGCCGGGTTCCGAGATCTGGTTCACGTGGAACCCGAAGAGCCCCAAGGACCCGGTCGACAATCTGCTGCGCGGCAAGATCAAGCCGCCGGGCTCCATGATCCGGCGGGTCAACTTCGACCTGAACCAGTTCTTCCCGGACGTGCTCCGGCGCGACCTCGACTTCGACCGCCAGCGCGATCCGGACAAGTACGCGCACGTCTGGCTGGGCGAGTACCTCAAGAACAGCGAGGCCCGGGTCTTCAAGAACTGGGTGGAGGAGGAATTCGAGACCCCGGACGACGCGGAGTTCTACTTCGGCGCGGACTGGGGCTATTCGATCGATCCTACGGTGCTCATCCGCTGCTGGATAAAGGGCCGCACGCTCCACGTCGATCAGGAGGCCTACGACCACGGTGTCGAGATCGACCACCTTCCGGCGTTCTTCGCAGGCAATGCGCCGGCCAAAGAGTGGAGTAACCCGCGCTTCTACAAGGGCGTGGCTGGCTCCTATCGCTGGCCGATCCGCGGCGACAGCGCGAACCCGCAGGCGATCTCATACCTGCGTCGGCACGGCTTCAACATCGAACCGGCGGTGAAGGGCACAGGATCCATCGAGGAAGGCGTGGAGTTCCTGCGAACCTACGACATCAAGGTGCACCCGCGTTGCCGGCACACGATCGACGAGTTGACCCTCTACAGCTTCAAGACCGACAAGCTCACCGACCGCGTGCTGCCCGTTCTCGCCGACAAGGACAACCACGTCATCGACGCGCTGCGCTACTCGATCGAGCCGCTCCGGATCGCGATGGCGTCGCAGGGCCTGCACGATCTCACCCGGCGCGAGGCGGAAGAGGCGATGGCCGCCGAGCAGCGCCTGCTCGAGACCGCGCGGCCGAAGCCGGACTATGCGGCTGGGTCGATGGAAGCCTTCATGGCCGCCCAAGGATAAGTGCGCAGCGGTGAGGAGCCAGCTTGACGCGGCTCCGACCACGACGTTCTGATCGAATTCAGGCGGAACGAAGCGAGTGCGGCAACGCGATGGAGCTGACCCTCAAACCTCTGATGGACCACTATGGGGCGGTTTCTCCGGTCGAGGGCGATCCGGATGAGCATGATTTCTGGCACATCATCTTCGTCTCCGTCTGTCTCGGCAATCTGCAGCTGTTGAACCGGCATGCTCTGCGGGAAGGATGGTCCGACGCGCAGGTCGATGAGATCATGGACCGGTATCATGCGGCCCGGCGTTCCGCGCTCAAGAAGCCGGCTGCCGGCAACAAGGGACGCGTCGCCCTCGCGGTCCTGGCCATGGCCGACATGAGCCTGTCATCCGTCCGCGAAGGAAACGATCTGGCGGCCATGACGACGCTGGCCCTCGCCGAGGACCTGATCGCGCAGATCATGTGATCGCGGCGCCCACGCCCTTCACCCATCGACGGTCTCACGCGTGAACGGGTGAAAAAGGGGCTTCCCCCCAAGTATCGCTTGACGTATAGACCAACACGCAAACATCGATCAGGCGCCGGCGGGACCACCCGCGCGGCGCCTTTCTCGTTTCGGGGTGGCGGCGTCTAGCGCCCGCCCCCATGCGCGCCTCATGGCGCGCCCGCGCTCTCACGCGCCGCATCACCCCGAATTCCCTGCCCCGCCGCCAGCCCGAGCGAGGATCCCCGCATGCCCCCAGAAGGCGGCAATCGCACGCCTCTGAGCGTGAGCGCACGGTTTTCCGGAAACTGGTCGGTGTTCTCGCCCGGACTTCCGGTCGCCCCGATCGGCAGCGAGCCGGTGCGCACCTGGGATTTCCAGGTCGGGCAGAACACGATCGTCACGCCGCGTTCCTACGAGCCGTTCGGCTTCCCGCAGTTGCGGGCGTTCTCCAACGTCGAACTGGTGCGTCTCGCCATCGAGACCCGCAAGGATCAGGTCGAGCGCTTCGACTGGTCGGTGAAGCCGCGCAAGATCCCGGGGCGGCAGCGCCACTACGACCGGGACGGCCGCATCGCCAAGGTCGAGGAGCGGCTGCGCCGCCCCGACGGCGTCACCCCGTTCGCGACGTGGCTGCGGCTCCTGCTCGAGGACCTCCTCGCCCTGGACGCCCCCGCGATCGAGCGGCGGCGCAATCTCGGCGGCGACGTCATCGGCTATGACGTGGTCGACGGCTCGACCATCAAGGCGCTGGTCGATCAGACCGGGCGCCGTCCGGTCCCGCCCGATCCGGCCTTCCAGCAGGTGATCAAGGGCGTGCCGTGGGCCGATCTCACCACGGACGACCTGATCTACTGCCCGCGCAATCCGCGGCCCGGACACCTCTACGGCCTCGGACCGGTCGAGCAGATCATCGTCACGCTGACGACGGTCATGCGTCGCCAGAGCGCGCAGCTCGCCTACTTCACCGAGGGCAACACGCCGGCCGGCATCCTGAACGCGCCCGCCGGGTGGTCGAAGGAGCACATCAAGGATTTCCAGACTTGGTTCGAGGCCAAGCTCGCGGGCAACACCGCCGAGCGCTCGAAGCTGCTCTGGGTTCCGGAGGGCACGAAGTACTCGGCCTTCAAGGAGTCGCCGATCAAGGACGAGTTCGACGAGTGGCTCGCCCGCATCGTCGCCTTCGCGTTCTCGCTGCCGCCGACCCCCTTCATCAAGCAGCTCAACCGCTCCACCGCGGAAGAGGGCGGCGCCCGGGCACTCGAGGAAGGCCTCCAGCCGATCCTGCGTTGGGTGAAGCGGCTGATCGACGGCATTATCCAAGACGACCTCGCCCATCCCGACCTTGAGTTCGTCTGGGAGGTCTCGCGCGACATCGATCCGAAGGTGCAGTCCGAGATCGACGACCGGAACCTGAAGAACGGCTCCGAGGTCATCGACGAGGTGCGCGACCGCCGCGGCCAGGACCCGCTGCCCGGCGGCGTCGGCGCGATCGCGCGGATCTACACCAACAACGGCGCCATCGACCTCGTGTCGAACGACGCGCTGACCGCGGCCTCGGTCGCCGGTGCCGCTCGCGCCGCGCAGGCGGATCCCGAGCCGGCCGGCAAGCCCGATGGCAAGGACGGTGGCGGCGCGGATGATCCGCCGAAGGGTTCGGGATCCGAGTCGGATGGCGACGCCGGGGAGGACGCAGGGAAGGACGGCCAGGAGGACGCGGAATGAGCCTCCATCGCACCGGCAACGGCGACCTCTCGGTCGGCGTCGTCCCGGAGCGCGTTCCGGTCTCCTACACCTCGGTCCCCGGCTCGCCGTTCACGCTCGGCCCGGACTGGCAGCGGGTCGCGACCACCTCGACCACGACGCGGGCCCTGCGAGTCTCGCCGCTGGCCAGCGCCGTGACCTACGACATCGAGTGGACCTCGGTGGCGGCAGGGGGCGACGCGCCCGCCGACGCGCATGGCGAGCCGATCATGGGCGGCGAGGACTTCCTCGGCGGCATTCCGCTGGGCGACATCTACCTGAAGAGCGCCACGGGGCAGATCGCGATCGTGCGCATCGGTGAGTACGCCGCGTGAGGCCGGTTCCGATCCCTCCTGCCGCGGTCGCCGCGATCCTGACCGGCGCCGGACTCGTGCCGGAACTGGCGATCGTCTCGGACGGTGATCGGCGCGTCCTGCAGGTCGGCCCGTGGCGCACCGCGGCGGTGCCCGACCCGTCCACGGTCAGCTTCGCCGGCCCGAACGGGCTCACCGACACGATCACCGAGGCCGCCGATCTGCGTGGCCCGGCGACCATCGCCACGCTCACCTCAGCCGATGATCCCAGCGCGTCCCTGACGCTCGATCCGGTCAACGGTGACGTCTTCCGCACGACCGGGACCTGACCCGATGGCCTCGACCACCACCAAGATCGGCAATCTGCGCGGGCCCGCCGGCCCGGCCGGCCCCACGGGCGCCACCGGTGCGCCGGGCGCCAACGGAGCCACCGGTCAGACCGGCGCCGCCGGCGCGCGCGGCGCCTCGGTCTTTTCCGGGAACGGCGCCCCCTCGGCCGCGATCATCGCCCAGGCGGTGGCCGGCCAGGACAGCTATCTCGACCTCGTCTCCGGCGACACCTACAGCTTCGCTTAAGCCGTGGCGAACGCAGCGACCAAGGTCGGCCGCATCGGCATCGCCCCGTTCGCGAAGGCCTACACCACCGACGCGAGCGGTCAGGTGAAGGTCTCGTTCGGCGCCCTGTTCTCGGCCGCACCCGTGGTTACGGCCACCGGGATATCGGGCGGCGACGGGCGCCCGATCATGGTCTCGATCGTGGCCGGCAGCCTGACGAAGGACGGCGTCACCCTCCAGGCCTATCGGTCGGTGGCGATGCCGGTCACGGCCACGCTGTCCCAGCTGCTCGGCTCGGACCTCCTGCCGCCCGCGGGCGCGAATGTCGGCATGCACGTCCACGCCGCTCCCGCCTCGGCCTGACGCGCCCAGCGCGAAATCCCACGATATCCGGAGGGGCGCGATGCTGCGCACGCTCTACTCCCCGCTCCTCAAGACCGAGGAGAACGACGACGGCACGCTGACCGTCGAGGGCATCGCCTCGGCCGAGACGGTCGACGCCACCGGCGAGACCGTCCTCGCGTCCGCCATGGAGGCGGCGCTGCCCGAATTCTTCGCCTACGGCACCGGCAACCTGCGCGAGATGCACCAGCTCTCGGCCGCCGGCACGGTCGACGTGGCCGAAGTGAACGACGATGGCCTGACCCGCATCTCGGCCACCGTCGTCGATCCCGTCGCGATCAAGAAGGTCCAGAGCGGGACGTACAAGGGGTTCTCGATCGGCGGGAAGGTGCTCGCCCGGGATCCGAAAGACCGCAAGGTCATCACCAAGATCAGGCTCGTCGAGATCTCGCTCGTGGATCGTCCGTGTAACCCGGACGCCAAGATCGAGGTCTGGAAGGCCGATGCAGAAGGCACCAGCATGGATCCCGAGACCGAGGGCGCCGCCGCGCCCGAGCCCGTGACGCCGCCCGTCGCGGCCCCGGCCGCCGCCACGACCGCCCCGGTCCCGGCCGCCGACGTCGCCAAGTCCGAGTCGGCCAAGTCCGAGCCGGCCGCCGTCGAGGCGCCCGCCGCCCCCGCGGTCGAGGCCGCCGCCGCGGCGGCCGCCGAGATCGCTCCGGCCGCCGTCGAGCCCCCGGCCGCCGCCGCGGTCGAGCCGACCACCGAGACCGCAGCCGAGACCGTCGTCGAGGAGGCCGCGAAGGCCGAGGTGGCGCCGGCCGCGCCCGCGCCGCTGGCGCGCGCCATGGCCGCCCTGGACGCGCTGGATGCCGCGGTCACCAAGGCCGCCGGCGGCGAGGGTCTCGCCAAGGGCATGTACACCGTCCGCTCGTTCGCGGAGGTGCTGTCCTCGATCGCCTACATCGTCTCCGACCTGAAGTCGGAAGCCGAGTTCGAGGGCGACGGCTCGCCGGTCCCGGCCAAGATGCAGGCGTGGCTCCTCGCCGGCGTGCCGCTCTTCAAGGAGATGGCCGCCGAGGAGATCGACGAGCTCGTCGCGCGCGTCACCGCCCAGAAGGCCGAGGGCGCCTCCGCGCTCAGCGCGGCCGCCGAGGCCGACGCGCTCGCCAAGGCGCAGGCGCTCGTCGCCGACGAGACCGCCGCCCTCAAGGCCCAGATCGACGAGCGGGACAGCGCGCTGGTGAAGCTCGCCGACCGCGTCGAACCCCTCGCCGCCACGGTGGACGCGCTCTCCAAGCGCCTCGCCGCCGTCGAGGCTCAGCCCGCCCCGCCGAAGACGGCCGGGGTGCTCGGCAAGGCTGCCGTGGTCTCCGTCTCCAAGGAGCAGGACTCGGCCGGCATCGCCGCTTCGGAGCCGCAGTCGGCCACGCTGACCCCGGAAGATGCTCGCAAGGCCCTCGAGGCCATGCCGGAGCAGGAGCGTGGGCATCTGCTGATGAAGGCCGCGCTGGCCATGCCGCGGCGCATCGGCGGCTAACCGCCCTCCCCCTTCGACCCGGCTCCGCCGGCCCCGTCCACCGCCCCTCACCTGGGCGGTTTTTTTGTGCCGTCAGGAACGACCCTTCATGTCCACCATCAACGACCAGAACGCGACCGCCGACCTGGTGAAGGCTTCCTTCGCCAAGCCGTCCGAGGACATCGCCCGCACCATCCTGACCGCGGCCGGTCTCGGCACCGACGAGCTCGCCAAGTCGATCACGACCGGCACCGGCCTCGTCGCCTACGACCTGCAGGCCCCGGCCAAGAACCTCTACCCGGTCGTCACCCCGCTCCGGAACCGCATCCCGCGCATCCCCGGCGGCATCGGCACCGCGACGAACTGGAAGCAGGTCAACGCGATCCTGGGCTCCGGCTTCGACAACACCGGCTGGGTGCCCGAGGGCCAGCGCTCCGGCACGATGTCCTACTCGACCTCGAACAAGTCGGCCGCCTACGCCACGCTCGGCGAGGAGGACAACGCGACCTTCGAGGCGATCAACGCCGGTCGCGGCTTCGAGGACATCCGCGCCTCGATGTCGATGCGCCTGCTCCAGAAGACCATGCTCAAGGAGGAGACCGCCATTCTCGGCGGCAACGCCTCCCTGCAGCTCGGCACCCCCGCCGCTCCGGTCCTCTCGGCCGCCGGCTCCAGCGCCACGCTCGCCGCCGCCACCTACTCGGTCATCGTCGTCGCCCTGACGCTCGAGGGCTATCGCAACTCGTCCGTCACCAACGGCGTCGCGACCAGCAAGACCGTCACCGGCGCCGACGGCAACAACTTCACGGTGTTCGGTGGCTCGTCCAACAAGTCGGCGGGCGCCACCCAGGCCGTGACCCTCGGCCAGGCCCTGTCGGCCACCGTCGCCCCGATCCAGGGCGCGATGGGCTACGCGTGGTTCGCCGGCCCGGCGGGCTCCGAGACGCTCCAGGCGATCACCCCGATCAACTCGGTGGTGTTCTCCGCGCCGCTGTCCACCGGCGGTCAGCCGGTCTCGGCCGTTACCCAGGACTGCTCGACCAACTCGACCGCCTTCGACGGTCTGGCCACCGTCGCGCTGAAGACCGGCAACGGCGCCTACGTGCGCTATCTGCCGACCGGCAACGCCGGCCAGGGCACCACGCTGACCCCGTCGGGCCGCGGCTCCTGCGTCGAGGTCGACGACATGCTCCAGAGCATGTGGGACGCCTACCAAGTGTCGCCCGACGTGCTCTACGTGAACTCCCAGGAGATCCGGAGCCTGTCGGCCGTGTGCCTGTCGAGCGGCTCCTCGCCGCTGCTCCAGTACTTCCAGAGCCCGGAGGCGGCCTACGGCCTCACCGGTGGCGGCACGATCTCGTACTACTACAACCCGTTCATGCTGAACGGCGGCCAGCGGATGCCGGTGAAGATCCACCCGCAGGTGCCCCCGGGCACGATCCTGGCGTGGTGCGAGACCCTCCCGGTCCAGTACCAGTCGAACGAGGTCCCGAACGTTGCCGAGATGAAGGTGCGTCAGGACTATTACCAGATCGACTGGCCGATCAAGACGCGCCGCCGCGAGTCGGGCGTCTACGTCGAGGAGACCCTGGCTGTTTATGCTCCGTTTGCAATGGGCGTAATCAGCAATATCGCGAAGCGCAGCTGATATTCGTTGCGGCGGGCATCTGCTCCGTTATGATCGGTTGATCTTCTGGACGCTCAACGGTCCCGCCGCGATGAACTACTGCGAACAGGGCCGATCCGGCATATACGTCATTCGCTGTGTACTCAGCGGGCGCGTCTACGTCGGGTCGGCAGTGCGAGTTAGGAAGCGTTGGGAAGCCCATCGTCGTCTTCTGAGATCGGGCAAGCATCATTCCCAGGTGCTGCAGCGGTCCTGGGACAAGTATGGTGCGGAGTCGTTCTCGTTCGAGCTGGTCGAGCCAGTTTCGGATTTGGCGATGCTGATCCCGCGCGAGCAGGCCTGGATCGATGCCCTGAGCGCTGCATGTCCGAGACGAGGCATGAACCGCTCACCGACGGCAGGGAACTGCCTCGGCGTCGTCCATTCCTTGGAGACGCGTCAGAAGCTTTCAGCGCAGCGCCGCGGTGTTCCGAAGACGGTAGCGCATCGCGCGGCCATCGGAGCGGCTCAGGTTGGAAGGATCATTCCGCCCGACCAGCGTGCGCTGCTTTCTGATGCGACCCGCCGGTTCTTCGCCGATAATGCCGGGGCCCGGGAGCGAATGCGCGAAGTCGGCCTTCGAAATGGGGCCGCTAGCAAGGGGCGTCAGGTCGATTTCGAAGAGCGGCGGATGATGTCGGAGGTCAGAAAAGCCTCCCTGACCTTTAGGACTGCGGCGATCGCGAACTTGGCGAAAGTCACACCTGAGCACCGTGCCGCCGCCGCTCTGAAGACCTCTGAGAAGCTGAAGGGCAGACCGCGTCACGACAAGCGATCGCTTTCTTTCGAGCAGGCTGAGCAAATCAGAGCCGAGAAGGCGGAGGGCTGCACGTACGCTCAGCTGTCCGCCCGATACGGACTCTCTCGGCCCACCCTGTTCTTAATCGTGAAACGCCAGACCTACGCGGCTCCCTAGCCGATCCGATAGGGGTCGGCGGCCGCCTCCTTGATGAGGACGAGATGGCCCAGAACCCCCGCAAGACGAAGCTCCGGGCCGCGCCCGGCACCACCGACGTGACCGTCGGAACCGAGACCCTGCCGATCGCCTCCGACGGCACCGTGACCGTGCCGTCGGAAGCCGTCGCCAGCCTCACTGGGGTCGGCGGCTTCGCGCTCGACCCGGTCGACATCGCCCCGCCCCCGGACGGGCACGTCGAGGTCGATCACGACGACGCCGGCGCCACTCTCTCGATCGACGGCCGCACGTTCGGCCGCGGCGAGGACGGGCGCATGTTCCTGCCGATGTCGGCCGTGCCGAGCCTGGAAGCCCACGGTTTCCGGCTGATCAGCCTGGAGCAGGTCGCCGCCAAGGCCCGGGCCGCCCTCGGGGCGCTCGAGCAGGGCGACGAAGCGGACTCCGCCGAGGACGAGCCCGACGCTCCCAACCCGGACGAGACCGATCCGCCCACCGACCCGGCGGCAGATCCGGCGCCGGCGCCCGACGCGTCCCAGCCCGACGACGCCGACTCGACCGCCGCGCCGGCGGCCTGATCCACGCCCGCCCGCGCCTCCGCGGGATCTCCGGAAGGTCTCAGCGATGCCCCTGCCCACCGGGACCTCTCCGGACGATCTCGTCGACGTCGCGACCGCACGGGCCTGGATCGGCCTGCCGCCGCTCGCCGACGGCGCCACCGACCCCGTGATGCAGCTCGCGATCACGGCAGTCTCGCAGCGGATCGCGACGTGGTGCTCGCGCACCTTCGTCCCGACGGCCGCCACCGAGGTCTATGACGGCGTCGGATCGGCCCTGCTGTGCCTGCGCCGCTTCCCGATCATCAGCCTGGACAGCGTCGTCGTCGACGGCGTCCCGGCGCCGCTGATCGAGGCAGGCAGCATGGCCTACGGCGTCTCGCACGATGGCCGGCGCACGCTGAGCTACCGCGGCGGCGAGTTCAGTCGCGGGCGCCAGAACGTGCTGATCGGCTACACGGCCGGACTCGATCCGATCCCGGCCGATATCGGCATGGCCTGCCTCGACTGGCTCGCGGCTGGCTACCTCGCGCGCGGGCGCTCGCCCGACGTGGTGGAGCGCAAGGACGGTGACTCCTCCGAGAAGTACGCCGCCTCCAGCGCGACCGTGACGATCCGGGGGCGCACCGTGCCGATGCCGGCCTCCGTCTATGCGACCCTGTCGCGAATCCAGGACAACGTGCCGGTCTGATCCGCCATGCCCCCGTTCTACTTCGAGCGGACGATCACGATCGCCCGCCCCGGGATCCGCGCCGGCATCGCGCCGGTGGGCAAGCAGGGCTACGGCGGCTCGTCCCGTGCGGACGAGGTCGTGCGCTACACCGACATCCCGGCGACGATCCAGTATTCCGCGACCGCGCGCACCACCGGCGTGCAGCTGCCCTCCGACGCGCGCGTGCTCACCGACTGGAAGATCATCGTGCCCGTCGGCTACCTGCCCGACGACGCGGTGATCGAGCGCGACATCGTCACCTCCGACCTGGGCAAGCGCTACCAGGTGCTCGCCGCGCGCCCCAGCCGCCTCGGCTTCCAGATGCGCGCCTCGCTCCTGCAGGTCTGACCGCTGGCCCGAGACGCCCCCCTTCAGGATCGACCATGGCCGACACCGTATCGCTTCGCGTGCGCTTCACGCTGCGCTGGTGGGCGCGTCCGCTCGTGCGGGCCGCGCTCATCGCCGCGCTGCTCCGCGTGCCGGTCGACATCGACCGGCTGGGGCAGCTGATCGCCACCCACGGCGCGCGCTACCACGTCGAGAGCCGCGCGGCCGACCGCGTGAGCGAGACCGCCCGTGGCTGACGAGAGCGAGGTCGAGGACGCGCTCTGCGACTTCATCGTCGCCACGTTGTACCCCGGCGGCACCGAGGGGCTGGACGCGTCCGCGCCGAGCCTCGCTGGCGCACCCGCGAAGGTCCAGCGCGGGATGCCGCTCTCCCTCGATCTCGAGGCGATGATCGCGGCCGGTGTGATCGATATCGCGGTTGCGGCGCGCAACGGCGTGGAACGGGTGACGACGCGCTATTCGCGCAAGTGGGAGATGCTGATCCCGCCTGTGCACACCATCACGGTGACGCCGCCGAGCCAGACGATCACCCTCGGCGGCACCGTCTCGGTGCCGCAGAACGTGGCTCTCGGCTGGGGGCCGCACGCGCACACGATCCATGCCGTCCAGGCCGGCGAGAGCCTCCAAGACATCGCCGCGGCGCTCGCCGCCGCCCTGGTCGCGCAGGGCGCGCCGGTCGTGGCCTCGGGCACGAGCCTCACCGTCGCGTCGGGCCCGGACCTGCGGGCGCGTGTCGGCGGCTTCGGGACGATGGCGCGGGAGCTGAAACGGCAGGACAAGTCGTTTCAGATCACGATCTTCACGCCGACGCCGGAGCTGCGCGACGACGTCGCCAAGATCATCGATCCCGCTCTGGCGAACATCAATTTCCTCACACTTCCCGACCGCACGCGAGGACTGGTCCGTTACGAGCGGACCATCGTCATCGACACGTACGAGAAGATGACGGAATACCGTCGCGATCTGTTCTTCTGGGTAGAGTACCCGACGATCACGACGATGCAGGCGCCGGAGGTGATCGCGATCGGATCGACCAGCGGGTCGGACGACACGCCTCGCCCCCAACGCTTCTTCCCCTGATCAGGAGACGCCGCATGCCCGGCATCGAACTCACCGTCCTGCACGACTTCGGCCAGTACGTCCGCGGGATGTTCATCACCGCCGAGGAGGAGATCCTGGCGGTCCTCGGTAGCGAGAACGCCAACCGCGTCACCAAGGTCGCCGCCGGCACCCACGCGGCGGCCGAAGCCGCGGTCGCCAAGGTCGAGGCCGTCGCCGCCGCCGTCGAGTCCGCGCCCGCGAAGGTCGAGGCGGCCGCGAAGGCTGCCGTGGCCGACGTGAAGGCCGCTGCGGCTGACGGCGCGAAGGCCTGATCCGATGCGGCGCACGCGCACCCGCCAGGAGCGGAGACACGTGGATCGGGGCTGCCCCGCCGAACTGCGGCGGCGCGCCTACCAGTCCCTGATGCTGGGCATCCGGCAGCAGGGCATCCTGCGCGGCGAGCGGCTCCCCGATCTCGTCGCGCGCGTCTGCCCCTCGGTTCTCTCCTTCGTGGCGCTGGAGGGCTACCGGGCCGATCTCGATCTGCCCGAGAACACGCACGAGGCCCTGTGCCGCGGCGTGATCGCCATGGAGCTGCGCCGGCTCCCCGCGGCCTGATCGGCCGTCATAGCGGCCTCGCGCCGCCCTCCTCACACCAGGCCCTCTCCAGGCCCTCAGATCCGGCCCGCCCGCGGCGCCGGACCCGCGCGCACGCGCCGACGGCTCTCGCCGTCTCGGAGTGATCCTCTTCCATGCCCCAGGTCGTCCAGCAGGGCCAGATCAACACGGCCGCGCTGTCGGTCGCGGACCTCTACGTCACGATCGTCCCGCCGCAGCTCCTCATCAACGGCGTCGCCACCAACGTCATCGGACTCGTCTGCACGGCGAGCTGGGGGCAGGTGAACGGCTCGCCCGGCATCGTCGGCAGCTATGCCAGCCACGCGCTCCAGTACGGGCCGATGCAGGCGCGCAAGTACGATGGCGGGACCGCGGTCTTCAACATCTACCAGCAGGGCAATCAGCCCGTCGTGATGGTCTCCCGCGTCACCGATGGCAGCGACGTCGCGGCCACGGTGATCGTGCAGACGAACTGCCTGACCCTCACCTCGAAGTTCACCGGTTCGCTCGCCAACAAGGACCAGGCCTCGATTGGGCCCGGCTCGGCGGTCGGAACCTTCAAGGTGGTGCTCACGCGGCCCGGCCAAGTCGGCGAGGTGTTCGACAACATCGCCGGCACCGGCAATGCCCTGTGGGTGAACATCGCCAACGCGATCAACCTCGGGCAGTTCGGCGCCCGCGGGCCGTCGAACCTGTTCATCGCCACGGCCGGCGCCGGCACGACCGCCCCGACCACGGCGGTCTACACGGCGTCCGGCGGCACCGACGGCGCCGACACCGTGACCGGCTCGACGCTGCTCGGCGTCGACAGCCTGCCGCGTTCCGGCCTCTACGCGCTGCGCGGGTCGGGCGCCCAGATCGGCATGCTGACCGATTGCGACGACTCGACCACGTGGACGGCTCAGATCGCCTACGGTCTCGGCGAGGGCACCTACATGGTGGCATGCGGGCCGTCCGGCGATACGATCAGCAACGCGGTCTCGGTGAAGGCGTCGGCCGGCATCGACAGCTACGCGCTGAAGCTGATGCTCGGCGACTGGGTCTACTTCAATGACACGACCAACGGCCAGATCCGTCTGACCTCGCCGCAAGCGTTCGTCGCCGGCCAGCTCGGCAATCTCGCGCCGAACCAGTCGACCCTGAACAAGCCGATGAACGGCATCGTCGGTACGCAGAAGTCCGTCACCGGAGTGAAATACACCAACGCCGAGCTTCAGGTGCTGGCCAATGCCGGCATCGATGTCATCTGTAACCCGATCCCGTATGGCTCGGTCTTCGGCTGCCGCAACGGGCGCAACACGTCGTCCAACGCCTCGATCCGCGGCGACAACTACACGCGTATGACCAACTTCATCGCGTTCACGATCGCATCCGGGCTCGGCAAATACGTCGGCACGCTCAACACGCCGGAGCAGCGCCTGGATGCGAAGGCGACGCTCGATCTGTTCTTCTTCAACGTCCAGCAGCAGGGCCTGATCGGCTCGCGCTCCGGGCCGGACGCGTGGAACACGGTGCTGGACGACTCCAACAACCCGGACTCGCGTACCTCGCTCGGCTACGAGCAGGCCGACGTTCAGGTGAAGTACCAGAGCGTGACCGAATTCTTCCTGGTGAACATGCAGGGCGGCCAGACCGTCACGATCACCAAGACGACGACCACGAACTGATCTCGCAGCCGGGGCGCGTCTTCGCCCCGGCCCTCAGCCCTGCCCTTCATTCCGCCACGCCCTGACGGCGCCGCCCCCCCGTGCGCGCCGCCGTCCGCGTGCGCATCTGCCAGGGATCCCCATGGCCGGAGATTTCAACACCGGGCGCGACATCACCGTCGTGATCACCGGTCCGAACGGCACCGTCACGCTCAACTACGTGACGTCGTTCGACCGCAAGCAGAACGTCACGAAGCTCAAGTCGAGCTGCATCGACGGCATCACACGTCACGAGAACATCCCGGACGACTGGAGCGGCTCGATCGGCCTCGACCGCGCCGGACGCGAGGTCGACGATCTGATCTACGCCCTCGAGGCCGGTTATTTCGCCGGTCAGAAGACCGCGAAGGGCACGATCACCGAGACGATCCAGGAGGTCGACCAGTCGATCTCCCAGTGGCGCTATGCGCCGTGCGTATTCGACCTCTCCGACGCCGGCAAGTGGGCCAAGGACTCGAAGGTCGAGCCCAAGCTCGAGTTCGCCGCGAGCCGCCGCACCCTCGTCAAGTGATCGGCAAGGCCGGCGCGCCCGCGCGCCGGCTCCCCGATCCCTTGGCAGTCCCCTGCCCTTCAACCTGCCCCAGAGAGACGCCCATGTCGAAAGTCACCGTGCGCTCCGGCGCCTCCCGAGCTGCCGCGCCCGAACTCGCCGCGCTGCCGGATGAAGAGTTCTTCGTCGACGCGAAGGGCCGCCGCATCGCCATGCGCACCCTGAGCATCCTTGATCAGATGCGCCTGCTCCGGATGCTCGGCGGCGAGAACGGGCCCTACTACACGTTCTGCATGCGTCTCGCCCGCGTTGCCTCGATCGACGGCGACCCGATCCCGGTCCCGCAGAAGGCCATCACGTTCGAGCACCTCGCCCAGCGCTTGGGTGACGCCGGCGTGATCGCGCTGACGATGCACCTCGCCGGCGGCGAGGAGGAGGACGAGGAGGCAGATCCGGTCGCCGCCAAGGCCGAGGCCGAGGCGCGGGACAAGGCGGAGCGGGCCGCCGTAAAAAACTAGTCGAGCACCCGGGCTTCATCGCCTCCGTCGCCCTGATCACCTCCGGCGTGCCGAAGGAGATCGTGTTCGGGTCGGGCCAGACCTACCCCGAACTCGAGGCCATTGAGCGCGAGGCGTGGCTCATCGCGACCGGGATCGCCCAGGGCGCGAAGTGGGACTGGAGCTCGTGGTGCTGGAAGAAGGAAGGGTGAGCGGTGTCGCGCAACTTCGCCTCGATCGGTGACTTCGTGCGCTTCATGAGCCGCCAGGTTGCGACGCTCCCGGCCGCGCAGCGGCATGCGCTGGCCGAGGGCGCCGAGATCGTCTTGGAGGAAGCAAAGAGCTACCCAGGCGAGTATCAGACCGGCTGGCCAGCGTTGGCGGAAGCCACGAAGGACCGGCGCGCGGCCGCGGGACACGCGCCCGACGAGCCTCTGAAGGTGACCGGGGAGTTGCAGGCCTCCTATCGCAGCAAGGTGTCAGACGCGCACCACGCCGCCGTCGGCTCCGACAACGACAAGGCGCTCTGGCAGGAACTCGGAACCGCGACGATCCCGCGGCGCCCCGTACTGGCCTTGGCCGGGTCCACGAAGGAAGCCGAGGTCGTTCGCACGATCGGCCACGTCATCGCCCGCCACATGGTGGGCGGATCGAACGCCTAGAGCAGTCGTCGAATTCGAGCCGTGGGGGTGCCTCTGACACCTCTGCGGCTCGTTGCGCGTTTGTGGGCCGGGTGAGCGTGAAAACGTCGACGCGTGAACGCGTGAAGGGCTTCCCCCCAAGTATCGCTTGACGTATAGACCAGATCGCGAGTTACCGATCTGAGCCGCCGGCACCGCCGCGGTCGTTCCGAAGCCCCCAGCGCAATGCGCGGGGGCTTTCGTGTTTCGGGGCTCGCGAGGCGCCCCTACCCCCGCTGTTCCCGACCGCTTCATAACGGTCGGATGAGCGCGGGGGTGGGGGAGATCGCCTCAAGGCGCGCAGCGCTGCATTTCGGTCGCGACAAGCCCGGCGGCGATGCCGAGCTTGAGCAGCGCATCGCCCGCCTCGTTCTGAGCGCCGATCAGATCCAAGATCTTCTGCTTGGTCGCACCGTCCGACCGGGCCAGCATGCCCTGGAATTCCGGGGCCTTGAGCGTCATGCGCAAGTTCAGGGCGAGGTCGCTCATCCGGCGCAGGTTCTGCTCGGCCGCGGCGCATTGGGCCGACGTCATCGGCGCCGCAGCGGCGGGCCCGATCAGCGCGATCAGCACCGCGCCCTCCACGCAAAACTTCAACATGCGACGTCTCGGAGTGTGCTGTGGCTGAGGTGTTCCGCATCCAGACCGCCCTGGAACTCGGCGGAAACCTCGCTCCGGAAACGATTAAGCTTCTCCGAACGATGGAGAAGATCGAGACGAAGGCCAAGGCGATCCCGCGCGAGCTGCGTGCATGGGAGCGACCGATCCTCGATGCCGCAAGGGCCGTTGAGCGCTTGGCCTCGGCGATGAGTCGGGTCAGCCGCGCCGGCGCGAAGCGGACCGCCCCTCAGAACGACATCGTCAAGTGGGCCTCGGCCTCCGCCAAGGAACTCGGCGCCACCAAAAAGGCGGCGCAAGGCGTCGGGAATGCCGCCCGCGGCGTCGGCCGGTCGTTCGAGTCCTGGGAAGGCAAGATCAGCAAGGCCACGCGTGCGCTGGAGCGCATGGAGCGCGTGGCCAGCAGCATGCGCATGCCCGCGATGCCAGCGGCTCCGCAGGGCGGCTATGGCCGGGGTGGATCCCAGCGCGGAAGCGGCAGCGGGGGTCACGGTGGCTCCTCAAGCCGTCGAGGCCATGGACGGCACGGGCCGGAATACCACGATGGCTCCGCGCTCGCCGGCATGGTCGGCGTGGGCGGCGGCGTGCACACGATCGAGAAAGTTCTCGAGACCGGCATCGACATGGAGCACATCGCGCTCGGCATGCGCCAGACCGGCGCGACCGACGCGCAGGTGGCCGAGGCCAAGCGAGTCTCGGAGGCGGGATCGAAGGCGTTTCCCAACCTGTCGACGCTGGAGATCTTCGAGCACATCAACGATCTGCGCGGCATCCTGGGCGACATGGACAAGGCGATCCATGAGGCGCCGGACATCCTGCCCGAGTTCTCCGCGCTCAAAGCCAAAGCGGGCAACCGCGGCGCGAAGAGCGCGGTCGGGGAAATCTACAACGCGGTCAAGTCGGCCGAGACGGCGAACGAGATCACGGCTGAGGGCGTGCAGAAGCACGTCAACTCGCTGACGCGCCTCGCGTTCTGGTACGGCGACAAGCTGAACCCGTCGCAGTATTTCTCGGCCCAGAAGGCCGGCGGCCAGATGCTCAATCTGACATCGGACCGGTTCCGGTTCGGCGCTTTCTCGGCGCTGACCCAGGAAATCGGCCAGCGCGCCGGCACCCAGTTCGGCACCTTCGCCGCCAAGGGCGTGGCCGGCCTGAAGATGACGGTTGCGGGCCTTGATCGTGCCGCCAAGTTCGGGCTGCTCGACGTCGATACGATCCAGCGCAGCAAGAACAACAGCGTCAAACCGGGTGCACAGTTCTCCGACATCGGACTGGATGGCGTAAAGTACGATCGAGCAAAAGACCCTGATCTGTGGCTCTACAAGAACGTCATCCCGAAGTTGAAAGCGGGCGGCGTCAACACGGATGACAAGGCCGAGCTCCTGCGGGAGTTGGGCCGGATTTTCACGGACAAGAACGCCTACGGCTTCCTGTTCGAGTTGGCGCAGCAGCGCACGAAGATCGACAAGGACTGGCACGGTTTCGTCGGGACCTCCGGCGATTTCCGTTCGTACCTCGGCAAGGACCCGATGGCAGCCGTTCAGGGCACCCAGGCTCAGGCCAACGCCCTGATGACCGCCCTGTCCGGTCCTGCGATCCCCGGCATCGTCGAGAACCTGGGCAAGCTGAACACCGGTCTGGCGGACGTCGCGGGCTTCTTCGAGAAGCACCCGCTCGGCGCACAGTCTGTGATGGGCACCGGTATGGGCGTCGTCGGCGGCCTCGCCACGGCCGGCGTCGTCGGACTGACCGTGATGGCGGTATCGACGCTGTCTCTGCCGGCTCTGGCGATCGGCACAGTCGCCGGTCTGACCATCGCGGCCCTGACTATCCCGTGGGATAAGATCTACGAGACCATGGGCTGGAAGCCTGGGATCGGGATGGGCGGCAAGGACGTCGGCGGCCTGAAGAGCAACGCCGAGGATGGGCTTCCCGGTGTCGGGCCTGGCGTCACACAGGCGCAGGCCGAGCGTGACCGGAAGCGCGCCGCCGGCATCCAGGGCCTCGGCAACAGCTACCAGAACGTGATCGACGCGCAGAAGCGTCTGGCCGACGCGACCGGGCGAACCGGGACCATGGCCGACTCGACTCGGCCGTTGGTGGATCGTCTGGGGAATGCCCTCCTGGAATTCGCCAAGAAGCTGATCATCACCGAGGGCGTGCTGAGCAACATCTCTTTCGGCGGAGGCGGCGGAGGTGGAGGTGGATCGGGCGGTCTGATCCAGAAGGCCAGTCTCGGCGGCGGGGGCGGCGGGCGTGACGTCCCGGACTTTGGTGGCGGAGCTGGCGGATCCGGTTCGACGGCCTTCGATGCGATCATGCGCGCTGAGGGGACGGCGGGAAAGGATCCCTACAACGTCGTGCTCGGGAACGGTAAGTACGGGCTGCCGAACAAGCCGCTCACCGAGATGACGCTGCGGGAGGCCTATGCGTTCGGACGTACGGTCCGGGCCCGGCACGGGTCGTCTTCAGCGCTGGGGGCGTTCCAGATCGTCGGACACACCATGAAGCGACACATGGGCGCCGTCGGTCTCGGCTGGGACGACAAGTTCAGTCCGGAGAACCAGCGGAAGCTGGCCCGCGATATCGCCAGAACCGAGGGGCTCGGCGCTTGGGAGGGCTTCAAATCTCACCCACACGAGCGCGCGAAGGCGAGGTCGGGCACATGGAACACGCGCCCTGATGTGCCGCCGCCGCCGAAGTCGAAGGAACTGGTCGCGCACCTCCACACCCATCTCGATGGGCGGAAGGTCGCTTCGGTCGTGACGCGTCACCAGTTCGACGCGGCCAATGGCCCGGCCACGGGCGCCAACTTCGCCGACGCCTCCGAGCTCTACCCGCAGCTCGGCTGACCCGCCCGGGTCCTCCACCACTGACGCGGCCCGCCCGGGCTCGGGGATGACCCGGCCGGGCGCGATCGGAGGCGGACCATGACGGTCACGCTCGGCGGGTTCGCCTTCCAAGACCTCGAGATCCCCGAGTCGATCAGCTGGGGCGGCCCGCATCTGCAGGCCCGCCACCAGCTGATCGGCGGCGACCGCGTGTTCGACGCCATGGGCGACGATCCGCGGCCGATCGAATGGAGTGGGATATTCCTCTACGGCGACGCCGCCGACCGCGCGCGAGAGGTCGAGGCCATGAAGGCCTCCGGAGGCGCGTTCCTCCTGACGTGGGGCTCGTTCTCGCGCCAGGTTGTGATCAAATCCTTCGACCCGGACTACCAGTTCGAGTTCCGGATCCCTTATCGGATCTGCTGCGAGGTCATTCCGGACGGAACTGGCGACGAGCCGGGTCTCGGCGACCTGCTCGCCTCCGACTTCGCCACCCTCGCCGGACTCCCGCTCGGTGATGTGGCCCTGGGCGCGCTCACAGGCGTGCAGGCGGCCATCGGCATCGCGGCAACCGCCGCCACCTCCGGCCAGCTCGTCGATGCGCCGCTCTACGCCCTTCAGACCGCAGCAGGGGCCGCGCAGGCCGCCGCAGACACCTTCCTGGGCATGCAGGCCGCCGCCGACGCCGCGCTCCCCGAGGTCGATCTCGGCGCGATCCCCGGCCTTGCCCCCGTCGAGATGGGTGCCTCGCTCCTCAGCCTCGCGGGGGCGTCTGGAACGCTGTCCGATGCGACGGTGGCCGCAGCCTACATGAGCCGGATCGCCGGCAACCTCGGACTCTACGGAGGCTGACATGCCGGTCCTGAGCCGGACGCCGCGCGGCGTCCAGACGATCTCGGTCGTCTCGGCCAACCTCTTCGTCCTCGCCGAGCAGTATCTCGGCGACGCGACGCAATGGCAGCGGATCGCTGACCTCAACAGCTTCCCCGGCACCGAGCCGGATTTCTTGGTCGCGGGGCCGACGACCCTGAAGATGCCGTCGCGGCTGGCGGGCGGCTCCGGCGCCGCGCCCGTTCCGATCGAGCAGATGCTTTTTGGCGTGAGTTCCTGATGGCATCCGGAAGCCGGAAGCCGCGCGTGCGGTTGCTCATCGATGGCCAGGCTGTGCCGTGCGTCCAGGCGAGCGTCCAGGTCTCACGCCATCCCCGGGCCGACACCTTTACCGCAGTCGCCCCCCTGGCTTCCTCGGGGCGGTCTCTCGAATACTGGTCGAACGTCGGGCCGGTCGAGTGCATCGTACAGGCCTGCAACGATGTCGATGAGGGCTGGGTCGAACTCCTGAGCGGTCAACTCGACCGCTGCGTCGTGCGCGGCGAGTTCGCCGGCGGCGTGCGCGTGGAATTGTCGGGCCGGGACAAGACGGCCAAGCTCCTCGACGCGCGGCGCACCCGGAAGGACTCGAACAAGAAGGCCTCCGACATCGTCAAGGACCTCGCGCAGCAGCACGGTCTCGACGCAGATGTCGACGAAAGCGACTCGGACGCCGGCAAGATCCACACAGACGAGACCGCCCACCTCATCGACAACGACACGGACTGGAACGTCATCTCCAGGCTCGCCGAGCGCGAGGGGGTGTTCCACTTCCTGAAGGGCAACACGCTCTATTTCAAGAAGCCCGGCAACGACGATGTTGGGTTCGGGAAGTTTCCGATCCGGTTCACGCCCCCGAGCCGAGGACGCAAGGCCCGGGGCAACGTGATGGACATCACGCTCGTCCAGAACGTGCACCTCAATCGCGGCGTGAAACAGACGGTGCGCTCCTTCCACACCCGGAAGGAGAAGAACATCTGCACGACGAAAGAGGCCCAGGCGGCCGGCTACGGCCAGCCGCTGGAGTGGATCGACCACATCCCAGGGCTTACGGACGCGCAGGTCGAGCAGGTCGCGACGAAGAAGCAACTTGAGAAGCAGCGCCACGAGATGGGGCTGCAAGTCACCATGCCCGGTGACGTCACGATCGATCCCCGGATGATGCTTGAGGTCTCGGGCACGGGATCGTCCTGGGACCAAGACTACCACATCGACACGATCAACCACTCCTTTGGCCCGCTCGAAGGTTACCTGATGACCATCGCGGGCAAGAACGCCAAGGGCGGCGAGGGTGGGGGGCAGGACAGCGGCGCGGGCGGAGGCACGCCTACGGGTGCCGCAGCGGGGGCTTCCGGCACCGTTCAGGGACCGCCGGCGCCGATCTCCGGGGCGCCGCTGCCCCCGTCCCGCCCGGCCGGACTGTGAGGCTCGCATGATCGACATGGCCCTGATCCGCGGCCTCGTGCGGCAGGAGGTCGAGCGGGTGAACGCGTCGCGCAAGCATCCGCGCGACGCGATCATCACCTCGGTTGATCCCGACACCTACTCGGCCAAGGTGCGCTTCGAGCCCCACGATCCGGACGATCCGGACAATGGCGGCTCCGGGTCCATCCCGATCCAGGCGGTTGCCACCGGCAAGGGCTTCGGGATCTTCTCGCTGCCCAAGGTCGGCGATCCCGTCCAGGTCACCTTCCGCGAGGGTGATCACATGACGGGGCAAATCCAGCAGCGCCACGCCTCGGAGCAGCATCAGCCACCGGCCGGCATGAAGGAGGGCGAGCACTGGATGGTGCATGAGAGTGGGACCGTCCTCGCTCTGAAAGCCGACGGCACGGTATTCGTAGGTGGAGCCGGCACGGTGAAGAACCGCGGCGGCAAGGACCCCGCCACCGGCAAGGACTCGCAACCAAAGGGGCAGCAGCCTCAAGCAAAGCAGTCCCTAACCATGGCTCCTGATGGGTCGCTTACCCTCGCGCACAAATCGGGCGGGACGATCACCATGAGTCCGGAAGGCAAGATCACGATCAAGCCTAAGGGGCAGGACGCAGTGATCGACGCCTCGAACATCATCCAGCAGGCCGCCAAGAAAATGATTGGGCAGGCTGGCAAGATACTGATGAACTGCGGGTGAGCGCATGCCTATCGAGATCGGACAGGCTCTGAAGCTTCTCGGCGGCGCCCCGCACCTCAAGGTCGCATCCTTCATCGCCGAAAACCTTCCGATCGCGAAGGTACTCGACAGCGGTCCGATCGGAGATCTGCTCGCGAACGTCCTGCAGAACGGCCCGGGGGCATTGATGCAAAACCCCATCGCCGCAGTGGCAGGTCAGTTGCAAGGCGCGATAGCATCAGCCGCCAACGCCCTTGGGGCTGTACCTGGCGCCGCGGGTCTCGTCTCCGCAATCACGGGCGCCAGTGGCCTGGCTGGCGCCGTCTCACGGCTGTCTGCGGCCGCTGATCTTCTCTCGGGTGTCACGATGCCTGGAGATGGTCAATTCGGGCTCCTCGACGTCGTGACGCATACCTCGATCACCGACATGCTGGGTGATGCGCTGCCGGCGAGCATGGGGCTAGATCGGGTGCTCGGTCCGCTGAACGCAGGCGCAGCTCTCGGCAGCATCGCGACGGCCCTGCCGGGCGTCATATCGAACGTGGCGAGCGGGGCGATGAGCATCGCGGATGCTACGGCGTGGGTTTCCGGCCAAAGCGCCGCGCTCGGGGCGATTTCGGAAGCCAGCGCGACCGCGCTGCAATCCGCTCAGGATGCGGCGCACGCTCTGGTCTCAGTATCCAGTGCGGCAGCACTTCTGGCGACGCCGAATGAGGCGCTGCGTGCCCTGGTGCCGATGATCGTGCAGCCCGCCTTCCTCTCGACGATGAGGGGCGCCGTCGCTAGCCACCAGGAAGTCTGAGCCGATGGCCGATCTCGATCACTTCTGGGGCAACGATCTGTCCCTTTCGCCGACTGGCGATCTCGCCAGCGTCGAGGGGCCGGCCCGCGGTGAGCAACGCATCATCCGGAGGCTATGCACGAACGGTTCGGACGCGCTCAATCAACCGGTGGGCGAGTACGTCTTCCATCCGGGTTACGGCGCCGGACTTCCCCGCGAGGTCGGCCAGCCCGGCAATCTGGGCCGGGTCGAGGGTATCGCACGCCAGCAGATGCTGAATGAGGCGGCGGTGGTGCAATCTCCGCCGCCCACCGTGTCGGCGACCGAGGACGGGCTCGGAACCCTGACGATGGGCATCACCTACACCGACTCCGAGACGCGCGAACCCCGCGAACTCTCCTTCGACATCGGGAACTAGCGCCATGGCTGCACCGCAGACGAAGCGCCACGCGACCATCGTCTCCGACTTTGCGGCGGCGGCCCAGGGCGCGAGCGCGACTCCGCTCGATTTCACGGAGGGGTCGATCTTCCTGGCGCTCGCCGAGGCAACGGCGGGGCTCGGGACGTGGCTCCAACGCCTGTATATCTACGCGCTGTCGGTGACACGGCTGGTCTCCTCGCAGGGGATCTGGGTCGACACCTTCATCGGCCCGTTCGGCATGACGCGGCTCGTCGCCTCGGCCGCGAGCGGCTTGGTGAACTTCACCCGCTTCACCAGTTCGGGCAACGTCGTCATCCCGGTCGGGACCAGGGTGGCCACCGGCGACGGAACACAGTCGTTCCAAGTCGTGGCCGATCCCACGAATGGCGCCTTCTCGCCGACGGTCGCGGCGGGCGGCGGCTATCTGCTGCTCGCCGGTGCGCTCACGGTTCCTGTTCCGGTCCAGGCCACCACGGCCGGCACGGGCGGCAACGTCATCGCCGGGGCCATCACCAAGCTGCAATCTCCGGTCACCGGGGTGACCGCGGTGGTCAACACGGCGGCCTTCACAAACGGCAAGGCGGCGGAGACCGATCCGGCAGTCAAGATCAGGTTTCCCAAGTATATCGCATCGCTATCCAAGGCGACGCGCGGCGCACTGGACTATGCGATCATGGCCCTGGGGCTGGGCCTCCAGGCGCGGTTCTTCGAATTCCAGCAACCTGGCGGCACGTCCGATCCAAACTTCAACACGGTGTTCGTCGATGACGGCTCCGGCGCGCCATCCGCGGAGCTGGTCGCGTCGGCCGCGCAGGCGGTCAACGATTACCGCGCGTTCGGCGTGCGGGTCGGCGTGTTCGGAGCCTCGCGCCTGCCTGCCGATATCCAGATGACGGTCGAGATCGACACCGCCTACGACGCCGAGAGCGTCGTGGCTGCGATCGTGGCCGCGCTCACCCTCTACATCAACGGCCTCGGGTTCGGCGCCCCGCTCCGATACACCCGTCTGGAGCAGATCGCCTATAATACGTCGCCCGCCGTCACCAACGTGACCGGCGTGTCGTTGAACGGCGGGAAGGTCGATCTCGTGCCCACCCTCGGGCAGACGATCAAGACGAACAACGTCGTCGTGAACCCGGCCGTGTGAGGGCGACATGGCTGATCCGAACATGCCGATCCGCCTGCGCGGGCTTCTGCCCGCCTCGTGGTTCTCCGACGGCCCGACACCGGTTCTGGATACGGTGCTGGCCGGCCTCGGCGCCCCCCTGGCCTGGGCCTACAGTCTGTACGCCTTCGTGTTGGCCCAGGCGCGCCTCCGTACGTCGAGCGGCGTCTTCCTGGACCTCTTCGCGCTCGACTTCTTCGGCACACGCTTCCCCCGCCGCCCCGCGGAAAGCGACCCGAACTATGAGGCGCGCATCGAAGCCGAACTCGTCCGCCCGCGCGCGACGCGTGCGGCCATGATGCAGGCGCTCACCGATCTCACCGGACGGCCGCCGGTCCTGCGAGAACTGTGGAACACCGCAGATGTCGGGGCCTACAACACGCCGACGAGGGCCTATGCCGGCGGACTCGCGGTGGCGCCGCGCGTCACCGGGTATGGGATCTCGATCGGCGGTTATGGGCGCGGGCGCATCGGCTACGGCGTGCGCTCCCAGGCTGCGGGCACCTCGGCCGGAGCCGGCCGCTACGGCTCGCTGTCATTCCCGAACCAAGTGTTCATCACGGCTTATCGTCCGCAGCGTATCTCGCTGCGCTACCGCTCCGGCTACGGGGCGCCCCGTGGCGGATACGGACGCGGTCGCCTCGCCTACACCTCGCTGAGCGAGACCGAGAGCGCCGTCTCCGACGCCGACATCCTGGCCACCGTCGCCGCCACCAAGGCGGAGGGCATCACGGCCTGGGTCCGCATCACCGACTGATCCCCCTTTCTCGCGACCGCCACCGACCCCGCCAGCGCGCGGGCGTGCGGACGCGCGCCCAAAGAGGTCCCCATGACCGATCGCGTGACCGTCTACGCCGATGCGATCCCGCTCGAGACCGATCTCCTTCGCGCCGGCCAGTACGCCATGGTCGGCGACGCAAAGCTGGCCGAGGCCATGCTCGGCACCGCCACCGTCGTCAGCGGATTCACCCTGACGCCCACCGCTCCGGCCTCGCTGGCCGCCGTTCTCGGGCCGGGACAGGTCTACCAGCAGGAGAACCTGGAGGCCTCGCCGTGGTCCTCCATGCCGGCCGATACGCACACCATCGTCAAGCAAGGGCTGCTCCTCGACGCGGTCAACCTGACCTTCACGCCGCCCACGACCGTCGGCTACGCACAGGCCTTCCTCGTTGAGGTGCAGTACTCCGAGGCTGACACCAACCCGGTGGTGTACCCCTATTTCAACGCCTCCAATCCGGACGTGCAATACAACGGTCCGGACAACAGCGGTTCGGCTCAGAGTTCGACGCGCAAGGGGGTCGTCGCCTACCAGATCAAGGCGGGCGTCGCCGCCACCGCGGGAACGCAGGCGTCCCCGACCCCGGATCCGGGTTGGGCGGGCCTCTTCGTGGTCACGCTGGCGCAGGGCGCCACTTCGATCACCCAGGGCAACATCGCCCCCTATGCCTTCGCCCCGTTTCTCCCGGCGACGCTGCCGCAGGTTCCGGCCGCCGTGCAGTCGGGCAAGTGGACTTATGCCGAGGACAGCGGCACGGCCGACAACTACGTCGTCACGCTCACTCCGAACGCGGGGGCGCCCATCAAGGGGCAGCGGATCTTCGTCAAATTCGCCAACTCGAACATGACGACGAGCCCGGTCATCAACTTCAACGGTGCCGGGAACCAGCTCCTTCTGCGCAAGGATGGCACGGCGCCCGCGGTCGGCGACGTCCCGGTCGGGTGGCAGGAGGTGTTCTGCGACGGCACCGCGATCCGCTTCGCCAGCGTGGCCAAGAGCGATTATTCGCTCATCATCAACGCCACGACCATCAACCAGATCTCCGCGGCGCTGGAAAGCAACATCAAGACGACGGTGTTCAGCGCCGCGCAGAACACGAATATGTCCAACGGCGCGGCGACATCTCTCGTCTTCACGGACGCCAGCACGGCGGACTTCACCAACAACGGCGCCGGTGTCTTCACCTGCCAGACGCCCGGCGCGTACAACATCTCGATCAGCTCGACGATCAGCACCAACCTGAGCCAGTCCGGCTCGAACGACGTGTTCGTGCGCATCTATGTGAACGGGCAGAGCGCGGCGTTCAACAAGTCGCCCTACTACGCGGCCGGCGCCGCCACCTACGATGAATACGTGCTCGCCAACCTCACGGCCGGCATCCTCCGGCTGAACGTGGGCGACCAGATCGTCTTCGGTGGGGGCGTGACAGTCCCGTCCGGCTTCAACAGCGCCGTCGCCAAGGGCTTCGTCGCCGTCTTCACGCGTCTGTTCTGAGGGTCTGCCATGAACCCCTTCATGTACTATGCCGAAGCTCACGGCATGGACATCGCCTCCTTCTCGAAGGCGGCCGGTTTCCTGAATGTCGGCGGGACTTGGTCGGTCACCGAATGGGATTGGTCGGCCCTCGGCACCCCTCCGTCCGCGGAGGACCTCGCCAAGGTCGCCGCGCTCCCTGAGCCGGCTCCGACGTCGGCGCAACTCGTCGCCTACGCGGAGGCAAAACAGGCCTCCCTGGTGAGTGGCGGGTTCTCGTTCAACATCGCCGCGCCCGGGCAGCCGGAGAACGTCATCCTCGCGGACACCGATCTCAGCGGCCGGACCAACCTCAACGGCCTCGTCGATCTCGCCAAGCTCGATGACGGTTTCACGTCGGTATGGGTCCAGGGAGGCAAGGGCGTCACCGTGACCGCGCCCGAGATCATCGCCCTCGGCGTCGCGGTCGGCAAGTTCGTCGTGGCGACCTACCAGACGCTCGCCGCCGTCTTCGCCGGCATCTCGGGCGGCTCGATCACGACGATCGCGCAGATCGACGCCGCGTCCTGGCCGAGCAACACGGGGGCGTCGGCCTAAAACCCGCCCGACCGTCCAACCCCTTCCACACAGAGGGGGCTGCGGGGAGAACCTTGCATGACGTCCATCCTACAGCTCCCGCTGCTGCAGGTCGCGATCGAGACGGCGACCAACGAGGATTGGCGGGACGGGATCGCCTTCGCCACGGCGTCCGAAGCCGAGATGTACGCCGCACCCGGCAACACCGGCACCGCTACGCTCACGGCACTGTCGGTTCAACCCGGCGCGTCCGTGGGCGTCCATGCCGTGGCGATGAGCGACGCGGCCAACTTCCAGGTCTCGGATCCGGATGGGTTCGTGCTCGGATCTGGAGTCGTGGGCGTCCCGTTCAGCCGTTCCGGTCTGAGCTTCACGCTCCAGAGCAGCGGCGCGGCCTTCGTCGGCGGGGACACGCTCTACATCGCGGTCCTGCCTGGTCCGATCGATCTCACCGGTCTGACCTTCCGCCTCCAGATCCGGACGGCGCCCGAGCAGACGCGCCTGTTCATGGACGTTTCGACAGCGGCCGGAACGATCATCAACGGCGGCGTATCCGGCGTTCTGGGTCTGTCGGTGGAATCCGCTGTGATGAGCGGGCTGCCGCCCGGAGCGTATGTCTTCGACATCGTAGCCAGTGGCGACGGAGTGGATCGGCGGTGCGTCACCGGCACGATCAACCACGTCACCGGCGTGACCCGCGCGGCCGCATGAGGTCGCCATGACGTTCACGCCCCATCTCGTTCGACCGATCCCCAACGCGCCGCGACAGGCCGCGACCACGGGGGCGTCCGCGCCGGTCCCCGCCCCGATCCCCACAGTCGAGGTTCCCGCACGTATCCAGCCAGGCGGCCTGATCGCCGGTCCGGCAGGCGTGGCAGGTCCCGCGGGAGCGCCGGGTACGCAAGGATCGGCTGGACCGGCCGGGCCGGCCGGCCCCGAGGGGCCGGCGGGGCCGGCCGGACCGCAGGGCCCGAAGGGTGACCCAGGCGACACCGTCGCGACGATCGACGGAGGATTTTTCTGACCATGGCGACGATCAAGCTCAAGCGCCGCACGTCGGGCGTGGCCGGATCTCCGTCCGCGCTGGCCTCCGGCGAGGTCGCGTTCAACGAGGCCGGTTCGGACCTCAATCTCTACTACGGATCCGGGGACAACGGATCCGGCAACGCCACGAGCATCATCGCCATCGGCGGGTTCGGCTCGGCTTGGCTCGCCAAGACGACGGCGCTGCGCCTCGACCAATTCGCGGCCGCGACCGCGCCGCTGACCGGCGTCGATCCGACTTTGCCGGGGCATCTCGCGACCAAGAACTACGTCGACAACGCGATCCAGGGGCTGGATCCGAAGGCCTCGGTCCAGTTCGCCACGTACCAAGCTGCGCTGCCCACCTACACGGTGAGCGGCATGACCCTGACCGCTTCGGCGAACGGGGCGTTGACGGTCGATGGCGGGACGCCAGGCGTGGGCCAGCGCGTGCTGGTGAAGGATGAGGCGACGCAGGCCAATAACGGCATCTACGTCGTCACCGCCACCGGCAGTTCGACGGCGCCGTGGGTTCTGACCCGCGCGCCCGATTTCAACACGTGGGCTGAGATCCCAAGCGCATTCACCTTCGTCGAGCAGGGCGCGAACAACGCCGACACCGGTTGGCTGTGCTCGGCCGATCAGGGCGGATCGGTCGGCACAACGGCGATCACGTGGGTGCAGTTCTCCTCAGCCGGCATCGTGACGGCTGGAGTGGGTCTCGCGAAGACGGGCAATACGCTTTCCGTCGCGGCCGATACGGGCATCTCCGTGTCGGCCGCAGGCGTCCGGATCTCCGCCACCTATATCGGCCAAGCCTCGATCACGACGCTCGGCACGATCACGGCCGGCACATGGAATGGGACGGCGATCGGAGCGCCCTACGGTGGAACGGGGCTCACGGCAGCTGTCAACGGTCTGCTCAAGGGCAACGGGACCACCTACGCGGCGGCAGTCGCGGGGACCGACTATCTCGGGCCCTCCGGCGGGACGACCGTCACAACGGTCGGGACGATCGGCACCGGCACGTGGAATGGATCCGCGATCAGCCTCGCCTACGGCGGGTCTGGCGCCGATCTGAGCGCCGCGGCCGACGGCGCGATCTTCAAGAAGTCGGGAACCACCCTCGTCGCCGCGGTCGTGGGAACAGACTTCTTGGCTCCCTCATCCGTAATCGATGGCGGGACCTTCTAATGACGATCACGGCTCTCAGCGTCATCCGTCGCGACCCGACGCAGGTCAGCGCGTCCGGATTGATCGCCGGCGCGACGGGGGCTCCCGGCGCGCCAGGAACCCCGGGTGCGGCCGGCCCGGCCGGGCCGCAAGGGCCGCCCGGCGCTCCAGGCGTTGACGGACTGCCCGGCGCCATGGGGGCTCCCGGTATCCCTGGATCTCCCGGCCGCGGCGTCTCCAGCGTGTCGGTCGATAACAACGGCCACCTCATCGTGACGTTCAGCGACGGCGCGCAGGCAGACGCGGGCGCGCTGCCGGCCACGGGTTCTGGCGCCGTGGACGGCGGCGACTTCTAGCCTTCGGGCCACCCAGTCGCACTCATCCCCCCCCCTCGGTTTTCCCGCGTGCCTCCGTCCGGACAGCCGGGCGCGTCCGTGCGCGTGCGTCTGCTCCGCGTGAGAGATTATGGCCAACACCATCCGGCTCCGCCGGTCGAGCACCGCTGGAAACACCCCTTCATCGCTGCAGGACGGCGAGGTCGCCATCCAGCAGGCCGACGGCATCTTCTTCTGGCGCGACTCGGCTAGCGCGGTTCGGCGAATGCTGTTCCCGAAGCGGTCGCCGGTCTCCGATGCCGCCTACACCATCAAGGCGACGGACACCTACATCGCGATCTCCAGCCTCACGACGGGCCGGTCCTTCGCGTTGCCGCCAGCTTCCGCTTACGCGCCTGGGCAGGTCCTGAAGATCTGGGACGAGTCCGGATCCTGCGGAGCGAGCGCGCCCGTCACGCTCACCCCGTCCGGGTCGGACACGATCAACGCCACGACCAGCTACGTCATCCAGAACCCGTACGCGATCGTGCTCCTGTCGAGCGACGGCAGTTCGAAATGGCGGGCGATCAATCTCCTCGGCATCGGGGGGGACGCGTCGAAGGCCACGGTTCAGCCGACGCTCACTTCCGCGATCTCCCGCCTGTTGTCGGATCGCGCCGGCGATGTCGTCAACGTGAGGGATTTCGGGGCCATCGGCAACGGTTCGGCCGACGACACCGCGAAGATCCAGGCCGCGGCCAATGCCGCGATCGCGACCGGCAAGGCGCTGTATTTCCCCGCCGGGCTGTATCTCATCAGCAGCACGATCAGGCTGTCCGGTGTGATGAACATCTACGGGGATGGCGAGGGAACGACGACCGTCGTCACGACCGCGAACGACGCTGTATTCACGTGGGATTTCGGAACTTCGGGCGGCGAGAACTTCTCGATGCAGGACATGCGCCTGCTTGGCCAATACTCCAGCGGCGCCGCAACGAGCAGTTCTGCCGGCATCACCTTCACGGGCTCTGGGTATATCCAATACGGTCGGTTCAAAAACCTGACGGTCCAGAGCCTTAATTATGGCTTTGTCAATAACGTTAGCACGCGCGTCACGTCGTTCGGCAACGAAAACAACATGAATTGGATCGCCTGGGACAATATCAATCTCCGGGCGGGATCGATCACCATGACATATGGCTGGTTCTCGGCCAAGGGATCGGGCACGGGCAACACGTTCGTCCACATCAAGAGCGGCGGTGTCACCGGGTCGGTCCTGCGCTTTCAGGCCAACAGCCTGAATTCCTCCGATACGGTGGTCGTCGGAGACATTGTCGTGCTCTCGGGCCACTTCGGCAGCGTCGACAGCGTCATCTCGGTCGGGCCGAACACGAACTATCGATCCAACATCGGTATCGTCGGCTCTCAGCTCGACGCTGGCGTCAACCGGCCGTTCGATTTCGATACCGACATCTCCAGCGTCCGGTTCGCCCGCATCCTCTATATGGGGAACAACAGCGGCGGCGGCGTCGATATCACACTCAATCTTCCGCCGCTGGTCAACAGCGTCATCCAAGATCAGCTCGTCAGCGAGTCGTCGGCCGGCCAATACTGGCAGGGCAACGTCACGGCCATGAGCGGATCGAATTACTATACGGCCGCCGTCGTATCGGTCACGATCCTGCCATATCAGCTGGCGGCCGGGTCTGGCGCATGGTCTGCCACAGTTCTGGATCTCACCGCGGTCGGCGTTGCCGCAGGACTTGGAGCCATCGCGAGTTTCGCGAAGTATGCGATCAATCTGAACAACGGAACCGTGACCGTCACGCAATTGCAGGCGACGCAGAAGAACTCGAACGGGCTGGATTTTACGTATTCCATCTCCGGCTCGACGGTTAAATTCTTTCTGCTTTTCCCGCAGTCTGCGTCTGGAGCCAGCTACGCGGACGTCCAGGCCCGCTGCCGCGGCGGAACGCACGTCCTCAAGCGCATCTCCTCGTAAGCGCTCCGCCTCCCCTGGCCCGTCCCGCTCCGGGACGGGTCCTCGTTCAAAACCCAGAGTTCCCGATGTCCCTGCGCTCTCTCGCGCGGGCTGCCCTCGCTTGCCTTGTGCTCGCGGGACCGGCCGCGCTCGCACCAGCCCACGCCGAGGTCGGGAAGGCCTCCTTCTATGGATACGAGACGAGCCGTCGTGGCGCCCTGCGCGCGGATGGCTATGCCTTCGATCCGGAG